ATTTTTTGTTGATGAGCAAAAGAATCATCAATATCTTTATGAACTTCAGAGTTCTTACCAATAACAGTATCAAGATTTACTTGAGGAACCTCAATATAAACATTTTCATATCCATCGTTACCCACAAGGTCACGAATCTTATCTTCCAAAGACTCTGCAGTGCGAACTTCAGGTTCTTCTTTTTCCCCAGAAGATTTTACAGGAGTTTCATCACCTTGAGCAGTGCCGCCATAGGACTCAGAAGACTCTTTTTTGGAGGAGTTATCACTCTCACCTTCTTGCTCAGAAGAGGAGTCATTAGTCTCTACAAAATCGCTTGCAGGAGACTGCGAGTTCCCTTGAGTTTCTTGCGAATCAAAGTCAGCAACCTTCTGCTGTTGTTCCTTTTCTTTTTTACAATACTTATAAAGTTCTTCAGCAGCAATCAATGTATCTGCAAAACTTTCACAAGCATCAATGATATTAATGATTTCTTTTTCCTCTGGAGCAAAATCAAGAGTCAAAAAGTTACCAACTTTAAAATAAAGGTTAGCACGATCGGCAAGATTAAAAGTAGAAATATCTTCTTCTTTAAGTTGAAAGAAATCTTCTTCGTTCAGTTCCTTATAACCATTGAAGAAAGTCTTAGCAAGTCCAGCATACTTACGCTTCATCAGTTTCTCAATGCGGGCATCTTCTACCACATTCACAAACTGCTGAGGAACCTTTGCAGTCTCAGTCCAATCTTCATCAGGAGTGAAGAGAGCATGACCCACCTCATGACCCACCAGAAGGTCATACACAAGACCACTTGCCTTTTCCCACAAAGGAAGGGTGAGAACACGAGTATGAACATTGAAGCACGCTGTAGGAACTTTCTTGTGCTCCACTACAAGGTCTTCAGTGGCAAGCAGTTTGGCAAGTTGGGATTTGATTTCGTGAGAGACTGCCATTGGATTTGTTTCGTATGAGACCATCATAAAACGAAAGGTCGCCTTTTGGGCGACCCATGTGACGCTTTTTGAACTGGGCGAGTCGTGCTTTCGCTTGCCTCAGTGCTTGCGGTTTAAGTTTTCGTTTCTGTTCTTTCTTGGAATGGTGCTTCCAGTTTGGGACTTGCATTGTTCTTGAGTGGTTCAGACCACCATACGCGAAAAACCTTTTACTTTCTCAAACTTTATGACACTTTCAAATCTGTCCTCAAGACCTGTCTTATGAGAGATAACAAAAATGTTTGCGTCTTTAATCACATAACGAATAATCTTAAGGAACTCTTCAGTTCCAAATCCATCAAGTGAAGAATCAAACACCTCATCCATAATCAAAAGATTTGTATTGACGGAGTTCTTCATTCTTGCAACTTCTCTCCATGTGAAGAGTAGAGCAAGGTCAATTCTCATTTTCTCTCCTTCACTAAAGGAAGCATAAGAGAAATCTTCGTGAATAGGTGACTGGACGGTTTCGTTAAACTCCTCATCAAGTGTAAAGTTAATGTAGAAGTCCATCATCTGCAAATAGCGATTAACTTGCTGATTGATGAGAGGCAAATACTTCTTGATGATTTTGGATTTTACTCCACCGTCTTTAAGTAAACTATACGAAAAATCGTAATAGTTGATTGTGTCTTTTTTAGAAGCGAGGTCGTCGTATGTAGTTTTTAAGTTGTCTCTGAAGGATTCTAACTTCTCATGTTCAGAATTTCGGTTTGCAAGGTTCTCGGTAAGAACTTGAATTTCTGATTCAAGATTTCGGATTTGTCTCCGCAATCCATTAATCTTAATATTGTTTTGAGAAATGCCATTCGTTAATTTTGAAATCTCCTTCGACAGAGTATTGAATTGACGCTCTCGCTCCTCTTCCTCTTTAATTGCCTCCTCTAGTTCTTTATACCCAGATTGCAACTCCTTTGCTTTAGATTGAGCGTCGTTAATTCTATTTATTCTGAAGGTCTCTTCAATGGATTGAGTGCAGGTGGGGCATACCGTATTCTCTGTGAAGAACTTATGCTCTTTAGTAATGGTAGATACTTTTTGTGAGATTTTACCTTTCAAGTTTCCCAACTTACGAAGTTTATCAGCATATCCAACTAACTTATCTTGCTCTCTAATATACTCATAAAGAGGTTCTTCTAAAGAACCATTTTCATCCATATGTTGTTGAATTTCTTTATCTAAATCGGAAATTTTCCGATTATTGTTATCAATACTTTCTTTTCCGCGATTCTCAAGTTCTTCGATAAACTCTTGTTGCATCTTAACCTTATCGAGCAAAGATTCTTTCTTTAAGTCAAGAACTTTAATATCTTCTTTTGCCTGACGAATCTTTTCTTTAATTACCGCGTTCATTGAAGAGAAAATCTTAATATCAAGAAGATCTTCAATCACTTCACGACGATGAGCAGCAGAAAGTTGCATGAAAGGAACAAAAGTACTGGAACCCAAAATTACAATTTGAGTAAAAGACTTGTAGTTCATTTTAAGAACAGTCTGTTCAAACCACTTTTGTTGGTCTAGAGCAGCTGAAGACTGGTCTAAAGGAGTATCATTTCTCCAAATCTCAAACAGTGCCGGTTTTATTCCTCTTACAACTTTCCAATCAGTGTTTCCAATTGAAAACTCAACTTCAACTCTACAATCCTTCTCATTTACAGAGTTGATTAGTTGTGGTTTATTAATCTTACGAAATGGTTTTCCAAATAAAGAAAATGTAAGTGCATCCAAAACGGTGCTTTTTCCAGCTCCGTTTGTGCCGACGATTAGATTAGTTTTATTTTCAGTAAAATCAACTTCCGTATATTGATTTCCAGTACTTAAGAAGTTTTTCCATCTAATAGTTTTAAATAAAATCATGTTCAGTGTTTGGAGGAATTACAATATCATCAGGAGTAATAACAGTATACTGGTATCCATGCATTTCGCAAGTTTTTACCATTACTTCATCTTCAATTTCAATTACATGCATTTCTGGAAATCCATCTTCCTCTAGCATCATAGCATATCGAGTAGCATCATCTTCTTCCTGAAAGAGATATAAAATGTGTTCTCCTTCATCGTCAATTACAGAATATGCACCCTCAGTTTCTTTGCCATTAATTGTTAAGATAAACATTTAAATTAACTCACAAGCCTCTTGATATATTTCTTGCATCATTTTTTGAATGATTGATTTATCAAGATTTATTTCAGCCTCCTGAATATATCTATTCAGAATGGAGATAGTGTCTTCACTTTCGAATGCTTCAAACTCTACAGGTTCCTGAATATCGAAGTTCTCAATAATTTTGAGTTCTGCAATATTTGAAGCGTAAAGTTTATCAACAAATTTTTCAAACTTCTTAGTGTCTGATTTCTTACGAACAACAACTTTTACAATCTTATTTTCATACTCGCGAGTATCAAATGTTTGATAATTTGTATCCTCATAATAAATGTTATGAAACATCTTATAAGGATTATTGATTGGAGTATGTTCTAAAGTTTCTGTATCAAAGATAGTAAATCCACGAGTATCATTTACATCTGTCCAGTAAATCTCATAAGGATTTCCCAAGTAGAAAACAGTTCCATTATCAGAACGAGTGTGGTAATGACCAGAAAATACCTTAGAGAAGTCCTTAAAAAGATTTGCTTCCAGTCCATGTTCCATAATGATTTGACGGTTTACACGAAAACCTTGGAACTCAAGATGACCCATGGCAACTTTTGCCTTTGTTTTCTTAATCATTTTAAGTGACTGCTCTTCATTTTCCACGCAAATCCAAGGAAGGAGAAGAACATCAAGATTTCCAACCTTGATTTCTGTTGGTGAAGAATATGTTTGAATATTAGGATAATCTTTCAACAGAAGTTGAGGTGAATTTGTGTTGTTGGTATTTTTATAATAACTATCATGATTACCAACAATCATATGGACATGATATTTTTTGAGTGGTTCAAATACTACTCGTTTTGCCCACTCTAAACTTTGATAATCAATTGACTTTCTACTATCAAAAGCATCACCCATGTGAATAACTGTATCAATCCCGTACTGTTCCAGCGTCGGGAAAAACACATTCTTATAAAAAAGTTCAAAATAATCATGAAAAAGTTTTGAACCTTTTCTTGCACCGTAGTGAGTGTCTGTAATAATAGCGACTTTCATTCAATAACGAAGTTTGGAGTGGACACCATCTTTGATGCTATTATAATCGGAATAGTTCCCGCCGTCAATAGTGTTGTCGTCAGCAAACACTTCAGAAAATCCAGAGCGTTCAAGGATTTTGTTTTTGATTTCCAGTTGACGCTTCTCTCTTTGAATACGGCGAAGGAATGCGTAGTGAATGATTTGAGTAAAGTATGCAAAAGGATTTTGTGATTTCTCTGGATTGAAATTGTGAATGTACTGAACGCAGTTTTCAATACCGTCAGAAATCATATCTTCCTTGAACATGTAGTTCACGAAGTTTGGTTTGAAGGAAAGATGATTAGCGATCTTCAGAAAACACTCTCCAATGTAGCGAGGAATGGGAGGTTTTGGTTTATTCTGTAGAAGAGCGATTTCTTTATCTTCTCTATACTTAATGAGAGCAGCAAGAAACTCTTTGTTGTTTACGTAATGCTCTGACCTCTTTCTCTTGGTCATAACTGCTGTGGTTATCATAAGTTTTTATCATTATTATGTATAGATTATACCATTTATGCAAATGCTTGACAAGGTATCCAAATACCTGTACAATAACCTTTGTCGGGGTTGATAAGTTATATCTTAGCTATTTTTATAAAGCTTCTCTAATATCTCTTTAGCATCGTTGACATTGGCAAGGTATCCCATTCTACGATTAAGTTTTGATTGATTCGTACCATCCTTACTTGAGTGGCGGACATAGGACTGGTACATCATGATCATTTCAATATCAGAAGATTCTGAAAGAGTGAGTACGTCTTCTAGATTAATTATAAACATATCTTCTTTGGTTGTTTTCAACCATGGTTCCAGTTTATATCCAACAACACTAGTTCTATTTTTGATTTCACAAATAGTAATTGGATTTGAAATGATTAATATTGTCCTATCTTCTTCTTCGGAAGCTGCTACTTTGGCAAAGATTTCTTCGCCTGTTTTTAACTTGATTGTGCAGTAAAAATCATCTTCTATCATTTTTTCTTAAGTTGTATGGTGATTATTTCATAGTTAAAATTTTCTTCATTATAGATTTTAATTCTTTCAATGAGGTGATTCAGAGTATAATTTTTTCTTGAGTTATAAGTGCAGTCGTCTGAAATATCATAAAGTATTGCTTTTGTTTTGTTAGTTCCTTTTCTTAGTACTCTTCCAATACTTTGTAAATTTCTAATTCTTGATTTGCTTGGAGAGGCAAATATAACATTATGAAGATTTTTGATATTGATGCCAGTACTGAAAGTTCCGTAGGATGCTACGATTATGGCATTGTCTTCTCTTTCTGTAATTTCCCTAACTAATTCCCTCTCTTCAGTATCAACTCCACCATGAATAAAAAATACTTTACGATCATTTCGCTTGTTAGTATTTATCTTTTCGTATAAAATTGCACCATGAGCTTCTACTCGTGAAAACAGAACAAGAGTGTTACCTTTTAAATCTAAAGAAAGATTTGTAATAAATTTATTTCTTTGGTCATGAGATATTAAGTATTGTATCTCATCTTCATAGGTTTCAAATTTTTGTGGAGCATGTTTGAGGACAAGGCAGCGAATATCTAATTGAGAAATATGTCCTTGCTGCATCAACTCATAAGTTCTAGTAACTTTATATGAAGGTCCAAAAAGTCCTTCAAGAACCCATTTGTGTGTTTGAGTTCCATCAAGAGTTCCAGTAAAACCAAAACGATATTTTGCATGATGAAGTTTGGTCATGATATCGACAAGAGATTTGCTCTTGAATAAGTGAGCTTCATCCCCTATGATTACGCCATAATCTTCAAAGAATGGGCGTTCTAGTTTATAGATAGATTGCCAGGTAGTGATAGTGACAGAATGTTTATTTGTCTTCTCTCTACCAGAATAAATTTTGTGACAGTATGACTCAGCATCCCAACCATAGTCTTCAAAATCCTTGTACATCTGCTCTACAAGAGATGTCGTTGGAACAACTAAAAGAATTTTTTGTCCTTTATCTACATAATACCTTACAAGGGAATAAATCATTAAGGATTTACCTGAGGCTGTGGGTGATATCAGCAATTTTCTATTATGCCTTAGAGCATCGTATACTCCCTCTATTTGATAGTCTCTTGGAGAATGAGAACAAATAGATTGCATATAATCTTTTACACCTTCATATGAGATGCCCTCGTTAATTTCAAAAGGCAATCCATAGAATTTATTTTCTTTAAACTCATAGGTGTAATTATGCAGTTTTAGTTTGTCGATAATTTTATCTAACAAACCAGCATATATTTCTCCAGTATGAGTACTTAACAATCGAATCTTGCCGTCCCAGTGCCTGCTTCTATACTGGGACATGAATTTCGCAGATTCAACTTCAAAAGTAAAATATGGTTGAAGTTCGTACAAAATATGAGGTTCACAATGTAGCTTAATGTAAACCTCATTTTTCTTTTCAATGATTACATCACTCATAGCATTAATATTGCTATGATTATTTATTTACCCAAGTCCAGCGTTAAATCTCATAAATTCAATTGCATTTTTAATTTGATAAGTTCTATTTTGAATCATCTTTAGAATACTTTCAATATAAGTCAACATTGTATCGTAGTAATCAATCTTCAGGCATACTGTCGAAAGTTTTTCATCAGCATCAAGATACTTTTGCATTGTGTCTTTATCACGAATCTTTTTGGGGAATGGATTTTCTACATATACCTCTGGATCTGATTTTCCAGAATAGTATTCATATCTTTCGTGACGAATATTTCTTTTCTGTTGCTCTGCTTTTTTTCTTAAAAGAAATATTGTATTGTATAAATCAAAATATTTTGCATGAAGAACTGGAATATTTGTGGACTCTGTGTGCAAATTATCCATATCAATTTTGGAGTCCTGCTCCCACATCTTTTGAATCATATCCAGATCAAAACTCATAAGGGATTTCCACCAAGATCTACTATATTGTAAATAGTATACTTGAAAGATACGTCTGCTGTAAAGTATTGTACATCAGTTTGTGTTGCATCAAAACTTAAAGTTCCTAATGAGTATGGAAATAAATCTTTAAATGTAATTTGAAAATTTGGAATTGATGAACTTGTCAGTACTTGTAAAGTTCCATCGGAATATAATCCCATTTGTTTCTGGGATTCAATCTTTGGATTTATGAATCCGGTTTCTTGGAAATCGTAAATTTGTTCCAAACTTTCTGGATACCCAAGACCCCTCATCCAATTTTGAATTTCCATATAGTTTTGTAGATCTTCATCTACAAGAAATCTAAGAGTCAAATCTCCAAATACAATTTTATCTCCTGGGACATCAATATCTTTTAGATACGATGGTTGAGATGCAAGACCAAGAGTTATTTCTGGAATATTTGCTGAATTGCAGAAGAAAGCAACTTTCGGAGTTCTCTTTAACGTAAATTTAAATCCTGTTGGAGATAGAAAATTCCTATTCTCTGGTTGTCCAATCGTCATGGTATTTTTTAAATATTTAGATAACTCTTTCCCATCTACTGCCAGGACCATTATATTTTATAGACCTGCTTATACTACTTTCCAATACTCCAGTATCTTTCCTTGCTTCTTTCATAGACGAATAAACTTTTTCAGTTTTTTTATCTTTGACTGATACAATTCTTGATTGTCTTGTCGCTTCTTTTACATGCTCTGGGCACGAACGACCAAGAGTTCCTCCGTCTCCTCCTAAAGTGGCATTATACTGTGGTTTTAGTTTATCTATCCAATAAATTTCTCTTTCTCCATTATTATATTCTTCAGTTTGTTCTATTATTTCCCATGTAAAGTTATCTCTTCCATATTTACGTAAAGCATTTGGAAATGGTGCATTACTATTTTTATTAAAAGCATACCACCAGTGTTTATATTCTCTATTTTCAATAGGACCTTTACATCTACCTATATAAAATTTATTATTAATTTTATTAGTTGATTTGTAAATATAAAACATATCACGGAAGTTTTTAACTATAGTATTTATAAAAAAAGAGGACCTTTTTGAGGTCCTCCAAGTAATCTCCATATGAGATTTACATGAGATTTTTGACCGCAACTCTACGATAGTAACGGTTAGCGTTAACGGTAAGACTACCGAGACCCTGGTTCTTGCCTTCAGCGAATGGGTTAGCAACAAGACCGTAGCGGGTCTTAAAGCCAATTTTGGGCTGGAAGCTGTTCTCACCAACGGCACGAACCATTTGGAGAGGAACATATGGGCAATAGAAGAGACCAGCATCATAAGGTGAAGAACCCTTATAACCAACAACATAGTACTGGTTACCTGGAGTCTCATTACCTGAAGTCAGGTTAGATGCATATGGGTCAATATATACGCGGAACTTGCCCATTAGAGTACCAGCAAAAGTATTGCCAGTGTCATCAACGGTTAGGTTAGCGTTGAGTGCAGGGGTGTAATCGAGAACACCAGCCATGGTCAGTGCTGAAGCAACGTCAGCAGAGCACATGATGATGTTGCCCTTTCCGCGACGAGTTCTTTGTGCGATTGCGTTAGCATCACGCTCGATTTGGAATAGAAGACCCTTGAACTTCTCAACGGACCAACGACCATTTGAGTCAATGTCGAGGTCGAAGATACCTGGGGTTGCAACGTTTTGTGCAGCACCCTGTTCAGCAACCTTGTAGATGGTACGAATAACTTCGCGGTTGATCTCTGCAAGAATCTCAGTTGAGAGAATATTTGCGAGTTCCGCTTCAGCATTCAGACCATGGATTGCCTTCAGGTCTTGAGCAAGCTCAAGGCTGTACTCTGCTTTCAGAGCGCGGCTCTTAGCAGTAACAGTGACCTTCTCGATTGAGAAAGCCATCTGATTGAAGTGATCACCATCTACTCCGTCGCCAAGGGCTTCTGCGTCATTAGTACGCATTCCTTGACCGACATTATAAGCAGAAGTGGTTGCACTGCTAACTGGGTTGAGAACAGATGGGTTCGAACCCTTCTGAGTCGTTGTACCCATACCAGCGGCAACATCGCTGAATCCACCGGTAGCATCGAATGCTGAATTGTTTCCGGAGAATCCAGTATCTACTTCATCATAGAAGGTTTCAGAGCCACTCTGGTTAGTGTAGCGTGAACGCATTGCGAAGATAAGACCAGTAGGACCGCTCATTGGTTGAACGCCAGCGAGGTCATAAGCGACCAGGTTAGGCATTGAACGACGAATGAGTGAAATCAGAACTGGATCGAAACCTGCGGTAGGACCACCAGCAGCAGCACCGCCACTGAATCCGTGTGCAGATGCACCAGCAGCTCCGTATGAACCGGTAGCGTTGGTTGGTGCTTCCATCAGGTTGGTAATACCACCTGTGTTAAATGCTGATTCCTCTCTTAGGAATTTTTCTTGGTTTTCGAGCAGGACAGCGGTTACAGCTCTACGATGAGAATCTCTGATTGGATCAAGACCCTGATAGTCTAAGAGTGGTGCCCACTTTTCCTGCAGATGCTCGGAATGGAACATTTGCTTTTACCTTTTTACTAAGTGTTTGTTTTTTTTGGGTTTGAATTATATTAAATTCAATTATTTGCCAAATGCTGAAAGCGTTCTTAGATATGCAGCCATTGAATCCGAATAAGATTCGGGCGCAACGTCAGCACCTTCGGACAGTGTTTCAGTCTTAGCAGATGGAGATACAACTCTTGAAGGGAAATATGATTCCTTCAAAGTCTCCAGTTTTTCACGATATTCTTCTTCACTTTCAAACTCAACACTTTCGGCAAGTGAAGCGAGCTTGTCTTTCTGAGTGTCTGCAAGACCATCAGCGACCTGTTCAAAGATTCCATCAGCAACCGACTCTGCGAGACGCTTGTTGAGTGAAACGTTCTTCTCAATCTGCTCGTTGAGTTTTGTCTCCATTTCATCAAGTTTATCTACCATGCTCTCAAGCACATCATATTTATCTTCAGGGATTGATACATAATGTTCTTCAAAAAGACCCTTCATTCCTTGGAGGAATGATTCGGTCATTTCGGTCTTAAGACCTTGCTCAATAACGAGTGCATTTTCTTGCATCCACTCGTCAGCAACATACTCAAGATAAGCGTCTACACGCTCAGCAAGCTCAGTCTTAATTTCTTCTACTTCCTCTGCAAGTGCAGTGGCATACTGCTCTTCAAGTGCCTCTTGAATATCGGCAACTTTTGAACGAAGAGCTGCTTCGAAGATAGTGCGTGCTTTCTCTTGGAATTCCTCAGAAAGCTCCTCACCTTCAAGTAGAGCATTGACATCTTCTTCGATATCAAACTCTTCCTTCATGTCTTCTTCATCCTCATCCTCATCTTCTTCTTCGTCTTCGTCTTCTTCTTTCTTTGCTTTTTTCTTGGGTGTTTCTTCCTCTTCTTCCGCAGCCTCAGCAACTACTTCTTCTTCCTCACCCTCTTCAATCTCTTCTTCGATTAAATCTTCATCTTCGAGTTCTTCCTCTTCTTTGTGAAGACCCTTCATTGGATCTGCACCTTTAGCACCTTTGTTGACAACATCTCTTACTTGCTTAAGAGTTGCGCCAGGTGTCTTAAGTTTTGCAGAATCGTCATCAGGACGATAATTAGAAGGATCGGGACCACCAAGATCTTCCCAACCAGCAGTTTGACCATCAGGAATTCCTGTGGTTAGTTTTGGCATCGCTTCCGCCGCTTTAGCATTTGCATTAACAGCGGTTCGGGATTGCTTTGTGCCTACTTCCATTTCTTGTAAATCTCCACGAGACATTTGAACTCTCCGTTTAACCTTAGTTATAAACTATATTTATTTATAAATTAACAAATTACAATGAATTTAAAAACTCATCGAACAAGGATAACTTGTATTCTTCAAGGATACCCTGATCAACTAAAGTATTTATTCTACGTTTAGTGTTTTCCGCTACCTTCTCTCTAAGAATACCACCATCCCAAATCCACTCCTTTCCTTCCATGATTCCTTGAACAAAGGCATCAGGTGCTGAAGGATCTGCTACAATATCAGCAGCAGTTGCAAGCATAAAGTCTTCACCAACTTCTCTATAACCTTTTTGATTCTCTCTTAAAGAACCAATACCACGAGAAGAAACGCCAAGGCAAACACCTTCTTTAAGAAGAGATTCTGCAATTTTGCCCATTGGAGTTGAAAGGATTTGTGCCTTACCAATGAAATTATTGCCCTCTTGATGGAGTTCAGTAATCTTGTGAGAAACTCTATCAAGGTTTACGGTTGGTCCATCTGGGTGCCCAAGTTCACCGAGAGCACGACCTTTTTGAACATAGTTTTCGTTATAACGATTGACTTCCCTTTCCATGATTGAAAAAGGATAAAGTCTACCGTTGCGATTTACGCATTCACTTTGAAGGAAAATTCCTTTAATAAACATTGATTTTTTACCGTTTACATTTTCGGTAATAACTTCAACCTTTTCGATTTCTTCTCTGATTAGTTTCATTTTTCTTAGTTGGTAAATCCTACTTTGGAAGCTTTAATTGCGGATGATGTCCAAATAACATCATTTGGAAACTTTTCCAAAAACTCTACGGCGTAACTTGGCATAGTGAAGAAATTTGTTGTTGCTGCACCAACCATTGTGGAAACGCCTACCGTAACAAGACTTCCAGTGTCATTACAAAGTCTCACGCAGGTTGCACTACTAATACTTGATGCTGTACCAGCAGTAGTTCCTGTAGTTACTTCAGATTCAATTATTTTAGTTCTTTGCATTTGTATAATAAAGACTTTATTAGTTATTTATTATTATTAGTCTTCCACATAAATGAACGAAGCACTAGCAGCAGTAATATTAGATGTTGATGAAATTACTGCGGTTATAAAATTATTTGGTGGAACATGAAGTCCAATTTCTGATAAATCAACATCAATCGTTGAGTTGTCTGATACATGGAAAGCAGCAACAGCAGGAATTGGTTGTGCTGCTAAAGTAAATAATCCAGTACTATCCTGAGTTGCATAAAGTGATGCATTAAAATCACTTTGAGTAGTCCATCTCAAATAATTTGTAAGAACTGGGTTCCAATATATACGAATAACTGCTGGGTCTCCTGTTGTATTTACTGATGCAGTAAGTCTTCTGGGAAGTAAATCTCTGGTATTAATCTTACCTTGATAGACTAGTTTATTCTTAAGAGAAATGAGATGATATAAAGAACCAGGAATGTTCATACTATCATTTCTGGTTGTAGTCACTGAATATGGAAGTTTTGTTCTTTCAACAATACCTTCAATTGCTCCCATAAAAGAAGAACCTCTACAAGTAACAACACCCACACCATTATTCAAATTTGCAGCAACATATCCAATCTTCATTGATGGATTTGCTAGGTGTGGTAGTTCGTTTCTATTAGAATAGTGCTCGTTATGGAAGAAAATCATATCCCCATTTAGAGGATTTTCAATCGCATATCTAATCTCACCAGCACCTAACCAACGGAAGTTGATTTGATATACATTTAACTTAGATGGGTCTAGAGTAATACCAGAGTATCCAGTTCCATCAAGTTTATCTAAATTAAAATCTTCTTGGAAAGTCCAGTTTTCTGTTTGTACTACACCTGCCTGTTCTATTTGATTTGTAAAAGATGCTGGTGCGGTGCTTGTGATATTAAAAGTTCCAGTTTGAGGTCCAAGAGATGTTGCTAAAAATCTTAATCTTGATTGATCATACTCAACCAACCATAAAGCATTAAAGAGTGCTTGTGCTCTTAATCCTTGTACGAGTTGAGAAAGATTTCCTGCAAGTGTTCCTGAATTTACTGTTACTGCAGTGAAAGATGTTCCATTGAGAGTGACTGTTACATCTCCATTATCAAGTGTAGTAAAGTCAAATCCTTGAATTCTTGCCTTACCACCATTAGCACGAAGCACACCAAACTTTCCATTGGTATGTGCATATCCAATTTGAATTGCTTGTTCTTGATTGAATAGTCCTGCTCTTTGTGTAAATCCTACTGGGTTATTTGAGAACGAACCAGTAAATCTGCAAACAACACCTTGTCCTGGACGATATCTGATAAAGTTAGTGCTTCTGATTACACCATAAGAATTTGCAGAAGAACCAGCACCAACTATGAATGTGGAGTTTGCATGAGTAGCAACTCCTGTTGCACTAAATGTAAATGTCTCAAACTCTCTTGGGTCTAATCCATAGACAGCATCTGCCTGAATTTTTGGTGTGATTGTGATTGAAATATTTTCACCAAAGGCAGACTTGGAACAAGCACTCTCATTTAGAATATTTCCATACTCATCAGCACGGAGATAAACCTCATGCAAAGTTCTTTCTTGATTTAGATAGTCTTGTGTAGTCTTATTCCACTGAGCCATAAATTAGTCAATCCATTCTAATTTTGATGGGTGATATCGTCTTGCGTTTCTAATGTTTAAATTTTTTTCTTCTGTGGGATATATTTGTTGAACTACTGCCCCCGGATAATTACTTTGCAGTTGTTCTCCCAAATCTCTTTTGGATGGAATTCCATTTTTAGTCATTAATTCCATCCGATATAAGCTCCCTTGCCACAAAACATCTGCAATATACTCTTCACCAACCTGCTGTGGTTGTTCTGATTGAGAATTAATGTAAAGGTTTCCAGTAAAATCACCAGCAATATTAACTGATTCAGATATAAATTGCTTGAATGATTTCATATTATTCCTCTTCTGTTTCGCTATTAAACATTGCGTTTGCTACAGCAGGACGAAAATCGTCAATCTTTTCTGCAGACTTGTTAAAAAGTAGTTCTTTAATTTTATCGCTGATTTGTGAAGGTGACTGATCACCCACAATCATATCCATAAGTTCATCCATTTTAATAACCTATAAGTAATCGTTTTTATTTATATTTCGCCCCCCTTGGGCATTTCCATTGCCTTTGTACTTGGTTCCATTGGAGCAGCATTAATTTCTGGTTCCATTACTGGTTGACCCAAATCCATTCCAGCAGTTCCTTGCTCCATTCCTGGTTGGATTGGCATTCCTGTCATAGGATCGACTGGTGCAGATGGATCTGGAATAATCCCATCTTCTATTTCTTTCTTGATAATTTTATCTTGCTCAATAATTTCTTCATCAGTTTGGCGAAGAATTTTGCGACGAACATAGTCTTGAGAAAAATACTTCCCAACATATGGTTCTGCAATTTGAACCATACCGAGTCTTTCATTTAGCAACTCAGCATCCTTAAGTTCTGCAAAGTGGTTATCATATAGGAAGTCATATTGAATATGTTCTTCCATAATATTCCAATCTTCAGGAGTTATAATATTCTTTAAGATTAATTGTGTTCTCAGCATATCGTGGAACATGTATGAGAATCTCTTTCTCAAACGAGAAACGAACTTACTGAACTTAACTTCATCTCTTAGAATTTCGGATGAACGACCAAGATTAAATCCACCTTCTCCATCCATTCTTGATGGGGGAACATTTAAAGAACGATAGAGTTTTTTCTTGAAGTACTCAATGTCAGTAATTTCTCCAAGATTTTGCCCACCCGGAAGAGTTGTGATTTCAGTTCCTCTACCACCTTCACGACGAGGGAGCCAAAAATCCTCAAGCATTGCCATGAACTTTTTGTCATCACGAATTTCGCCTGTATTTGCGTCATAGACAAGTTTGTTACGATAGCGCATCATAACATCACGAAGATATTGTTCCGCTTTTACCTTGGGAAGATTGCCCACATCAATGTAGAAAATTCTTCTTTCTGGCGCTCTTGATAAACGATAAATTACCAAAGAGTCCTCAATCATTCTTAATTGATTGAGTGATTTAATTGCTTTATGAAGATATGACAGTGTTGATCCTTTGTTTCTATCGACAAGACCGGAAGTGCAGTATGTGATAGAATCTTTGGACATTTTGATACCCTGAGAACCTCCCATAGAAGAAGGATTTCCTGTTGGATATGTCATTTTTGGATTATAAATGAAATATTCCTCAATCTGAGGAAACTCAAAATCCATTGGATTATCTGTATTAATATTTGATAATCTATACTTATCTTTCTCAGTTTTTTTCTGCTGTCTTACATACCGCATTTTCATGGGGTCAATATAACGAAGTTCTTGAATTCCTTCGTGAGGATTCTTCAAATCAATTATTTTATGATAATATAATCTGCCATCAACATACCAATTTCTATAAATTTCATGGGACTTTTTATCAAAGTCGAGCAATGATAAAATATGTTTAAATTCTTGCCTTATTTTCTTCTTAATTCCATCACTCGCATTCAGATTGTCTAAGTCAATTTGGATGGGAGTATCATTTGTATCCGAGACAATCGCTTCATTTACAATATCTTCAATAGCACTATCACACTCTGGATGTAATGCCATCTCACGATATCTTTTAATTAAATCAAACTCTGTTCTATAAACACCTTCAATATCAACATAAGAACCAAAAAAACCACTACTCAAGTAGTGGTCAGACGAGTCCTCGTTATTAGGAGGAACTGGACTGACCACTCCCGGAGACAGTGGTTCTTTATCCTCAATAGAGAATCCAAATAGTCTTGCCATAATTTATTTTTTGTTCTTTGCCTTTTGACTATTTATCAAGCTTTAGATGCGGTTGCTCCGCTAATAATTTCGTAAGACTGAACTTGGAATTCCACAGTAAATTCTTCAATAGTATCTCCACTATCATATGAAAGATCAATGTTAGAAACACTTGTTGGGAAAATGTCAACAAACTTATAAGCAGCTAAGATAGAACTGTCCGAACCTGCGTTAGTGGTACTATTTACTGTAGCACCTCTTCCAAGTTGATAGACAGTTGCATTGCTCATATAAGCTGCTGGATTTGTCGCTCCAAGGTTATTATCAAGTTTTGCAATAAGTTCACTCCATGCTTCAAATGCTCTTCTAAGTTTGAAGTCTTCGTCGTTGATGATGGTTACTGTCCAAGCATCAATGCTTCTATCTCCTGCAACTTTAAATGTTCTTCCTCTAAAAGGAACATCAATTGCTGCAATATTTGATGCCGGTAAAGCGGCTGCTTTACATAGATACTTGAATTTATCTGCGTCCCAAGAAATTCCAGATGGAAAAGTTGTCAATTCAACTTCAAATAGATTGGGACGAGCACCACCACCACTTAGAGCACTCTTAAATTGAGAGATTGTCTTGAGTCTTGCCACGGTTCGTTACCTCCTTAAGGTTATTTATTGAATAATAATCAAACAGTACCTGCAACTTCTTCAAAACTTACACCTGTGCGTGTAGCAACAAAGGTGAGAGTTACATAATTAATAGACTTAGCTGGTTTCAGGAAGATATCTGCTCTGAATTCGTTATTGTCAATAACGTCAGGAGTATTGTTTGTTGTATCACAAACAACTAAGAAACCGTACAGACCTCTCTTCGCTTGAATATCGCGTAGATATGGTTCTACAATATTCTTAAAGTTTGCTCTTGTCAGTTCATCATTTAATTCGAATAGTTGAGCTTGTGCTGCGCTCTGTAGTGCTTGTTCAATTGTTAAGAATAAGCGACGAACATTAATTCTATCAAATGCTGATGCATATCCAAGTGCTGTCTTATCTCCAAAGAGAAGAGTTCCGATTCCAGGTTGAGTAATGACTGCATTAATTCTTGCTGGATATAGTTGGTCTCTTTGTGCTTTACTTGGGTTATATGCCAACTTAATTGCATTATTAATGATTCCTCGTTGCTGACCAGCAGGTGAGAACCAAGGATATGCAATGATATTAGTGCGACACATTAACCCAGCAATATCAGCGTTGCATGGAATATATACAAACTTATTATTAAATCTATCATAAGTGTACTTATATCCACTATCAAATATTGCATATGATGAAGAAGACCCAACAGAGTTAAAGTACTTGATTAGATTTGTTGTCTGAGTAGTAGAATTGCTTTGTCCAATTAGATTTCCTCTATGAGGTCCAATTACAGCAACACAATCCTTTCTCTGACCTGCAATTGAAATCAGATATTGTGCTTTTGCGATTGAATCATTTTCATCGGTTAGTCCAGGACCCATGATTAAATAATCAACCTGAACATCGTCTTTGTTTGAGAATAGATTGTACGAAGTTTGCAAGTCTGCAAGAGTCACTGCCATTGAACCATTGGCACCATAATCTTGTCCGCCATTTAATGCATAAGTTACATTACCTACTGCACTAAATGTTACATCTTGTGCATTTTGACCCCAATCACCTTTAGATGGTGAATTCTCTGTTACATTAGGAATAAATGCTTGAGTAGTTCCATCAGCTTTAGTGAATGAAACTGCCCTTGGTGCTGTTCTCCAATATCCATCGGCAGCAGATGATGGAGATTTGCCTGCATAGATTTGTGACGAGTAATCTGCCAAGAATTGCTTATAGTAAATTCTTTGTGGCGAATTTACTGCCGAAATAGCATCAAGTGCTTTTGATAGACCAACATGCTTTTCAAGAATAGTCCCTGGATTTTGGGTGATTGTTCCCTTATCATCAACAACTACTACGTGAATACCATCACCTTTACCATTTCTGTTTAAAGCGTGAATAGATGTGGTTGGTTTTGGTGCAATTGAACTCCAGAAAATAGTGCTATTTTCTAGACCAAGTTTTTGTTGATTATACCAATCAGAAACAGATACTGAATTGAGGTTTCCTTGATATGAACCCGAACCGTCAATGAAGTTTAATGTTTGTGTTCCTTTAAATGCAGCAAATTCGGTCCCTTCTGCATAATCAATTTTTGTTTCTGTTCCTCCACTGGAAACTCTTGAAACAACTTTAACAGTGATGGAGCTATTGCTACCAGTTACTGCAGTTGTTACTCCAGTGATAATTCCTTTTAGATATCCGGTAAAAGTTCCAGATCCTGGAATTGAAATGCCATTTAAGTTAGCTGTCACGCCATATCCAATAGCGACACCATCAGAAGACAAATCTGAGGATGTTACATTGATGACCTGATCTGCTAAATCATCAATTACACAAACTTTCAGACCATTTGCCCAAGTTCCTGGATTTTTTGCTGCGTATGTAAAATTCTGAGCTTCTGTATGCTCCGCGTTGTAATCATCATAGTTATCAATGTCTAAAGATGCAGTGGATCCAATTCCAACTCCAGCGTTAGCATTGTTTAAGTTTGGTGATTTAGTTCTAATAACTTTTAGAACACCACCATATGAAAGATAGGATGATGCACTCATCCAATATTCATACTGGTTATCATTTTGTGATGGTTTTCCGAAAGTATTGATTAAATCCTGCTCTGTTGCAATATCAACAGCGTAGTTTACAGGACCAATTGGAAAAGGGCCAGCAATCGCACCAATATTATCTAAAACATTATCAGCTCTTCCTACTGTTAAGTCAACCTCTCTGACGAGTACGCCTGGAGATAATTGAGGAGTCGCCATGTTTTTCTCCGTAAAGTCTCAGTTTATCTAAAAAATATTTATTAAAAATATACTTTACATAGGGGAAACTGGAAGTGAACACACTTACCAGTCAGGATATTCCCATGGAAGTGGTTTTGGTAATTTTTTTCTTCTATTTTTTATCCTTTTTACGGTACATTCTTTGCATTCATACGAATATGAAGATGATACTGGTCCCCTATCTTTACGTGTTCTATAAAAACTATCTACTAAATTTTTTATTTCACCACATGTTCTACATCTTCTATCCGAAAGAAGTAAATGTCCTAGGTTTAATTGTTTATCTAAGTCCATTACGATAGATAATCCCACATGTAAGAACGATCTCCATACTCATCAACAAACCATCTATCACCGTCATTATCAACAAAACTATTGCTATCTAATCCATCGGATATAAATCCAAAAGGAGACATGTCCTGTTCGATTTGATTTTTTTGTTCTTCGTATAATCTTTTTCTTACATCTTGATCGGTCAATTCTTTAAAATAATCCTGAGCAACCAACCAAGCATATATTACCAGACACATTGCAAGGTCGTCGTTGCACCCCTCTTCTGCTTCAAAAGAGTTGTGTTTCTGAATAAATGTGGTAAGCTCTGAAATAATTTCGTAGTCATTGAGAAAGAGTTTACTTTCTTCAATCATTGTCTTGAGGTTTAGACATCCAACTTTTTTCACAGTTTTGGACATCTTGACGCCAAGTTGAGTTTTCTTTCCAGAAAATCCTTGCCCAACAATTTGACCTGCTCTACCTCTCATAGAACACATGAGAAGATTATTATATTCCAAGTCATATTGAAGGATACTTGCTACTTGGTCTCCAACATCATTAACCTCACATAAAATATAGGAATTATTATATGCTGTTGCTGCCTCGTGAATTATGCTGGGGAAAAGCATAGGTTTGATTTCATTGTTCCTATATTTGGCAACAACTTTATGGGGAAATTCTGTTATATCAATAACAGTAAATGCAGAGTAATCATTCCCTACGCCTCTAGCAACATCCACAGTGATGAGGTAATCATGATTCTCCTCTGGGTCCACATAAACATCCAAACCCGCACTACGGGTCTTGGGGGCATCGTAGACGAGCGTTCTGAGTTTGGATGGTGCAATAAGAGTATCGACAGAACCTAAGAATTCGCATTCAAACTCAACTTTGAATTGTTGGTCGGAAGTGTTTGCAATAGTTTGCTTCTTCCACTCCTCATCTCTTCCCGGTACTTCACTCCAATGAACATCTGTAAATACATATTCATTCTTACCTTTTTCGGCATCATGCCACATTCGGTAGAAGTGATTCATACCGTGTGGAGTGGATACAATTATAACTTTGGTTTGTTTACCAGAAGTAATAGTAGGATAAACAGATGCAAAGAAGGAATCTGCGATATGGTTTGGAACGAAAGCGAATTCATCGAGAAAGAGGATATTGAACGACATGCCTCGGACAGCACTTGCAGATGTAGAAGCTGCCAATATCTTACTGCCATTTTCTAACTCCAATGATCCTTTATTCCAGGATATAATACCTTGCTGCATCCACTTGGGAAGATTCTCATAAGCAGTTTGTAACCTATCTAAAAGTTCTCTTGCTGTTGCTGCTTTGTTTGCAAGAATGCCAATATTTACATTATCATTAAATACCGCATAATGTAATAGAAAAGATACTACAGTGGTTGATTTTCCCGTCTGTCGTGGCATCTTGCAGATATTAAATCTGTGATTGTGGAAGTTATTAATTAACTTCTCTTGAAAATGATATGGTTTAAATGTTTGAAGACCATGATCCAGAGTTACAATTTTTACATAATTGTTTGCAAAGTAAACTGGGTCATCTTTACACTTCACAAATTCAAGAATCTGTTCTTGAGTAAATTCGATAGGGGTATTTGCTTTTTTTAAAAGCGGATTACCAAGATAAACATCATTTGGCATAATAAATCAACTCCAAATTAACAGTTCCAAGCTCTAAGAGACTTGTTAATTCTTGAATTAGGATCGTTTGCTGTTTTTGCTGATGTTAGTTTCTTTTTCATTCCGGACATCCGGGCACAGAATGACGCTCTGCGAGGATTTCCAACCTCTTTTGAAGGTGCCTTGAGGTCGCTTCCTGGATTTGCCTTTTCATAAGACCTTCTTCCCTTTTCGTTGAGACCACCCTTAGAGTTTTTACCTTCCTTATTTTGCCATGCCTCACCTTCTTCCAATTCAACTCCTTCACCCATTGGTTTTACATAATTTTTGTTTGGTCCTGGTTTTGCAGAACTTCCTCCTTGTGGTCCAACCATTTGAATTAGTGGTTGACCTGGTTGAATTTCTGAGATAGAATGATATACAACTACTGAACCTGGATAAACTTTTTGAATCTCATCATTAATTTCTTTTCTTGATGGTGTCTTCACTTGCGGGAAAAACATCTTAAGTGAATAATATTTTCCTCTCCATGAAAGAGTTACAGCAATTACATTTCCAGTTTGTGCTTGAAGTCTTGTTGCTTCTTGAATCGGCTTTGATGCAGTTCCTTTAATTGGTTCTGGTTTGATAATGTCAATGACTTCGGCAAATGTATTTCCATCCAAATCTTCAATAGTTTGCTCTGGCATTACCATTTTTTTAGACTTTACTTTCTTTGGAGAATGTGAGCAACCACAGTCTTCTAAAATTTTATCAACTAATTTTTTCTCTTCTGACACACAATTTGGAACAGTCTTCTTTCCTTTCTTTTTCATTCCTACTTGTTTATAACCAGACCAACAAGCTTCGTCAAACTCATGCTCCCCACTATCAAGGTAATCTGCTGCAGTATCAATATAATCCGCTGCCTTTGTAATTTTTGATTGGACCCATGCTTCCAAATCACCTTCTCCTTTAGAGAACTTAGTTTGCAATCTTTTTACTGCATTTGCAATTGTTTGGAGTTCTCCACGAGCCATTGAATATTCTTCATCCTTAACAGAAACTTTATCCCACGCTTTTCCGCCGTAGGAGCATTCTGATCTTGTTTCTCTCTTATCGCATAGAGGACAATATCTTTCTTCTTCGTGCATATGAGTTTCCTCTGTTTTATTACCCCAGTTTGCAGCACCGACTTTACGACACTTGACAAGTGCTCCGGATGCATATGCACTTGGCCAAACATCATATCTCGATTTTACTTTATTATAGCAAGCATCTTTTTTGCCACTACCTTTTCCTTTCTTATCAGATTCTTCATTCATTTTTTTCTTCCTTCCTTGGCAATGAGCTCTCTGAGAAAATCCTTTGGGGTTGTCACAATCTATAGACTTTTTATATTTATCTGACCACTCCTCTTCTACAGACTTTTTAGGTTTATCTGTAGAAACATATGTTGGTTTAGACGCACCAGTTTTTTGTTGTTGTCCAGGATCTGCTGCTTTCTTTCTTCTTGCTGCCGAATGTCTTTCTGCTGGCGTCATACTTGCTCTTTTTTATGAAGAGACGCACTTAGGTACTCCTTCACCTGGTTCATCACTTGCACATGTGCCACCAGTTACAACATTGACCCAACCAGGTTTTCCGTCTTTTGATTTACTTTTAAACCACTTATGGAGATTGCCTTCAGAAACATCTTTAAATTTTTTATGATGCTTCTTGGCATCTGCCTCCATCTTTTTAAGGCGAGTATAATAATCTGGAATTTCGTCAAGATGTTGAAGAGCAATATTTCTTGCCAATTCGTGGTCTTGAGTATGCTCGTGCTCAATTGGTTCACCCATGTCAAGTTGCTTTTGTATGAAAGAAACATTAAGACGATGTTTCTTTGCAATTTGCTCAACTGTTTTATGTGACTTAATCTTGGGCATCAGAAGTTTTATTTTTATTTAGGAATTTGGTCTGCTTTTAATTTAAATCCAGTTTTCTTCCACCATTCTGCAATTTGATGATAAGACCTAATATGAGCTGGACCTTGACCATCTACAATTACCCAATCATCCTTTAAACCATTAAATTCTTCACTATTGATTATACAAGTATCAAACTTTTTAATTTCTTCAACAAATAGTGGGAATGTATAAACTTTTCCCAATGAGAAAACAAGATTTTCTACAATTGGTTGCAGATTAGATTCTGGAATATCAAAATGGAATTCGTCATCATAGTAATAAGTATCAATTATTTTTTGAGCACGCTCTCTTTTAAGGATATATGCAGTCGCAGACCAGTCATCAAATTGTCTTTCCCTAACTTTAATATCGGTCATTTGATCTCTGACCCACATAAGTTGAACGCATTCCCAATCTGAGGGTAAATTATCAACAAACTCTCCCCAAGTAAAGTTCCAATTCTTAATAGTTTCTAATGAAAGATCATCCTCACAAAAAAATCCATAAGGTTCATCTGTTTCATTTAACCACCTCTTAATACATCTCATATGAGAAGTGCAACATCCTTTACTTGCATTGGTCAAAGTGTGAACATATTGACCATGAAGAATATCATTACACTCTATAAATCTTTTGGATACTACTGAGTTAATTTTTTCAATATCATATTCTTTAAATTGATTTTCTAAATGAGTTCTTCTATCAATGGATTCTTCTAAACTCAAATAATATATCGAAGGAAATCCTTTTAATTTTGTTTTATCTTCGTCAAGAAGATATGGGAAATCCATACCTAAAACATTAAAATTATTTTTAACTGATTTTTTATGAGAATCATTCATTTGATCATAATAATCATCAACCAATATTTTAAACAATCTTCTACACTCTTCAGATTTTCCCCACCAATATGAACAAACTGCTTTTTCAAAAATTAACCCATATTTTCCGGGATACTCAACATCGGTTCTTAGTGGTTCTTGATTAAAATCGCAAAAAGTTAAAGCTGTATTTGAAAGTGTATATGCTTCAGTATAACTCTTATTCCACTCTTCATATCTTGAAAGAATATAATATGCTTCTGGTCTTCTTGGTAAAACAGTAATTGCATGGTTTAGGAGACCTTTGACAGTATACCAACGGTTTCCTTGTTTGTTAAAACAATATGACATTCTAATCAAAGACTCATAAACTAAATTCAAATCATCCGCTCTATCTGCTGCCCTCAAATAATAAGAAATTGCGGATGCAGTTTGGCCCAATATTTCATATTGTACTGCAAGATTAAAATTGCTTTCAGCATTTTCTGTATCTTGAATGTAATTATAAAGTGTATCATCCATTAATAAAATCCTCCAGAAATTGTCCAGGTACTCTTAAAACATATGCGGCATTATCTTGAAAACCAAAAGTAATCAAGTAATCTTCTTTATACTTTGCCATACCACAAGCAAATTCAATTTTTGCATTAAGGAAAGAAAACTGCTGCGAAATTTTTTGTATATTCCAGTCCTTATCCCAAAAAGTGAAACGATGCCTGTATGTTGCATCTTTCCTTCCCGCTTCACTTCTATACAAATCGGTTTCGTGATTTAGGGTTAAGTATCCACCATTATATGACAGGACTTGAGAACCTCCTCTCAGATCTCTATTATGTTGAACCCAATTTTTAATGATTACACTTTCTGTACTGTTATTCTGGACATCAACTTTGACTATCTCTGTACCATTTGTCCACTTGACAAAGTGATAGGGCATGTCTAAGATTGGCATCCAGTTTTTATTACAATACTCTTTGTCGGGTGGAGGACCTGGGATTCTAAATCTCGATACCTCGTTTACAGAATTTTCATTAATTTCAATTTCCGAAAGTTCCATTCTTCCGGTTCCGATAGTATCTAAATCTCTTCTAACACCACACAAAAATAATTTGCTGTCCCATTCTATCAATCTTGCATCTTCGAGACCAACAAATTCCCACAACGGTGGTTTATCAAAAGCAGATGTATCTACTTTTGAAAAGTATGAAATATTCAAATCATCATCAAGTTCACAGATAAAATTAGTTGTTGTTAGTGTATTGTCGTTATCTGGATTTAGATACACTAAAGGACCATACGGATGTTCGTAATTTTTTAACTCCGAATGGTATAGAGTATATTGAATGTGCCTCACATTCGCTAAAATTTTATTGTCTTTAACAAGTATGGATGGGTTACATAACCCAGTACCATTTGTTTCATTTGATGGTATTATTAATGGTTTTATTTTTCCACCATTATCTAAAACCTGCTTCACAAAGCCTACAGACATAAGATCACCAGAAAATCAATTGAGATTTTAAAACTGTTCTATTTATTGTACATTTTTACCTCCCTATATTCGGAATTGAATTCCTCATCAATTCTTTTCTTTATGTCTGCTCTTTTATCATTAGTAATATAGACACTTCGGGCAAGTTCAATGAACTTTTTCCCAAAGTCTTTATTTTTTTCTAACTCTCTCAATTCATCTTCAATCTTCCAAAGTTTTTGATTAACTTCCCTCAGTTCATTCATGTACTCAAGAGTGAATTGGATAAGAGTATTTTTGATTTGATTTAAGTCCTCAAGTTCTTTGAGAACATATTCATTGTTAGTAAACATAGACTTAATTTCAAGAATCGAAATTTTATCTAATAGTTCACCTACTGATACTGGAATTGTAATCTTCATGCTATTTTCTTATAAGAATCAACAGTCTCTTCTATAAATTCAATCATCTGGTCGTTTATAGTTGGGGAGCATCCAATAAAAAATACATTCTCAAGAACTTTCATTGCATTTGGATAATCAAATCCAGAACCAAGATGTCGGTAAGCTGGATGAATCAAAAGATTGCCTGCAAAATAATTTCTTGTTTGTATCTTGTTATCTTCCAAGTGCTTAACAAGTTTCTCCTTGTTAGTATTGCATACAATCGGAACACCAAACCAACTTGTTTCAGACTGCGGTAACTCATCAATCACTCTTACTCCAGGAATAGATTCGAAGATTTGATGAATTCGTGCCTTATTATATCTGCGAAGATAATGAATTTCATCAAACTTTTTAAGTTGCACTGAACCGATTGAACCAAGCATATCAATTGGTTTGAGATTATAACCAATTTGTCCGAAGATGTACTTATGGTCTACAACCTTATCATATCCAACTAACCATTTATCAAATCTCTTACCACAAGTTCCACAAGAAAGAAGATTTTGTGAACCAACGCAATAGCAATCTCTTCCCCACCAAGCAAAACTACGAGCAATATCAATCACTTCTTTAATATTAGAAGACACCATACCACCTTCAATCGTTGTAATATGATGTGCTGGATAGAAAGAACAAGAAGATGCAACAGAGTAGTCTGTAAGATACTTACCTTTCCATTTACTTCCAAGGCTATCGCAGTTATCAGAAATTAACTCAAGTTTATAACGATCACAAATCTCAAGTAGATAATCAAAGTTATATGCATTTCCGAGAACAGGTGAAGAAAATACTGCTCTTGTTCTTGGGGTTATTTTGGATTTAAGTTCATCCAAATTCCAATTCAAATCAGTATAATCAATATCAACAAAGACTGGTTTTAGATTGTTTTGAAGGATGGGATTAAGAGTAGTTGGAAATCCACAAACAGATACAATAATTTCATCACCATCTTGCCAATCAAAATATTTCTTGAGAGCAGCAATCATTACAAGATTTGCTGAGCTCCCAGAATTTACCATTACTGAATGTTGAAAGTTAAACTTCTGTGAGAATTCTTTCTCAAACTTATTCACTGCCTCACCGGAAGATAACCACTTTCCAGTCAGGAAGGTTTTCATTGCAACTTGAATTTCTTCGTGATTCCAGTAGGGACCAGAGTAAAAAATATTTGATTCTCCCTTCACATAATCATTATTATAGAGATACTTAAAGAAAGATTCATCACTTTCAAAAAGGTCATCAATAAATTGCTTTACTTGTTCTTTCATTTTTAATTCACAATATAGGAGAAATTTTCTTCAAGACAACCTTGCCAAGCTAATTGTAAAATTCTTTCAAACCAATGTGCTTCTACGGGATTGTCATTATAATCAGTATAATACATCATTTTTTTATAAAAGTTTTTGCTGTACTTTAGGATGCAATTTTTTGGTACGGCATAATTTGCTGCGGGAGCAAAACTTATAAATTTGGGAATTTGGTAATCTTCTATAATAAACAAGTCTTTCATGAATTCCAGAAAATTAGAGATTCTAGGATAAGTTTTTGCTTTTCTAAAATCTTCTTCCGAAAAAACACACCCCATTGTGTAGTTTTTTAATTCCCACTCTATGGGTAGAGAAAACAAATTGTTATTTAAAATATAAGGAAAATTATTTTGAATATGATTTCCACCATCAATAGGAACAAACCAATTCGCTTTTAGAGCATATATAAATCTCTTCTCTGTTGTATATGAAGTTTTTCCATTTGGGGGTTCTTTTTTTAATAGATTTCCTTTGATGTGAATCATCATGTCCGGAAGATTGTCATAGTGGTCTACAATAAATCTACCGATATCATAAGGATTTGAACCAACATTAGGTGAAGGTATAACTTTTCCTAAGTGACATATCTTCGATTTATTCGGAAAATCGTTAGGCGTTCGATCGTAAATAAGAGTATTTTCTGGAGAAAATCCATAGTCATAAGTCATTTTTAGCCACTCTAAGTCATGATTAGAATGATTACTGACTACAAGAATTTTTGATATTGACATAGTAAATGATTATATGGTTTACTATAACATATTGCAAAGCATATGCAAACCGTATTTAAAATTAATTTGTGGTTCGAATTTGAGAGACTTTAATTTGTCGATATTCAAAGTCATATTTTTAATTTGAATATATTGCTGATTAGTTGGTATTGGAACACTAATTAATTTACTATGACTATTTGTAATACTTTTTGCTGTTTCTATAATATATTTAAAGTTATTTGATGTTCCCGAAGCAATATTATAAATTTCGTTGTGGTGTCCAAATTCCAAAATTATCTCAATTGCTTTACATACATCTTCAACAAACATATAGTCTTTTAAATAATCTCCGTTATCATAAAGATGAACATCTTCATTTTTCTTCAATTGTTTTATGATATGTGCCAGGACATTTTTCTTCAAAGAAATTGTTTTATCCAATCCATAAACATTTCCAATTCTTAAAATTCTATATTTAATATTAAAGGTCTTGCAAAAGGAAATTAATAATTGCTCTGCACATCTTTTTGTTACAGAATAAAATCCAGTTGGATTGCAATTATCAGTTTCTTTTGCATCTATAATATCATTACCATAAACAAAACATGAACTAATAAAATTAAATGTGATGTCTTTATCTTTGCAATTGGATAAGACATCCATCAGAAAATTTAGATTAGTGTTTATATCTATATGAAGATCATTAAAAACATTTTGATTTGTGGTGGTGCTTATAAAATATAAAACTTCTTTGGTATCAAATTCTATACTTTGCTTTGGAATTATATTTACTTTTTGTGAGTATAATCTACAAAATGTTCCTCCAATAAATCCAGTCCCCCCAAAAACTGCTATTTTACTCATACAAAATTCATGTGATTACTATCATAAAGACTCTTTATCGCTTGAGTTCTTTCTGGATAAGTTAAAGTTTCTGGATTAAATCCTGTTGCAAAGATAATAATATTTGGATTTTGTGTGAGTTTTCCAATTTCTAACAAGTGATTAAATGCTTTTCCTAGAAGTCCTCCACCAAAATTCATTGCTTCACTGAGTGCATGGAAAGCATAGTTTGCAGACTTTTCTACCTCTTTAAGATTAACTAAACAAATACTACACATGATGAACACATCAATCCTTTGTGGATCAAAATATGCTTTGGAGATATTGAGATATTGTTGACCTACCTCAAGTACTTTATTGAGATTTTTGACCTGATAGTAGTGCTTAAAAATAAACCAAAGATAATAATTATTTTCTGGATTATTTTGATATTCTCTCTCGCAGATTGAAAGATAGAAAAGTTCTTTATCAATACTTGGTTGAAGGTTTTTAGTAATCTTAATTGTAGTATCTACTGCAACCTCACCAAGATGTTCTTCAGTTGGAAGAAACATTGGAGTTTCGTGAACTGCATTTACCCAAGTATAGTTTTTAGTTCTATGAAAACGAACATGTGCAGTTTGACCTAGAGTTGGTTCTTCATCATCAATTTTATCATACCTTTCATGTTTAAATGTTGTAAACTCTTCAGAGATTACTGCAAGACCCTCTGGGAAAAAATCATCTATTTCTTCATTAAAATCTATAGAAAAAGCCCAATCAGTTTCCACATAAGATAATGCCTGATTTCTTGCTACTGAAAAATCAAACTCTGCACGAGTCTGTGGATGCTCGTAGACTTTAATACCAGCATCTTTAAGTAGTTGAATTGTATTGTCTGTACTTCCAGTATCGACTACAACGACATCATCAAATTTCTCTGCATTCTTGAGAAACTTTTCAATATTTTTTTCTTCGTTCTTTGCGATTGCGTATAGTGTAACTTTCATTTTAATCCTCACTTGTTGTTTTTAATAATTTCTGATTTATTAGGACCCCATCCACTATGAGGATTGATGAAGGTTTGATAGAAGTCGTATGTACCGCGAATTATCAGCAGTGTAATTATTTTGATTGAATCCTGGATAACCCATTAAAAACAATCCAGGAGGATTTTTAAGTGTAACCATTAAGTTACACTCTACCAATCTTGCCTTAATTCCTTCTTTATGTAAAAGTTTAAGTACAATATCACTCATACTCAAACAATATCCAGAACCTGCTTCGGTCATTCCAGATTTATGAAGACCATCTACAACTCCCTTAATAATGTTAAAATATTCAGTTTCAACTACAGGATGATTTTTCATAATTATTTTTCCCAAGCATTATCGTAATGATGTAAAGCAGTTGTTTTTTTATAACCAAGAGTTTTGAAAATATTTTCTATTTCATGTTTTTTATCACCAAGATGTAATTCTTCATATTCAATTCTTTGAATATCATAATTATTCCAATCTGTTGTTAATAAAATTTCAGAGTCAATTCCTTCAATATCCAATAGTAACCAATCCAATTCCTTGATATCATACTTTTCAAATAATTGATTTATAGTTATACAAGGAACTTCAAAATATCTAATTCCGTCACTTGGATAATAAATTTCAATATGAGACTTCACACAAGAAGCGACATGGTACATTGGACCATCATTTTGATGATAATAAAGTTTTAATGTGTCTTCATTGTAAGAAGGAACTTTAATTGCAACATTCTCAATAACAGAATTTTGATATTGAGAATAGCAATTTTTTAAATTTCCAATATGTAGTGGATTTGCTTCAACAAAAAGTCCAAATTCTAATTCATTATAATTTTCTTTGAGATGTTTAGATAAATCATCATCACCTTTATTAGAACCAATTTGAACTACTTTCATAAAAACTTTTTCCAATCAATACAAGGTGATAATAAATCTGCTTGACAATGTGTAGAATAACCAGGAAGTGATGATATTAAAACTCTTCCTCTCTGTGCTAACTCCAGAAATTTTTGGTGGTCCGCAGAAGGTTCCACACCTGTAGAATATTTAGTGTGCGTGTAAAAGTCCTCTACAAGAGTTGAATACTTCACAGCAAATGTATTGGTTGTTGAAGGAGTTGCCATCCAATGACAAGAATCTGTAAATAAAACTTTAGTTCGGAACTCTGCATAATACTCACCATACTTGTCTCTGTGGTCGTACAAGGTCGCATAAGAGATGGGAAGGGCGAATGCCTCTAACAGAACTTTATCCCACCCTGGTTGATGAATATAATCATCTTCCAAGAAGTAAATGATATCATCTTGAGAATGATTTTGTGTTTTAATATACTTCAAAGTTTCTATAAAGCTCTTTGCTTCTCCGCCGCAATTGATCGTATATATATTTTCTTCATTTGATAGGAAAGTATCTTCTATCTTTCCATAATGTTCGTCATAAATGATTGCGTATTTTGTTGTTTCTGGATTGAGAGTATTTTTGAAGTTTTGGAATACCTTTTCTTTGTCCCACCAAGAAGGTCTTTGTTTTCCAGGACTCTCTTGAATTTTGGAATAATAGCAATGTCTCAAATAAACATTAATTTTTGTCATTTCTAAAAAGGATAATTGGGTGTTTGTATTGTTGTTTCTCCTGGTTCATCATATGCATAAAATCCATATTGAATAATCGTAAATAGATTAGCGTGCATAAACTCATCGTTCATTGTAGTAATACCATCAACCAGAAGACGAGAAACCATTAACTTCGCAACAGCAGGGTCAATTGCATATGCATGTGCCCGACCTATTTTACGAGTGAAAGTATCAGGTGATTGCATATGAATTGGAGTTGGTTGAACGGACATCCCATTATACTTCTGTTCCTTACAACCAAGATATGTGATTGCATTATAAAAAGGATAGGGACCAAAAAATTTCTCTACCATTATAGCATCGTGCTCTAATATAACGATAGGTCTATCTATTGTGATACAATGAAACCACAAACTAAAGTGAGATAAGCAACACCCAATTTGAGATGGTGTCATAAATTTATGATTGACCTTCAACCATTTCAAGTAATCTTTGTCTTGAAGATGTTTCGGTATTACAATTTCTCCAGAAGAACCATCAAAACCTTCCCAAAGAGTATAAGGTTGCTCTACTGCAATACAACTCTCTATACATCTTTGAGTTAAGGTCTTTGAAGTTTCATTATTTGGTAGAGTAATAATATAAGTATTTTCTATAAAAGAATTCTCTGTTGGATAAAAACTTTCTAATGTTCGCTTCATTCTAAATTGCCTGATATTGAAATTCTATAATCATCACTTGTAGAAAATGGATAGACGCAATGAGATAAATGTGCTGGGAACAATACTATTCTACCACACCAATCCTCATTGACATATAAGGTTTCTAAAGTAAGTTGTCCTAAAATATTTGGATAGATGAATTGGAAAGTTGATGCTGCTTTTGCTTTTGTATCTTTTACATGAGCCGCATTCAACTCTTCTTCTACTTTGTATGGAATTTTTAACCAGCAAACAAAACTAAAAGTGCTGCTGTGATGGTGAATTGGATTAAACTCATTCTTCTTTTGAAAATTGACCCACAGATGAGTGAGTTTAAAGTCACTTGGTTTTTTGTAGAAATTCCAATAGTCTGTATATGACTTACACATTTCATTGAGATATGGTTGCAAAACTAACATAGACTTTTGCAACTCATATTGATTTTCTATATTTCCTGCAAGACCATTATTGTAATTTGAATGAGAATGAAAATCAGAAGAGATTTCATTTACTTCATTCATTACTTGATTATAAAGTTCTTCTGGAAGAACACCAGATGTGACACCGGGATTTGGTAATGATATATGACTAAACATAGGTTTTTAATTTCTCCAAATCATATTCATTCCACCAAGACTTCCAATCAATAAAGAAGTCTCTATCATATTCTCCTTGCATATGTAGTGCTAAAGAAGGAATTGGAGTAAAGCAGAAATGTCCTCTTTCATAATAAACCCTACAAATACTATCCATTTCCATCGTTTCACTTACCTCACTTGTTCCCATTTTGTGGAACAAGTCCCAGTGCTTTCTAATAATATCAACATGAGTCATTAAAGTCACTGCTACATGAAAATTAGTTCTCCAATATCTATCTTTTGATACTACAAGATGACAAGGAACTGCAGTGTTTTCTGCTTCGTGATACTCTGCTGGCTTATTGAATGGAAAGATACTTGCAGGAGAACCTAGATTACAACTAAACTGATTAATTGCATGTATCATCAGTTCAACAGAGTCTTGTTGATGAAGAAAATCATCTTGAACATAATAGACCCAATCTTTTCCATAATCTCTTCCATGTTCGTAGCACCTCAAAATAGATGGCATAATACCATAAGTCTCAAGATGGGTTAGATTAACTTTGAACTTTGCAATGCTGATAAGTTTTTCTAAAATATCTAAAAATTCTTTGTCCGAGTGGTCATCAAAGATTTGAAGTTCTATTTCATAATCTGGATAATGTTCTTGTGCGTAATTGAGACTATCAATCAAAGAAAAGATACACCTTGAAGAAACTTCGATCTTTGGTGCTTCACAATATCTTCCAGAATCTTTATCTCGGTTTCCTTTTGAATGAGTCTGGACGACAACTAACAAATGAGTTTTCATATATCAAACTTGGAATAAAGTTTTATATTCTCTTCTCCTATTACTTCAATAGGATTTTGTGAAATTTTGGCAAGATTTGGACGAATATCATGAAGCCCTCTAAGTCCCCATTCTTCGTCCTTTTGTTCTCCACAAGCATTTTCAATGTTATTGAAAGTATTTGTATGAGATGGAACTTCTAAAAACTCATAGATTTTACTCAGTTCTTCTTCTGGATTATTGACTAGAGCATTATATTCAACTAAATGAACCCAATCTGGATATTTGTTGAGTCCATAAACCATACTCTCATAAGAAGGAGCAACATAATATCTCCAAATATATTCTGCACGATTATTATTTGTAATTGGTAGATTATCATTCCTTAAATGATTATCAATGAAATTATCATAGTGCTTTGACCTTTCTATGAGTGAAATATAAGATGTAAGAACTTCTGGAATAGAACGATAAGTTGCTACAATTTTTGGTTTGTTGGAAAGAAACATTTGAACGGTATCAAGATTCTTTCCCCAAAACCGATGCTTATCTAGAATTGTTGATTTTGGAATGTGATTATAAAAGTTTGCAAGAACTGCCTTATAGACATTATACGAAATTGCCTTGCGGTCAAAGGTAAATTGGATATCTAAAGTATTAAATGATTTCTCAATATCAGTTACTACATCACCTAATGGAGATGTTGGTGATACATAAATGTCTGGATGTTGATTGAGAAGTGACCCAAGTAATGTAGAACCACTTCTTGGAAGTCCTCCAAGAAAATATAATGTCTTCATAGTTTATTTCTTTCTTATTATGTATTATATCACAGGATCGATGTATGTGAGTGCTACCGAAAACCTATCTCCACTAGAAACTTGTTTCCAGTTGGTTCCTCCTGCGAATGTAGTGATTGGAGTTGATTTACTAGTACCAGAACCATTGATTCCCTGTTGTCCATTAGAATTATCACCCCAAGTCCATAAAGTTCCATCGGTCTTGATTGCTATTGTAATACGACATATATTAGAACCACTACAACCAACTTGTTTCCAGTTGGTTCCTCCTGCGAATGTAGTGACTGGAGTAGATGCATCGTTTCCAGCACCAGATCTAGTGATTCCTAGTTGTCCCTCATAATTACGACCCCAAGTCCATAAAGTTCCATCAGTTTTGATTGCTGCTGTATGATAACCACCACCAGAAACTTGTTTCCAGTTGGTTCCTCCTGCGAATGTAGTGATCGGAGTGGATACATTAGTATTTGAATTGTTTCCTAATTGTGCAGAAGTATTATAACCCCAAGTCCAAAGAGTTCCATCAGTTTTAATTGCTGTAGAAAAACTACCTCCATTACTTATTTGACTCCAATTAGTCCCTCCAGCAAATGTTGTGACTGGAGTTGATCTATTACCAGTAGCATTAATTCCAAGTCTTCCAAAAGATCCATCACCCCAAACCCATAAAGTTCCATCAGTTTTGATTGCCGCTATATGGCCTCTTCCGGCAGTAACTTGTTTCCAGTTGGTTCCTCCTGTGAATGTAGTGACTGGAGTTGATTTATTATCTGTTGCAGCGTTTCCCATTTGTCCGACAAAACCACGACCCCAAGACCATAAAGTTCCATCAGTTTTAATTGCTACAGTAGAACGATAACCTCCAGCATTAACTTGTTTCCAGTTGTTTCCTCCTGCGAATGTAGTGACTGGAGTTAATTTATTGGTTGTTGTACTGTCTCCTAGTTGTCCAGTATTATTACTACCCCAAAGCCATAAAGTTCCATCCGTTTTAATTGCTGCAGTATGAGTGTCTCCACAAGAAAGTTGTTTCCAATTGGTTCCACCAGCAAATGTTGTGATTGGAGTGAGTTTACCAGTTGTTGTATTGTCTCCTAGTCGTCCATCAGAATTAGTGCCCCAAGTCCATAAGTTTCCTTCACGAAACAAATCAGCAGGAACAAAAACATTATCAAAACTATAAGTCAATCCATCATTACCTGTTACTATACTTCCATAGGTTGGAACATAAACACCAGCAGAAGATTTTCTTTCTATTTGAACTCCCCAAAAATCAAGAACAAGATTTGTATTGTTATCAGAATATAAGTCAATAAAACTTTTTGCGGTTGCTGTTGGAACTCCACTTGTAGTTACTCTTACCCACTGATTAGTAATTAATTGTGATGAGTAATCAACTGAAGGACTTCCATCTGCTAAATCAGTAAATGCACTACCAGTTCCACTAATTCTCCTTACAAAAAAACTTGTCGTATAAGTATCAGTTCCGTTGGGAGTGAATGAAGGAAAATTAACTCTTAATAATGCATTAGTTGTATTATTGCATGTAAATCTAATTGCTGTATTTGTTCCATCAGGTGCAGTTATTCCTGTAGTTATTGTTGCACCTGCGGGAAAATTATTAATCCACGTAACAGTCCCTTCATAAGTGGAATATGCCACTAAATTTTCTCTATTGTTGATAAAATTATAAAATACTGGCATTTCTTTTATTTTGGAGGAATCTCTACAAAAACAACTGGAGTATTCATTTTTTCACTCCAGTTTTGAAGATATTGTTTAACTTCAGAATTCATTTCTTTATTATTTATTGGAAGAACTTTTAGATATTGACCATCTCCACTTCCCTCAACAGAGACCAGAACATCACACTTATCAGGTCGCATTTCTTCTGGTAGTAAATGCTGCGTCCAAGCACATTGATAGTCTCTACAAGATTCTGGTCGTGCCTTATGAACTCCACAACCATTACATTCCAGATACTTACAAGACTTTCCTGCACCAAACTCCCAAGCAAAAGCATCACCAATCAACCAAGTACAACAAGCAGTACATTCTCCACATTCACGAAACATAATCATCCTCCTTATAATAGTAAGTATATGAATCAAAAATTCCCGGTTGGTATATTGTTTTTGGATTTGAATTTGGATTACTTCCAATCCAAAGTTCTCTATCTATACGATAATCACTATAAAGAAACTTATGGTCTAGTGTTTGGATATGTTTGGCATTGGACCACCAAAAATTTCCAGTAAAATTATAAGTTCCTTCTAATGGTTTGGTGGTTGTACCATCAGACCATAAAGTTTCTCCCACAGAATTTAGATTTGAACCAACACAATCATATTCATCCAACATTTCCACACACTCTTTCCACCTATCAATTACAAAATACTCCATCATCAATCTCCAAGCATTTGCAATCAAAGTTCCTTTGCTTGCTCCCTTAGTGTGAAAATACAAAATTTTATAATCCGGATTTTCATGCGCAAAATCTTTTAATGCAATCATCGTTTCCGTTTCTTCTGTCCAATTTTTATTGTAAACGACTTTTGCTTTTGTTGGTATATAAAACATTTCTTGGCTGCCATTTACTCCAATATGAAAATGATCTATTTTATTCATTAGACCAGATACAAATAATCGATTAATCTGTTGTTGGTAGATAAATGCGGAAATTTCATTTTGAAATGTATGATAAAAAACTGCTAACTTCATGTATGATACACCCCACCATTTTCGCCAGACATCCCCTTTACCATTGTAAGACCAAGATTTGGAACACTAATGATATTGTTCTTGTTTATAAATCGATAAAGTGAATGTTCTACATCAGTTCCAGAAGTAAATTGTATCATTTTTTCCATATAAGTAAATGCCCCTTCAAGAGCCTCAACCGCTTCATTAAATAAAACTCTATCAAAAGACCAAAGACCAGTATTCATCATACCTTTTGCACCATATAAGTATGCATAGACATTTTCAAGATTACTTTCATTGAAACTTTCACCTTCTTCCAAAAGATAATCGTATTTTTTTACAATATATTTTCCTTCCAGAAACTTACTTTCATAATCTTTAATATCAAAATGATCATTCAATAAGTATCTACCAGTAAGTTTAAAAACTCTTTGACTATCAGTGAATAGATTGTGCTGTTTAATTTCATAAAGAGTATTGAGTAATCCTCTTGTTTCCAACAATGATTTGCCATAAGTAATCAATTCTGGTCTTTCTTCAAGATTTTCATAAATTTGCTTTAGTACTGGTTCATCATAAAACTCTAAAAACAAATCTGATTTTTCTTTAAGAATATCTTTTTGTTTCTCATCAATAGGTTTAGAAGAACACTCAAATAAAACCACATAAGACTCTGAAACTTTCTTACGAATACATTCAATCGTTTCTAATGTTTGATTGAATCTCTGTTCTTCATTATAAGCACTAAACTCATCCTCTTTAAAATGTTTGAGTGCTGAACCGACTAAAAATAAAAATTTCATAAGTAATCTGTATTAAAACTAATAATAATTCTTTCTTCTGTTTCTTCTTCCGTATAATGAACTAAATCACTTGAGAAGATAACCAACAATCCAGGATAAGGTTTAATTGATGTATCTGGAAAAATGAGTGGAGTGCTTCCAGAAATATAAAATGCTCCACTTATAATACTTTCTCCATGATTATGTGCTTTGAGTTTATTTCCTGGTTGTGAGATATTGAACCAACTATTGATAAACTTTAGAGGTGAAATCTCATACTTATTACAATACAGTCTAACATATTGCTTAAGAACATTTCTTAATCCAGTCAGTTCTGAATACATTAAAGTAGGCATTCCATGATTATAAGTAGAAACACCTTTTGTTATAAGTCCGTGAGAAGCAGTTTCTATTTCAAGAAGTTTGCTCTTGATGGTATTTAGATTTAAAAAAGAAAGATTATATTCCTCTATCATTCAAAAACTCTCCTAGTTGCTTCAGTGGTTCATCCCAGTTTCTTGGTTTCTTTTGTCGGAACAGATGAATATTATCTCCATACCACATACACTTTCCTGTAGAGGAAGTCCAAACATAATATTCCATAATAGGAACAAAGACACAGACTTCTTTACCCATTGATGCTGCTACATGTGCCACAAAACTACAAGAAGTCACTACCAAATCAAGGTTCTTGATGATTGAGAATGTGTCGGCATATTCTCTATTAGGAACTGATAGTGATTGTTTGATTTCGGGATACTCATTGGCATCCTTATTATCACTGTGAGTTTGAAGTGAATAAAGTGAGTATCCTTTGTTTCCAAGAACACTCATATAGTCTTTGAGTTCTACTGAACGGAAAGTGTTCTGCTCGAACCCAGAACTAGAAGCCCAGAACATTCCAACCTTATATCCAGTGTCTTCTTTTATCCACTCCCATTTCTTATCGTATTCTGGGAGTGTTTGGAGATAAGGTTCTCTTCCCATATCTTTGAGTTGCAGATTGAGATAATATGGAAGTGCCAGACCATAAACCCAGAAAGCATCTTTAGGAAACTCTGGTTTATCCCAAATACAAACAGCATCATATCCATTATGTTTGAAGAGTTCTACAAGTTCTCTGCGAGTAGAACTCCAAATTGGTTTCATTCCCAAGTCTTTGAGGTGTTTCATAAACCGAATATGAATGACTTCATCACCGGCGCCACATTGATTATCTACAATGATCGTTCTTCCTGGCGTCACTGTTCCATCCCATTTTTCAAAATCGGGATGTTTTTGATTCTTATATGCTTCTACTTCCCCTGCTTTGAGAAAGTGTTGAAGTCCCGTATGAATATCATCCTTACGGAAATAATGTCCTGATAGATTATGATATGCTTTTCTTTCAATCTCTTCTGGTAGTTTATATTTGAGAAGATTGAAGAGTAGTTTTTCTGACTTCTCTTTTTGATTGAGTGCAGAATACGCGAAGGTTTCCTCAAGAAGCAATTCAGTATCTTGCGGATTTATCTTCTTGCACTTATCAATTTGGGTAATAGATTTCTCTGGATGATTTGATTGATTATATGCATTAATCAAATTCATAGAGGTCGTATATTTTTCTTCTTTTGTTTGTGCTAATTTGAGAGACTTTTCTCCATACTCAATTGCCTTGGAGAAGTTCTTAAGTTCAAAAAATATTTTTGCTACATCATTATATTGAGAAAAAACTTGTGCTTGTTTTCCAAAGGCATCAAGTAATTCGAATGTTAGTTGCTGTTCTTTAAATGAATATAATGTCTTTGCTACCAATTCAAGTGGGTTCATATTGAATAATTTATTTTGTAGGTATTTAGATACCTCATAAATTGTCAGAGCTTTTAATTGTCGCTATATGACCACCTCCAGCTGAAACTTGTTTCCAATTGGTCCCTCCAATAACTGTTGTGACTGGAGTGGATCTAGTAATTGTGTCATTAGTTCCAAGTCTTCCACTATTACCACTACCCCAAGTCCATAAAGTCCCATCAGTCTTGGTTGCTACTGTATGACCCTCGCCAGTAGAAACTTGTTTCCAGCTAGTTCCCCCTGCAAATGTTGTAACTGGAGTTGTAAAATTGCCAGATGTGCCCCCATTTCCGAGTCTTCCAAAACTAGCATAACCCCAAGACCATAAAGTTCCGTCATTCTTCACTGCCGCTGTATGGGTATCTCCAGCAGAAGCTTGCTTCCAGTTGTTCCCTCCAGCAAATGTTGTAACTGGAGTACATCTGTTGGTGAATCCACCATCTCCTATTTGCCCCTGTGCTCCGCGTCCAAAAGTCCATAAAGTTCCATCAGTCTTTATTGCGACATTATGATGAAAGAAAGCATGGACACTTCTCCAATTAGTTCCTCCAGCAAGTGTTGTGACTGGAGTAGATATTGCAACTGTACTATTAATTCCAAGTTGTCCGTAAGTTCCATCCCCCCAAGTCCATAAAGTCCCATCAGTCTTGGTTGCTATGACATGACGATATCCGCCACTAACTGTTCTCCAATTAGTTCCTCCTGCAAATGTTGTGACGGGGGTAAGTTTGTTTGTTGCCGTATTGTCACCAAGTCTACCAAATCCCCCTGGACCCCAAATCCATAAAGTTCCGTCAGTTTTTATTGCCATCGTATTATTGAGTCCTACACTCAAATATTTCCAATCAGTTCCTCCTGCAAATGTTGTGACGGGAGTAAGTTTGTTAATTGTTGTATTGTCTCCAAGTCTACCACCACTATTATTGCCCCAAGTCCACAAAGTTCCATCAGTCTTGGTTGCTACAGTATGAAATCTTCCTGCAAAAACTTGCTTCCAGTTAGATCCTCCTGATAATGTTGTGATTGGGGTTGATTTATTGGTTGTTGTATTATCTCCCAAAACTCCACTATTACCGTATCCCCAAGACCACAACTCCGGAGTCTTTCCAATTTGTTGAGCAATATTTGGATAAACACTCATTAAGTATTCTTTGGTAATTAATTTATTACCAAGGTCAGTTCCAAAACTATCCCCAAAATTAGTTACTGGATTTGGCATATCACTCTATTGGTGGTTGAGGAATTTCTGGAAGTTCTCTCACAATCACATCATAAACCTCATCAATTGTCGTGCAAGCATCAATCTCTTGAAGTTTTGCAAGTTCCCAATCAAATGCATCTTGAACTACTTTATCAATTTCACTGATAATAGTTTGAAGATTTTCTGTGGTAACTTCTAACCAAGCATTGGCAAACTTATAATTATGAGGACCTGGTGCTGCACTTAACTTACTTGCTAGCATCAACCTTTCTTCTCTTGAAGTTGATACTTGAACTGAATTACCATTAATATCTAAGGCAATTGTCGTATTTTCTTTTTCTTTTCTATATGGAGCAACTTCTTGCTTACGAATTACTTTGACTTCTTCTAGACTCTTATCAATAATTGGATAAGTAAATACTACTTTGATTGGAGTACCATCTTCTTCAATAATTTCCCAAGTAAGATTTCCGATGTTGTGATACTTTGGATCATGTTCTGGAATTACTTTTTCAATTGGCAGAAGATGTGTAAGACCATCACTAAAATGAATTGGAAGGTCTGTATAACTTTGTGGAGAAATTCTTTCTTCTACTTCAAGGTCTTCCAAATCGGCATTAATGTATTTCACATTAAATCCCATTGGGCCAAGTTCTAATGAATTATTATGAATAAGTGCGATTTCCATAGCAATTTTTTAAGTATTTATGATATTGGTAGGTCTGGTGTGGTTCCAGAGAAGACTGCTGATGTATGTCGAAATTCTGCAGAAACTTGTTTCCAGTTAGTTCCTCCTGCAAAAGAAGTAACTGGAGTATTTTTTTGAATTGAATCATTGGCTCCAAGTTGAGCATAAGCAGATGAACCCCAGATCCATAAGGTTCCATCAGTTTTAATTGCTGCGGTATGAGAATCTCCACCAGAAATTTGTTTCCAGTTAGTTCCTCCAGAAAATGTTGTTGATGGAATTGATTTTTTGAGGGTTATCGTATTATCTCCCAATTCACCTCTAGCACCATAACCCCAAGTCCATAAGGTTCCATTAGTTTTAATTGCTGCTGTATGATATCCTCCAGAAGAAACTTGTTTCCAGTTGGTTCCTCCAGTAAATGTTGTGATTGGAGTGTTTTTTTGGATTGTTGTATTGTCTCCCAAATTCCCATAATTATTATAACCCCAAAGCCATAAAGTCCCATCGGTTTTAATTGCTGCCGTGAAAACACCGCCACCAGAAACTTGTTTCCAGTTGGTTCCTCCGGCGAATGTTGTGACTGGGGTTGATCTATGGACTGTGGTATTATCTCCTATTCCTCCGAATGAATTGCGTCCCCAAAGCCATAGAGTTCCATCGGTTTTAGTTGCTGCAATATGGCCACCTCCACAAGAAACTTGTTTCCAGTTAGTTCCTCCAGAAAATGTAGTGACTGGAGTACTTCTGGCACCTGTGGCGTTAATTCCTATTTGTGAATACTGATTCAGTCCCCAACACCACAAAGTTCCATCAGTTTTTATTGCTGCTGCATGATATTGTGCAGAAGAAACTTGTCTCCAGTTGGTTCCTCCAGCAAATGTAGTGACTGGGGTTGATTTTGTGACTGATGTATTGTCTCCTAATATTCCAAAGGAATTAATTCCCCAAGTCCATAAAGTCCCATCAGTTTTTATTGCTGCTTTATTTTTAAATCCACCGGCAACTTGTTTCCAGTTGGTTCCTCCAGCAAATGTAGTAACTGGAGTAGATCTATTACCAGTAGCGTTGATTCCCAATTGGCTAACATCATTACGCCCCCAAGTCCATAATTCATCACCAACCCACTGGTCTATCAACCAAGATTCAGTGACAAAATAATTTTCCAAATCTCCTTCTGGTGAGAAAAACTGATTAGGCATTTAACTTTTTCTCCAACTCTTCGATACGAACCTGTTGTTCTTTAATTGCTTCAATCAATACACCCACAAGATTTATAGGTATTTATCTGAAACTACAAAAAAATTAAACACCAAATCTTCCACGAGTAGCATTAAAGTTCTGTTGAACTTCTGATGCTGAAAGAACGCGATTATAAAAAACACATGAACTCATAAATCCATCAAAATTTACTCCGTTTGCACTAACGCTCTGTCCAATTTTTGCATTATTACCAGTACCAGTATAAGCACCTCCCCCAGTGTGAGAGTTGTCCAAAACACCATTTATATAAATTCTTTTTGCATATGTTGTGTTGTTTAATGTAAAAACAATATGATACCATGTTCCAGTACTTAAAGTTCTTGTCCCAGATAGATCATCAAAAAACATTCCAAAATAAAGACGACTATTTCTTTGATTTAAATGAAGAGCAGTTCTTGTACCAAATGAACCATGTTGCAATAAAACTTTATCACTAGAATCAACGCTAGTTGTGTTTATAGTATCAAAATTTACCCAAAAACTGATAGTCCAGTTTCCTTGAAAAAAAGAATCAGTTAATCCAGTTGGAACAATGTGATCATTACTGCCATCAAAAACAAGAGTTCCTCCATTAGAACCGCTGTAAAATGGGCCATTTGTCAAAGTTCCGGTATTACTATTACCACTCAAGTCTCTAAAAACACTGCCTCCATAATAACTTGATGTAAATGAAGTTGGTGTAGTTGTTCCTGATGGCACTCTTTCTACTTGAAGACCATCCCACCATATAGTTTGTCCAGTTCCGCCAGTGTCTGGTCCATCTAATCTTACATGAATATAAGCAATGGTCGCATCAGCCATTGTTACATAATAATTCACTCTTGTCCATTCTGTAGTAATATTAAAAGTTGTTGATGTTATTGTTAACCATGCACCATTAACAAATCCTGTACCTGAACTATTGGCACCAAATATAAAAATTTGTCCAGTTGTTGCAACATCTGCTTTGACATAAACACTTACAACCCAAGTCTGTCCATTTGCTGCTGGTGCAATATTCCAAGTAGAACTATTGTAAGTTCCTATATGTGGGTCATTTCCAGTTACTGCCATTTTCAGTGGAGTATTGCCAACTGGAGAACTTATTGTATCTCTTGAAATTGTACAAGCATTTAAACCAGCGGTTGAGCACCAAGTAAAAATATCAGTAGAATATTGAAACTCATTTTGAGAATAAGATTTCTTATTTGCTGGATCAAGTGCAAGAACCAACCCCGTCTCTGATGTATCTGGACCGCTATAAACTCCCATTAGATTCCAAACCTCCCTCTTAATGCGTTAAAATTTTGTGAAATTTCATCAGCACTCAATGCAGCATTATACATTTTTACGCATCCAACATTGTTTTCTGAATAGTAATAAAAGGCACCAGTATTTCCATCTCCCGCACCACCTAATCTTAAATCATCACTAGTTCCAGAAAAAGCAGTAGATGTTAAGGTATCAGTTTTCTTAAGAACTCCATTTAAATATGTCTTAAAAGTAGTCCCAGATTTTGTTACTGCAACATGAAACCATTGACCTTCAATAATGTCAGTTCCGGATGTTCCTAAAGATAAACTCGTTAGATTTTTTATTGTTGGTCCGGTATTATCCCAAATATAATACAACAAAGAACTGGCATTATATAAAAACATACTGTGGTATCCTCGATAAGTGACTAAAACACTTTCTCCCTCACAAGTATCGTATAGTGTTGGATTTCTATCATTAATTCTTGCCCACACTTCTGTCGTATGGTCATTATACAGATATGTATTGGAAGCAAGAGCACCAGAAGCAGTTACACTCATATTACCACCAATCTTATATGCACCAGTCATTGCCCTAGAAGTTACGGTTCCCATATTGGCACTTAAGTTATAAGTTCCTGCTCCACCAGTTCCCGTTCCAAACGATGAAATTGTAAGAGCTGGTGTTAATCCGGTGTATGATAGTGCCATTCCATTTGTAATGGTTCCACTTGAAACTGCAGATACTGTAAGAACTGTTCCTGAAATAGATCCAGTAAAGTCTGCAAAGGTTTCATTGCGATCAAATCTTATAGAGTTAGTTGTTGCATCGTAAGAGATATATTGTGGTTGATTAATTGTATGAGAATAGTTTGAGATTGTTGATGTTGCTGTTGTTGGTCTTGTGACTGTTGATGCTACTGTTTGAACATATGGTGATGCTGATGCTTGCGACCCCCTTTCGACTTGCCATCCCCACACATAAACATTGTGTCCAGAGACATTGGAAGTTCCTTGATCTCTTACATAAACTCTAGAAACCGCTCCAGTATTATCTCCACTATTATAGGTAACAATTGCTCTATACCAACCATCTGGATATTGAATTAGTTGTGAAGTTGCAGTTGTTCCCGCAGTTGTGGTTAAATATGTTGTTGGACTGGAACCCCAAGTAATCTCTAAAACTGCCTGCCTAAAAGTTCCTACAGTAAAATATAAATTTATTGTACTTTTTGGACTAGTTCCAGACTTAAGAAAAACTGAAAATGTATAGTTTGTATTTGTAGTTACTACTAAGTTTTTATCGACATTGCAAGTATTTGAACCTCCATTTGTGGTTGAAGTTAAAGTATCTGCAGTTAATGTTCCGTTAGGAGAAACAATGCTATTTGTTGTTATTGATACGTCACTTGAGAAACTATTCTGCGATATGTCTTCACTGTAAGTTATTAAATTTTCACTGCCATTATAGCATTTCTGAATGTTTCCGAAGTCCAAGTTGAGTAACAAATTTCGTGTTACTATCTGTGGCGAATGAGAGAGTCCCATTAGATTTCAAACCTCCCTCTAAGTGCATTAAAGTTTTGTGAAATTTCTGCTGTTGTTAGAGCTCTATTATAAACTTGAACATTACTTATTGATCCCTCAAAATTATGATACCCTGTAGATGGTGTATTTAATGATGCAGTATTACCAATATCAATATTGTATATTTGCACTGTAGCAGTTCCAACTGTTAAAGTTGTTGGTGAAGATGCATTTAGATACCCATAAGCAACAGAACCATTCCAAGTTACTACTGCATTATACCAAGTGTTTGTATTTACTAATGTGTTTGATATTGGGGTATTTGTGCCCCTAATAGCAGCAACACATTTATTTGTATTTGTGCCATAAACAGTAGATGTTCCAGCAACAAATATTCCAAATGTCGCTCCAGTTGCAATACCGCCACTTCTTCCGAAAATATGATAAGAACAATTTCCACCATTCAATGCATCACTTCTTGATTGTGTTGGAGAAACTGGAAATTTAAACCAAGCAGAAACACTCCAAGATCCATTTGTATCTGCAAAAAGATTATTAGCAATTGTAAAACTGGAATTGCCATTTGTTACATAATCATCAACTCCATCAAAAACAATAGATCCACCATTAGAACTATTGTAAGTAGGACCATTAGTTAAAGTTCCAGTATTACTATTACCACTCAAATCGGTCCAAGTCGCTCCACTTCCGGGATAACTCTTTGTATTTCCAGCATCAAGTGCTAATACAAGACCATTTGTAACTGTGCCGGGATTATAAGCAACTGCCATTATGAAAAATCCTTTTCCTTCAAACTCTTAATTTCTTCCTTAAGGATATTTATTTGTTCTTGCTGTTCTTTGATTGCTTCAATCAATACGCCAACAATATTTCCATAAGATACTGACTTAAGACCATCTTCGTTTTCTGCAACAACTTCTGGAAGTACCTTCTCAATATCTTGTGCAATCACACCAATTGAAGGTTGACTATTTTCATCTTTCCACTTATATCTTACACCCTCAAGTTGAGTTACTAAAGATAGTGCATTTTTAATTGGTTGAATATCAGTTTTTTGTGTCCTATCAGATAGTGACGTAAATACTGTTGCGGATAATGTTCCTGTTGATGGATTAAAAGTGCATTTTGTACTTGATACATATGCTGTCGAATAAGTACCAGAAGTTGCATTGGCAAATGTTGGATAATAAGTTGCGTTTGTTGTTGTATCATTTGAAAGAGTTGCACCACCACTAATCGTAGCCCAAGTCTGGTCTCCTCTCAAATATGTTGTCGCGTTGGCAGTTCCTGAAGCAAGAACTCCAGTAGGAACCGTTCCCGTAGAAAGGTTTGATGCATTTAAAGAAGTTAAGGATGCTCCAGAACCACTAAAACTAGTGGCAGTGAAAACTCCAGCACCAGATAAAGTAGCAATACTGGTAGTTCCAGCATACCATTTGAATTGAGATGATGAATCGGGAACAGAAGACCATAAAGTATTAGATTCAATACCAAACGCATAATCAACAGTTGCTCCACCTATACCCGAATATAAAAGTATTTTTGTACCAGCACTTCTTGTAGTAAATGTAGGAGCAGCAACACCATTTGAATTAAAATCAATTCTATTTCCGGTATTGCCATTCAAATAAATTTGACCACCACCAGTTGTTGTGGAGTTTGCTTGAGTTGATATAATTTGGGAACTAAAAGTTTGATTTGCGGACCAAGTATTTGCACCATCTAATAAAGGAATTGTGTTTCCAGATGTTCCGGTGTTCTTTCCATCAAGTAAATCTGCGTTAAGATTAGTTACTACTGTAGTAGAAGAAACTGTGAGTGGTGCAGTTCCTGTTGCTACCGTTGATACAAATCTTAGTGATGTTGTTACTCCTGTAATATTAGTATCACCAGTAACTTGGAGTTTTGATGTTGTACTTGTCGTTCCTACACCAATGTTGCCACCATAAGGACCAAGTAAAACTGTACCATTTGCGTTTACATCAATACTTGGAATACCAGAAACATCATTAACTGAGAATATGGAACCTGATGTTAGGTTATTTGTAATACTGAATAACTGACCTGCGGAACCTTCCCAAGAAAGAGTACCTGAATTTAACTCATATGCCTTTTGAGTAATGTGTTGTCCTGTTGAAGAACCAGCAGCAACAAGAAGATTTCCAAGAACATGAAGGTTTTGTAGTGGATTTGTGGTTCCGATACCAGTATTACCAGAAACATAAGCACCACCAGTTACTTGTAATCTTTGTGATGCTGTTCCTGTTGATGTTGCTGTTCCAACTAATACTGGTCCATTAGTGAATGTAGAAACTCCGGAGACACTTAATTGATTCGTAAATAAAGATGTACCATTAAAAGTAAGATTTGCAGATCCTGTTGGATCATTAGATCCATCTTTATAAACAACTTGATTTGCAGATCCTGCTACTGGACCAGCGGTTCCTTGAGTGCCCTGTAATCCCTGAGTACCCTGAAGTCCTTGAGTTCCTTGAGAACCTCCTAAACCTTGTAATCCCTGAAGTCCTTGGGTTCCTTGAGAACCTCCTAAACCTTGTAATCCCTGAAGACCTTGAGTTCCTTGAGAACCTCCTAAACCTTGTAATCCCTGAAGACCTTGAGTTCCTTGAGAACCTCCTAAACCTTGTAATCCTTGAAGTCCCTGAAGACCTTGGGTTCCCTGAATACCAGCAGCAAATGGAGTAGTCCAACTTACTCCAGCACCAGTTGATACAAGAATAGACCCAGCAGCACCTACATTATTATAAAAATCATTAAGACCAGAACGAATTCTTAAGTTTCCACCAACATCTAATTTTTCAGTTGGATTTGTGGTTCCTATACCAATATTAAAGTTTTCATCACCAACTAACCAATATTTACTTGGGTTTTCATCAGTTCTTACACCAACAGCAAATTGAGTGTCTTTGGTGGTGTTTGGTGAATCAAATAAATCAGGACCAGGACCACCCGAACCAATTATAATTTTTCTAGATGCTGCTGTGGAAATTCCACTTAGTGGTCCAAGGTAGATATTATAATTTCCACTTTTGTTGCTGTTTCCTGCACGATTGCCAAAGAAGTTGTTGTGGTATCCATCAATATTATCCTCTCCTGCAAAAACACCGAGGAAATTATTAGCATTTCCATTAATATTATTATATCCTGCAAAAGCATTCAAAAAGATATTACTACTTCCACTAGTGTTATTATATCCTGCAGATTCTCCTATGAAGATATTAGTACCTCCATCAATATTATTATTTCCTGCAAAACCACCTAAGAATTGGTTCGAATATCCAGAAGTAGTATAATTACCAGCACCAATGCCCATAAAAATGTTATTAAATCCATCAGTAATGGAGGAACCAGTAGTATTATCACCTATTCTTATGTTAGTATTTCCATATTGATCGATGCCAAATCCTAATACTCCATTAATTTGAAGTGCTGTTGTTGGATTTGTGGTTCCTATACCGACATTATAAGAACTATTACCATAAATCCAAGCAGTACTTCCTGAACCAATAACTAACTGATTACTTCCATCGGGAATAGGAGGACTAGAAGTTGGACCATAACTATCTGATGGACCAATAAGAACATTATTACTACCACTAGATAGATAAACTCCTGCAAATTTGCCAATAGCAACATTATTAGTTCCAGAGGTATTAGCAGCTCCTGCATTATTTCCAAAGAAGATATTATTAGATCCTTGATTATTACTTCCTGCACTCTCACCAATAAAGGTATTGTAAGAACCATCAGTATTATTATATCCTGATTGAGGACCTATAAAGATATTAGAAGTTCCTCCAGCATTATTATATCCCGCATTAGGGCCAATAAATGTACTGTAATCACCACCATTATTAGCATTTCCTGCAGAAGGTCCAATAAAGGTATTGTAATAACCACCAGTATTATTATATCCTACTTCATAACCCATAAATGCATTGTAAGAACCACCAGTATTAGCATATCCTGCAGAAGGTCCAATAAAGGTATTGTAATCACCGCCATAGTTATTATATCCTGCACGCTCACCAATAAAGGTATTGTTAAATCCACCATTATTATAAACTCCCGCCCATCTACCTATAATGATATTGTAAAATCCATCAGTGTTATCATATCCTGCACCAGGGCCAATAACGGTATTGCTATATCCACCAGTATTAGAAAATCCTGCAGAACCCCCCATAAAGATATTGCCATTTCCACCATAGTTATTATATCCTGCACGCTCACCAATAAAGGTATTGTAATCACCGCCACTGTCATTAAGTCCTACTTCATACCCCAAAAATATATTTTTATTACCTCTATTAGATGTGTCATATAATGTAGTTTTATCCGCTCCGGTAAGGAATATATTATATTTTGCAGAAACATCATCATTAAATTTTAATACTTCATTAATATTAAGATGATAAGAACTATCACCATAAATCCAAGCAGTATTTCCTGAACCAATAACTAACCTATTATTGTCACTATAACCAACCAAGGCAGGAACTACACCAGGTGTTCCTGATGGTCCTGATGGTCCAATAAGAACATTACCAGTACCATCAGTTAAATAACGTCCTGCTTCTGTTCCTATAAGAATATTATCGGTCCCACCTGAAATATTTTCACCAGTTATATTATTACCAATTTTTATATTACTACCTGTAAATCCAAGAACACCATTAAGTTCAAGTTTTGTTTGTGGATTTGTAGTTCCTATACCAACATTTCCATTTAATCTATAGATATTATCACCAGTTCCAGCAGTCCACCTTGATGCTACAAATGGACTTCCGTTTTGATAGAAAGTTCCACTAAAATCAATATCACCACTAACATCAAGTTTATTATCGCTAACTTGAATTGCACCAGCAGCAAGTCTTACTCCATTAGGAACTTGAGTAGAACCAATACCAACGCCATAGTTAAACAACCAAGCATCAGTAATACCAGCGCCAATATCACCACCCCTAAACCACATAATTTTCTTATATGTGTCTGGGTTGGTTTCTCCACCAATCGCAAGACTTACAAGTGGAGTTCCTTCAGTTGATGCAATTGCAATACCACCATGACTCGCTGTTGCATCGCTTGGTGAGAATGAAGTACCAATACCAAGAACAATGTCAGCATCAACTACTGTAAGTTGTTGAGTGTTGAGTTGTGCTGATGTTCCGCCAATTGTAATACTTCCATCAACATTTAAATTGCCGTTGATATCAGTATTGTTGAGAACAGTTAGTGTATGAGTAACTAATTCTGTTCCATTAAAAGTGAGATTAGCAGAACCTGTTGGATTATTTGAACCATCTTTATAAACAACTTGATTTGCAGATCCTGCTACTGGACCGGAAATACCTTGCGATCCTGTTGTCCCTTGTAATCCCTGAGTACCCTGAAGTCCTTGAGTTCCTTGAGAACCTCCTAAACCTTGTAATCCCTGAAGTCCTTGAGTACCTTGAGTTCCTTGAGAACCTCCTAAACCTTGTAATCCCTGAAGTCCTTGAGTACCTTGAGTTCCTTGAGAACCTCCTAAACCTTGTAATCCCTGAAGTCCTTGGGTTCCTTGAGAACCTCCTAAACCTTGTAATCCCTGAGTACCCTGAAGTCCTTGGACACCTTGAATACCTGCAGCAAATGGAGCAGTCCAACTTACTCCAGCACCAGTGGAGACAAGAATAGACCCAGCAGCACCTACATTTCCATAAATGTCTCTTAAAGAACCATCAAGTTCTACTAAACCAATAAAAGTAGATACGCCAGCTATTATTATATCACCCCTTACATCTAATTTTGATGTCGAACTTGAAGTTCCGATTCCAACATTACCAGTGGCACTAACAACAAAAGGAGTTGCATCTGGATTTGCTTCATCTTCAACAACTAAAGCATTGCCAGAACCTGTTTGAGTGATTCTTAATGCATTTGAGGAACTATTAGCTGATATTGATGATGCATCAATTAAATTTACGCTATTGATTCTTATCGATGCTATTCCTGCAGATGGTTGGGTAACTGAAAAATTCTCATAAAAATCAAATGTTGTTGCAGTTCCATTTCCAACATTACTACCATCCTGTCTTATAAAAACAGCATCGAGTGTTCCTGCCCCAACATCAGTTACAGGTAACCAAGTCCATGAACCAGATGGACCTCCGGAAGATAAAACATAATTAGCACCTCCGGGATTATTATTAAAATCATAAATTCTTTCACTAATTTTTACTGAACCCTTAACATCTAAGTTTTGGGTGGGATTTGTGGTTCCTATACCAACATTTGAGAGAGTATGAATACCAGCATTTGTTGTGGACCATTTTGAAGCAGATACTCCGGATAATCCAGAACCATCTCCATAAAATTGGGATGCAGTTATGATTCCACTTGCATAAATGTTTGAGAAACTAACCGCTGTTCCTGTTGCAGTTACTCCTTTTTGCCCACTATAAACTGCCCCACTGATATAAACACTCTTTCCGGTAAAACTAACTCCATTGGGAAGATTTGTTCCAATGAAATTTAAAACTCCCGACTGATAATCAAAGAACCATTCGTCGTTATTACCAGAACCAGTAGCAAATACTTGAGTACCTGAAGCGGCAGCAGTAGCTGCATTTCCAGAGGTATGAATGTAAACTTTTATAAGATATGTTGAACCAATTTCTGGTGGAATCCAATCTGTTATATTTGTCTTCCAAGTCCTATTAGAAGATGCTGTAATATCTACAGTGCATTCAACGGGTAAGGATGTTGGATATAAGGTAACTATAGATGTGCTGCTACCTGGAATAGTTGTTGGGATTAAATTTGCCTGGGTCCAAACAGTATCTCCCCTTATTAATAGAGGACTTGAAATAGATTCGTTTACGGCGTCCTTTACGGAAGAAGTATCCGTTTTAGTTCTACCGTAACCAAGTTTTTTCCAGAGATAATCAATCTTCTGATCGTTTGAGATAGTCATCTTATGCAGCAGCTCCTATACTAAGACTTGATACTGATTGTCCAGATGTTAAGGCAATTCGAACAAGAACAACATTACCAGTAGCATTACTCATATTTTCACTTCCCAAAGTCATTGTATATCCACCACTGAGAGAAGTTGATGTGAGAATTCTATCCCCACTGGTGAAAGCACATCCATCAGAACCATTTCCACCAGATCCACTTCCAGGAACGCCAGAACCTGCATAAGTTGTATCTGCTCTTAACCAACCATTTAATCCACTTGTAGTATCTATACTTGTTCCGGGTGCAGCAATCCAGAGACCCGAAATTCCAGATGATGTAATATTAATATCAAAGTTAGCTACAGATTTTCTCCTGAAAGCAAAAGTGAAATACTGAGTTCCAGTATCGCCACTTCTGTTTGGACCAGTAGGTAGATATCCTGTCGAATAATCTGTTACATCATATTTTAATACGCCCAATCTTACTGTTGCTTCTTTTGTTCCAGCAACTCCTGGATCTGATGATTCACTATATGGACTATTTGTATAAAAATTAGTGGCACCACTATAAGATGGAGTGTTTGTAGTTGCAGCATTAAAATCAAATATTCTCTTACCATTATCTGTATAAGTTCCATCTCCAAGTCCTGAAGGAACTGCTATAGAAATTTCAGATATCCCAGATTGAGCTGCAGTATGAACTTGAATATTAGTTGAAATATCACTTGTGTAACTGGCAACTCCATTTACATTTCTTGCTCGAACTTTAACTCTATCAACAGTTCTTACACTTGAAGATGTGATGGGAACTGTTAGATTGCCAATTGCATATGGAGAAGAAGTACCCGTGTTTACTAAAGGTATTCCTCCGCTTAACATTGTTACTGCACCGTCAATCTGAGCATAAGTATAATCAGTATCATTTGTAGCCGCACTTGAAGTTCCTTCTTGGTTTGTTCCAGTGTCAACCTCTACGATATTTGATTGATTGGTGTATGCTTGTCCGACAAGATTTGTAACAGTTACTCCGGATAATGTAAGAGTTGGTGAACCTGTATTGTAATAAGGAATACCAGAAATATAGCGTTTTGTTCCTCCAGTTCCTTCCGATAAAGTCGCACCAGCAATACTCACCGTTGGTGATGCAGTCATATCATCTTTTACAAATTCAACAATATTTGTATTTCCAGTGGAGCTATGAAGCAACTGCATACTATTAACGCCAGTGCTTAAACTTGAAGCGGATTTGGAAACCTTTGCCTTGAATCCTTTATAAGCCCCAGGATAAAAAGTACTTGCTGCAAAAGTAACGGAAGATCCAGAAGAATTTAATAGTTGATAGTCGCTTTCTTCGGTAATTACCAAGCTCGTATAAGTTCCAGAGTCATCAGCATTTGTAAATGCTTTAGAACCATCTGCAGAACCATTTATGTTTGCCGTAAGAGTTCCACTACTTGCATTGTAAGCAAATGATGCAGTTGCTGTTGCTTCTGGAGTTCCATTAATTACACGATTGACATCATTTCCTGCAGATAAAGTGGTTCCTCCAGTATTATCAGTAAATCCTGAGGCAAGTTTTGGACTTGTTCCAGTACTAGTAACATTCGATAATGTTTTGCTACTTAATCCATCTGGAGGAACTGGGGCATCATCATAAACTTTAAGTGCTACAGTACCAGTAGCGGGAATAACTGCTGGGTTTGCAGTATTATGTGCGTTTAAAGTTAATGTAAGTGTATCTGTAGTAGTTGAACTATTCGTTCCTTGACCCCAAGTGTGCTGTAATCTATTGGCACTAACTCCAGCTCCACCATCTGCTGAGTCACTTGCGATAGAATCATTAGATGATCCATCACCCCAATTCATTGTATAGTTGACGGTTGCACCACTAGTATTTGTTGTATTGTTATCTAAGTATAAAGATTGTCCTTCTATAACATATAAGTCATTGCCTGAAAGAGCAGTTCCTCCACTAGAAGCTCTGTAAAGGGCAAATCCAACTACTGGATTTGGTGTATAAAGAGTAATGTAATCTGTCTTAGAAGTTGTAAATGAACTTCCTGCTCCAACTCCAGTATTATTTTTTGCGGTTAATGTGATTGAATATAATCCGCCACTTGAGTTAGTATATGTGTGTGGAATAGATGAAGAAGCATAATTAGAAGTTGTATTTCCATCGCCCCAATCAACATCATAACGATTGGCGTTTCCGGAACTTGTAACAGATAAAGTAACTGAGAGTGGAGAACCTCCCGCAACTAAATTGGAAGAAAAGTCAACATTAGTAACTGCCGTATTTCTAATAATATTAAATGCCAGTTCATTTAGATCATCTATACCATTAACTATCTTAGTGCTTGTAGTGAATGTGTTTAATGCTCCTGATGATGTCAGACTCCCATCATCAGATGTGCCTAAAGTTAAATACCCACCAGTTCCTGAAAATGATGATGCAGTAACAATTCCTGAAATTTTTGCATTTCCAAGAACATCTAATTTTTCTGTTGGATTTGTGGTTCCAATTCCGACATTAGAAAGAGTGTTAATTCCAACATCACTAGTAACCCAGTTTGAACCAGAAACTCCTAATAATCCTGATCCATCTCCATAAAATTTATATGCAGTGACAATACCCGCAGCAAGGACTGCTGTATTTTCCGAAGTAACTCTATTATTCGGATTTATTGTACCTACTCCAACAGAACCTGTTGAAGTTATTACAAAAGGAGTTGCATCTGGATTCGCTTCATCCTCTACTATAAAGGCGTTACCAGAACCAGTCTGAGTTACTCTTAATGCGTCAGAAGAGCTATTGACTGATATTGTAGTAACGCCAGTTACAGTTAAATCACTGAATACATTTGGTGAATTTGAGATTGCAGATTCAATCGTCGCTGTTGTTGTAGAGTCTAAAGAAACAATATTCTGAAGTTCTCTACCAGAACTAATAACTTGGGTATTCCCAATACTTATAGAACTTACCGTAGTTATCCCAGCATCTGTAATATTTCTACTATCATCAATGATAGTAGAACCTTGAATCTTAATTGCCATCTACCGTCCTCGTATACACTGGGTAGTTTTTATTATTTAGTTTATAATTATGCATCCAAACTATTTAATCTATTTTTCAGAATATTTATTTCATTCTGTTGTTCTTTTACAACTTCAATCAATAATCCAATTAATCCATTATAATTAACAGTCTTTATAGATCCATTGCTAACAAGTTCAGGAATAACTTTTTCAACATCTTGTGCAATAACACCCATAGATGACTTTTTATTTTCTTTCCAATCAAATGTTACGCCATTCAATTGGAGTACTTTATCAACCGGATTTTCTATCAGTTTTACATTTTCCTTCAAGTTAATGTCAGAGGCTGAATTATAATCTGTTGAAGTAATTACTCCAGATATAAATGTGTCTCCAATAATATGAAGTTTTGATGTTGGAATCGCAGTCCCCACCCCAATATTTCCATTTAATCGATAAATGTTACTTGTTTCTATATTTGATGTATCTGAGTAAGTCCATTGCCCACCATCTATATTAATATCAATTGTTTTTGTTGCTGGATTATACGCGAAAGTATTTCCTGCACCAACAAAATTAAACGCTGTTAAAATACCAGTCGTTATGGTAACTCCACCTGATTGAATACCAATACCCTGAATTCCATCAGTTGCAGTTAAAATTCCGGTTACTATTGCATCACCAATAACATGAAGTTTTGATGATGGGTTTGTAATTGCTATTCCAACGGAACCAGTTGAAGTAACTACAAATGGAGTTGCATCTGGGTTTGTTTCATCTTCAACAACTAAAGCATTTCCAGAACCAGTTTGAGTGATTCTTAATGCATTAGAAGAACTATTAACTGATATTGTTGATATGCCAGAAATTGATAGTGCAGCACCCACTAAGTTGTGGAAAGTTCCTGTAGTACTATCAATATTGACTATAGTACCAATACCAGTATAATTAATATTTGTACCACTTAAATTAGTTACTGTTCCTGTGGTACTGTTTAATGTTGTAATAGTACCAACACCACTTGAATTTATATTTGGTACTGTGAGTTGATTTGAATTTAGTAAATCAACCCCATTAATCTTGTAAGATTTGTTTGCAGCAAGATTTAAATTCTCACTTGACTTCAATGAAGAATTTGTGTAGTCATAAAGGAATGTAACTTCACTTCCTATACCAATGCCAGCACCATCAAGTAAATTATTGTTAGGAACCGTTGTTGCAATACCGACAACAAAATCTGCAAGAGTTATTGTTTGAGAATTAACAATAAAATTGGTGCCATCTACATATAAATCACCCCTAATTCTTACACTTCCGCTGGTTACTCCTACCCCTACTGGGAGTGGATCAATTATAATTTCTGAAGGTCCACTAATGGTATTTGTAGTAAAACCAAGATTTCCATTCCCAGTCGTAAATTCCGATGCTGTTATAATACCACTATAGTTAATATTACTTCCACTAAGATTAGTTACAGTTCCTGTAGTGCTGTTCAGAGTTACAATAGTACCGATACCACTATAATTGATATTAGTTCCTGTTAAGGTTGTAACCACACCAGTAACAATATTACCTGTAGTTGCATTTAAAGTTGATAAATTGCCTACAGAGTAATCTATATTAGTTCCACTTAAAGTTGCAACAGTTCCAATGCCATTATAATTTACATTCGTACCATTGAGATTAGTTACTGTTCCAGTAGTACTGTTCAGTGTAGCAATAGTACCAACACCACTATAGTTAATATCAGTACCATTGAGATTAGTTACTGTTCCAGTAGTACTGTTCAGTGTAGCAATAGTACCAACACCACTATAGTTAATATCAGTACCATTGAGATTAGTTACTGTTCCAGTAGTACTGTTCAGTGTAGCAATAGTACCAACACCACTATAGTTAATATCAGTACCATTGAGATTAGTTACTGTTCCTGTAGTGCTGTTTAGTGTAACAACAGTGCCAATACCAGTATAATTGATATTAGTTCCATTTAAGTTGGTTACAGTACCAATACCACTGTAGTTAATATCAGTACCACTAAGATTAGTTACCGTTCCTTCGGTGCTGTTTAGAGTGGTAAAAGTACTAATACCAGTATAATTAATATCTGTTCCTGTTAGAGTTGTGATGAATCCAGTAGTACTGTTCAAAGTTGTAACAGTACCTACTCCGGTTACATTAAGATCTTGAGTGTTTAGAGTACCATAAACAGTTGCACCAATTCCAGAGGTTTCAAATACTTTTAAATTGTCATAATAAAGTGAAATCGAACCATCCGCAGTAAAAGTAGCAAGAGTTTTATTTCCCGTATCATCATAGAAAAGATGTGAGCTAGCTCTATGATAAGTGTTGGAAGCATCAATAAAGAGATTTCCAACTCCAATATCGCGAATAAAACTATTGCCCCCATCGTGATAAATTCTTAAATCATTGCCGTCACCAAAGTAAACACTCTTGCCATCAGTAATTTTTACATCACCATGGAATGTGGAAACACCAGAAACACTTAATTGTTTGGTGAATAATGTTGGTCCAGCAACTGTTGTAATACCAGCAAAAGTGGAGAGACCAGAAACATTGATATTAGTCGAATTTAAATTATCAATCGTAGAGTTTGTACTATTGAAAGTCGCAATAGTACCAATACCACTATAGTTGATATTAGTTCCATTGAGATTGGTTACTGTTCCTGCAGTACTATTCAGTGTAACAACAGTGCCAATACCAGTATAATTGATATTAGTTCCATTTAAGTTGGTTACAGTACCAATACCACTATAGTTAATATCTGTTCCTATTAAAGTTGTAACAGAACCAGTAGTACTGTTTAAAGTTGCAATAGTACCAATACCAGTATAATTGATATCAATACCACCAAGATTGGTTATAGTACCAATACCAGTATAATCAATATTTGTACCACTAAGGTTGGTTACTGTTCCTGTAGTGCTGTTTAAAGTCGCAATCGTACCAATACCAGCATAATTGGCATTTATACCACCAAGATTGGTTATAGTACCAATGCCATTATAATTTACATTCGTACCACTTAGGTTAGTTACGGTTCCAGTAGTACTATTAAGAGTTGCAATAGTACCAATACCACTATAATTGATATTAGTTCCATTGAGATTGGTTACTGTTCCTGTAGTACTATTCAGTGTTGCAATAGTACCAATACCAGTATAATTAACATTTGTGCCACTAAGGTTAGTTACTGCCCCTGTAGTACTATTAAGAGTTGCAATAGTACCAATGCCATTATAATTTACATTCGTACCACTTAGGTTAGTTACGGTCCCAGTAGTGCTATTCAGTGTAGTAATAGTACCAATACCACTGTAGTTAATATCAGTGCCGCTGAGATTAGTTACTGCTCCAGTAGTACTATTCAATGTTGCAATAGTGCCAACACCAGTATAATTGATATTAGTTCCATTTAGGTTAACTACAGTACCGACACCGCTGTAGTTAATATCAGTACCACTAAGATCAGTTACTGTTCCAGTAGTACTATTAAGAGTTGCAATAGTACCAATACCACTATAATTGATATTAGTACCATTGAGGTTAGTTACCGTTCCGTTGGTACTATTCAGAGTGACAATAGTACCAACACCACTGTAGTTAATATCAGTACCACTAAGATTAGTTACTGTTCCTGTGGTGCTGTTTAAAGTTATAATGGTGCTTATGCCAGAAGCATTAATATTTCTTACGACTGCTAAATCACTTTCAGTGAATTGAACAGCACCTGCCGCTAATCTGGTTCCATATGGGAATTGTGTACTGCCAATACCTACAGCATAGTTTATCAACCAAGCATCAGTTCCGAGTCCAGCAAACTCACCTGCCTTGAACCACATAATTTTCTTATATGTGGCAGGATTTGTTTCGATACCAGCGATGAATAACTGAACTAATGGAGTTCCTTCTGTTGATGCGACTGCAACGCCACCATGATTTGCCGTATTATCATTTGAAACATCATTGCCAAGTGCATCAGTTCTAAATCCAAGAACAATGTCTGGGTCGAATACATTTAATGATTGTGAAAAGATTGCTGCAGATGTTCCCCCAATTGTAATATTACCCGTTACACTTAAATCGCGATTGACAAATAAATCTCGCGTAACTGTTACATCTTGTGGAGCAGTAAATTGATTTGGGATGCTTAATACTGGTGAAGAACTCTCTCCAGTTCCGCTGGTAACTGTAATTTGATTTGCAGTTCCGGAAATTGTTTGGACATAATCCCCAGTTGTATCAGTTCCTAATCCAACACTATTTGGTTGAATTGTTGCTGCTAATGATACATTGCCGGTTCCATCAAAACTAATTGCAGATGCAACAATATCTCCGGTAATTTCAAATGTTCTTGAGTTTTGAAGAGCAGTTGCTGTAGATGCATTACCTTGAAGAGATCCTGAAAATGTTGTAGCGGTAATTATTCCCGCATTAAAATTGCCAGACGAATCTCTTGCTACTATTGATGAAGAAGTGTTATCGCTTGTAGCATTAGAAGTTACCGTAAATGTTGTATTATTACTTTGATTAGCAGTAAAAGTTTGTGATCCAGACAACCCAATGCCAGATGTTTGTAGAGTAAGCGTTCCATCACCAACAATAATTGAACTGGTAGTTACTCCAGTAACTAAACCTTTTGCATTGACAGTGATGCTTGGAATTGAAGTTTGGGAACCAAAAGTTCCAACATTATTATTAACTGTTGCAAGAGTAGTTACAGTATTATCTGAAGTTACATCGCCAGTTAAATTTGGAATATTAGTTGTAGATGTTGCAGTTCCGCTAAAACTTGATGCCGTTACTACACCAACAACTGATACTCCACTACCAACATTTAAACTATTTGTAATATTAACTGATGGTGTGGTTGTTGAACCGAAATCAAGTGCCTTATGTCCGGATGTGTTATTGATTGTACCTACACCAATAGTTCCCTGAAATGCTACATTTCCAGTTCCGCTATAGATGTAGAATGAATTAGTTCCATCCGCTGCTTGGATATATCCACTACTTGGGTGGAAAGATGATGCAGTTATGATTCCAGAATAATTTGCACTTGTACCGCTAAGGTTAGTTACTGTTCCTGTAGTGCTGTTTAAAGTCGCAATAGTACCAATACCATTGTAATTGATATTAGTACCACTGATATTGGTTAAATTTGCTGTAGTGCCGTTTAAAGTTGTAATAGTACCAATACCAGTATAGTTGATATTTGTACCACTGAGATTAGTTACTGCCCCTGTAGTGCTATCCAGAGTAGTAACAGTACCAATACCAGAAACATATATTGAAGAAAAGGATGATGCTGCTCCAGCAACTGCTACTCCTTTAACTCCACTATAAACTGCTCCACTAATATAGATACTCTTCCCACTAAAATTGACTCCACTTGGAAGATTAGTTCCAATAAAGTTTAAAGTTCCAGATTGATAATCAAAGAACCATTCGTCATTATTACCAGAACCAGCAGCAATTAATTGAGTTCCTGATGAAGCGGCAGTTGCTGCATTTCCTGAGGTATGAACATATACTTTTACAAGATAAGTAGAACCAATTTCGGGAGGAATCCAATCTGTTATATTTGTCTTCCAAGTCCTATTTGTTGATGATGTAATATCAGCAATACATTCTACAGGTAATGATGTTGGATATAAAGTAACTACTGATGTGCTGCTGCCGGGAATTGTTCCCGGAATTAGATTTGATTGTGACCAAACATTATCCCCTCTTATTAGTAGAGGACTTGAAATAGATTCATTAACCGCATCTTTGATTGTCGAGACATCGGTTTTTGTTCTACCGTAACCAAGTTTTTTCCAGAGATAATCAATCTTCTGATCGTTTGAAATGGCCATTTTACGCAGCAGCTCCTATGCTAAGACTCGTTATAGATTGTCCAGATGTTAAAGCAATTCTTACGAGAACAACATTGCCAGTAGCATTACTCATATTTTCGCTACCTAAGGTCATAGTATATCCACCACTTAAAGATGTTGAAGCAATAATTCTATCTCCATTAGTAACAGCACAACCATCAGAACCATTTCCACCAGATCCACTCCCCGGAACACCGGAACCTGCATAAGCAGTGTCTGCTTTTAACCAACCATTTAATCCACTTGTAGTATCTATACTTGTTCCGGGTGCAGCAATCCAGAGACCCGAAATACCTGTAGAACTTGTGATATTAATATCAAAGTTAGCAACAACTTTTCTTCTAAATGCAAAAGTGAAATACTGAGTTCCACTTCTTCCAGATGAAAAATCTGGACCAACTGGGAGATATCCAGTTGAGTAGTTCACTTGATTATGAGTGATGCTACCCAATCTCACAACCGCTTCTCTTGTTGCAGTAATTCCCGCAGGAGAAGAAGATTCTGAATATGGGTTGTTGGTGTAAAAATTAGTTACGCCACTATATGATGGAGTGTTTGTAGTAATTCCGGGACCAAAATCATATATTCTCTTACCATTGTCAGTGTAAGTTCCATCACCAAGTCCAGAAGGAACTGCTATAGAAATTTCGGAAATTCCAGATTGAGATGCAGTATGAACTTGAATGTTCGTTGAAATATCACTTGTGTAACTACTGGTTCCATTTACATTCTTAGCACGAACTCTAACTCTATCAACAGTTCTTACGCTTGATGATGTGATTGGAACGGTCAAACTTGCAATAGCATATGGTGAAGACACTCCAACATTAGCAATCGGTATCCCACCACTCAGCATACTTGAAGGACCATCAATCTGAGCATAAGTGTAATCAGTATCATTTGTAGCCGCACTTGAAGTTCCTTCTTGGTTTGTTCCAGTATCAACTTCAACAATATTAGATTGATTAGTATATGTCTGCCCAGTAAGGTTAGTAACTGTCAGTCCAGATAAAGTAAGAGATGGTGAACCAGTATTATAATAAGGAATACCAGAAACATATCGATAAGTGCCGGCAACATTTTCGGTAAGTGTTGCTGTAGAAATACTGACAACGGGTGTAGCGGTTATATCATCTTTCACAAACTGCACTGTATTAGTATTTCCAGTAGAACTATGAAGCAACTGCATACTATTCACACCAGTTGCTAAAGAAGAAACTAATTTAGAAACTTTTGCTTTGAATCCTTTATATAATCCTGGATAATATATGCTTGATGCGAAAGTAGTGGTAGAACCAGAAGAATTCAATAATTGATAATCACTCTCTTCAGTAATCACCAAACTCGTATAAGTTCCTGAATCATCTCCACTAGTTAATACTCGGGAACCATCTGAAGAACCATTCACCTGTGCTGTAAGAGTTCCATTGTTTGCATCATATGCAAAAGAAGAAATTGCTGTTGCTTCAGCAGTTCCACTAGTTACGCGATTAACATCAGTACCTGCTGTTAGTGTTGTACCTCCAGTATTATCAGTAAATCCAGAAACAAGTCTTGGACTAGTCCCGGTGCTAGTAACATTCGATAATGTTTTGCTGCTTAGTCCATCTGGTGCAGTTGGAGCATCATCATAAACTTTTAATAGTGATGTTCCAGTAGCAGGAATAACAGATGGGTTTGCTGTATTGTGTGCGTTTAAAGTTAGTGTAAGTGTATCTCTACTTGTAGAACTATTTGTACCTTGACTCCAAGTATGCTGAAGTCTAGCGGCAGAAGCATCAGCACCTCCATTAGCAGTATTAATTAGGATAGAATCATTAGTTGATCCATCTCCCCAGTTCATTGTATAATTAACTGTTGCGCCATTAGTATTTGTTGTATTATTATCTAAGTATAAAGATTGCCCTTCTACAACATATAAATCATTACCTGAGAGAGCAGTACCTCCAGATGATGCTCTGTATAAATCAAAAGTAACAACTGGATCTGGTGTATAAACTGTAATATAATTACTCTTTGCCGCAGAATAACTACTCCCTGCTCCAATTCCGGAGTTATTTTTGGCGACCAAAGAGATTGAGAATAATCCTCCCGCAGGTTGGGTATATGTATGTGGAATAGAAGCAGAAGCGTAGTTAGAAGTTGTAGTTCCATCGCCCCAATCAACATCATACCTATTTGCGTTTCCGGAACTTGTAACTGATAAAGTAATTGATAAAGGAGAACCTCCAGTCACCACATTTGATGAAAAATCGACATTAGTAACTGCAGTGTTTCTAATAATATTAAATGCCAGTTCGTTTAAATCATCTATACTATTGACAATTTTTGTATTGGTTGTGAATGTATTCAATGCTCCTGATGATGTTAAACTTCCATCATCAGCAGAACCTAGAGTTAAATATCCACCAGTCCCAGAAAATGATGATGCGGTAACAACACCTGTTATTAATACATCATCAATTACATGAAGTTTTGATGAAGCATTTGTTGTACCAATACCAACCTTCCCAGTAACTTCTAATACCGTACTACTTTCGGTATATGATATGATACCAACCTTAAGATTTTTTTGTCTGTTACTGAGATATTTTGTCATTTTCGTATTAGTTAAGAGTTTCTAAAATACTTGCAATGAATTTTAAATTAGTTGCATCACTTCCCGACAAAACTAATTTATCTCCACTCTCAAGAACCAATTTTCCTGAGAGAAGATTTGCAGTATCATTTCCCGAAATTGGATAATTTTTTACCAATTCAGTATCAGTAGAGCTTCTTCTATGAATAAATGTTATATCGTAGGGAGATGCTCCGATATTTGTGACTTGTGCCAAAAGAACAACGCCAGTATATCCGACTGGAGCAGTGTAAACTTCTACTGGACTTGTAGAAACTACTGAAGTTACTGTCTGAAATACATTAAGTGCTAATGCCATGTTATTATCCTCCTAATGCGAGTATGAATGGTGTCATTGTAGAAAATAAACTTCTTGTATAAGATGCACCACTGATTGTTCCTGTTTGTTGATTAATAACAACTCCATCACCAATTCTAAAATTGCCAGATTGATCGGTAGTAGTATAAACAACCAATCCGCCATTTCTAGAATCAGTTTCATTTTGTTGAATAGGAACACCACCATTTCTAGGAAGAGCTGTTGCAATGTCAACACCAGAACCAATATATTCTAGAGAATGACCAGAAGCTAAAACACGACTTTGTTTGAAGAAATTAACTTCACTGCCAACACCAACTACATAAGGAATTGTATCATTAACAGTAATAGTACAGATTCCACTTGAAATTGGAGTCGAACTCAATACTGCATAATATACAGGAGAAATAATTGCCGATCCTATGGCTGTATTTATTCCTGCATTTGGGGAGCTAAAAGTAACTTTTGGTGCAACAGTATATCCCCTACCTTCGGAAATAATATCAACTGAAGAAATTGATCCATTTGTAATTTGCACAGATGCAGTCGCTGGTATGCCCCAGTCAGACTCTGGTGGATCAATAGTTACTATTGCAGGTCCAGTATATCCACTACCTCCAGATGATATACCAATACCTTTTATTGTATAATATAATCTATCAAAATAAATTACTTGACCATCGAATGGTCTTACAATACTGATATTTACTGTTCCTGTATTTGAAATATGAGCATGTGGAAGAGTAGAAACTCCAACATAAACACTAAATGTGGTGCTTGCCATAGAAACCGCTGGCAAAGCGTTTGCTCCATTTATATTTCCTGCATTTAGGCGAGTTGTGATAATACCAACAAGATTGTCTATGAATGACTGTACATCGGCACATGATGATGGACTTGTATTGATGCCTGTAAGAGGATCTGCAATGATTGATAAATCCTTATTTGTTAAATTATTAGTAATCGCAAGTTTCATTAATTCTCTTGCAGAAGTAAACCCAACAATTGTCTGAGGAACTTCTCCATCAACACCATGTGTTAAAATTGATCCATCTAATTTAAAATACGCTTTAGTAGCATCTAAAGTATTTTTACTTGTATAATCTCTAACATCAATCGATACTGCATCTACAATATATCCAATATCTCTTTTGCACTTATCTGGGCTTGGATTTGTGAAGTCAGTATATGCAACTCCTATGGCGTTATATGCCAAATCAACAATTTCTTGACGATTTGATTGAATCAAATTATATGCATCATAGTATCTACCGGGAGCAACAGAAACGGTATTGAATGTATACCCATTTCTTCCAGAAGGATATGTGACTATTCCGGGACCTGAAGGGCAATTAAATTCCAAACCATGTAAAGATACTCCCATTCCAACTGAAAACTTATGGGGAATATTTGTAGTTGCAGTTAATATTCCAGTGGTATTATCATATCTTGCAGAAACTATACCTAAAATTGGAGAATTCAAATTAACTACGAATGTACTTGAATTTGCTGAAGATTGTTCAGTAACAATTCCAGTATAACTCTTACTACCTACACCATCAGCAACAAGACCATAATTACCGAATGAAGCATTTGAGTTTGTTAAATCACATGCTCCACCAGATCCGCAATAGACAGCTATGTCATTGCATATAGTAAACAATGATACCAACTGGGCATATCCACCATTAGTAATAGAAACTCCAATACCATTTTGATTGTATTGTGTAAAGGAATCTGTAACCATACTCTTAAATGGACCAAGAACATGGTTACCATCAATCTTCATTCCAATACTGTTGACAATAAAATTAGTACAGTTCCTAATATAAGGAGATTGGCTTGAAAAACCTATCTGGTTTGGATTAAATGCAAATACTGCTTTTCCTTTATTTAAAGAACCAGTATATGAAATTTCAGTCACATAATTTCCTTCAGAAACATGGAATAAATCTTGGTCTGGATTTAGTGGAGATACTGATACCTCTCTCAAACTATCTCCAGTAATTGAAACTTGTTTTTTAAGGACTAGTGGATTATTTTCTACATAATGTCCAGAAGTAACCTTAATAACTGTTCCAGTTGTTGCTACTGTGAGAGCTGCTCCAATTGTTCTTTTTGCATCTCCGAGTTTGAGTCCTGTGTTTGTGTCGTTTCCATCTGAGGTTACATATAAAATACTTGTTACTTGAGTACCAAGAATTCCCGAAATACCCTGAGCACCTTGTATACCATGAGCTCCCTGAGCTCCTGCATTTCCAGATCTTCCCTGAGAACCTTGAGAACCTTGAATGCCTTGAGAACCTTGTATTCCAAATCCAGTATTTCCTTGAACGCCTTGAGTACCTTGGACACCTTGACCAGCAAATTCTCCGGGTAATCCTTGAGATCCTTGAATGCCAAATCCAATAATACCTTGAGATCCAATACTTCCCTGTACACCTTGTCCAGCAAATTGTCCGGAAATTCCTTGTGGTCCTATAGGTCCAATAGAACCGATATCACCGACAGATCCTTGAATTCCTTGCCCCTCAAAACCTTGAATTCCTTGTGCTCCAATTTCACCCTGAATACCTATTAACCCCTGAGAACCTTGAGTACCTTGCCCCGCAAATTCTCCGGGGATACCTTGAGAACCCTGAGAACCACTAAACCCAGCAGACCCCTGGGCTCCTTGGCCAGCAAATTCTCCGGGGATACCTTGAGAACCCTGAACACCTGTAGATCCAAGAATTCCTTGAGCACCCTGAGAACCCGATAATCCAGAAGAACCTTGAGCCCCCTGTCCAACAAATTCTCCAGATATTCCTTGAAGACCCTGAAGACCTCTTTCACCTCTAGCTCCTTGAGAACCTTCAAAACCTTGAGAACCTTGAAGACCCTGAATTCCTTGGTTTCCAGAAGAACCTTGAACTCCAGTTCCCACTCTACCTTGTGTTCCCTGAGTTCCTTGTCCAGCAAATTCTCCAGATATTCCTTGAAGACCTTGAAGACCTTGGGGACCTTGGAGACCTTGTGAACCTTGGGCACCTTGAGTTCCATCTAATCCTTGAATACCTTGAACACCCTGAATGCCCTGAACTCCTTGTTCACCTCGGAGACCTTGTGTTCCTTGAGTTCCTTGTCCAGCAAATTCTCCGGATAATCCTTGGAGACCTTGGAGACCCTGTAGACCCTGTAGACCTTGAATTCCACCTAAACCTTGAGCACCTTGGGCACCTTGGGCAACAAATTCTCCGGAGATACCCTGAGCTCCTTGCTCACCTTGTTCGCCCTGTTCACCAATAGATCCCTGAACTCCTTGTGATCCTGCAGGTCCCGGTGGACCTTCATTTCCAGGATCTCCTATATTACCTTGAACACCTTGAAATCCTTGAGAACCAACACTTCCCTGTACACCCTGTCCAGCAAATTGTCCAGATAATCCCTGAAGACCTTGAAGACCTTGAAGACCTTGAGTTCCTTGAACACCCTGAGACCCTTGAACACCTTGTCCAGCAAATTCTCCAGGTAATCCTTGAATACCTTGAGAACCTTGCGAACCATCGTATCCTTGAATTCCTATTGCACCTTGAGTTCCTTGCCCAGCAAATTCTCCGGATAGTCCCTGAAGACCTTGAAGACCCACATCTCCCTGAGATCCCTGAGAACCTTGAGCACTTAAACCACCCTGAATACCTTGGGCTCCTTGGAAACCTTGAGGACCAACTCCACCAAACCTACCTTGAGGACCTTGAGGACCTTGAGGACCATTTTCTCCTTGAATACCTTGAATACCTTGAATACCTTGAATACCTTGAGGACCATCTGCCCCCTGAACACCTTGTCCAGCAAATTCTCCAGATAATCCTTGGAGACCTTGACTACCTTGAGAACCACTAGTTCCTTGCAGACCTTGTATTCCTTGAGGACCAAAAATTCCCTGAAGACCTTGAGGACCTCTATCGCCAAAAGATCCCTGAATTCCTTGCAATCCAAATCCAGTATTACCTTGAACACCTTGAACACCTTGGGGTCCAAATCCTCTAATTCCTTGAGAACCTTGAGGTCCTTCGTCTCCCTGAATACCTTGAGAACCCTGAGAACCTTGGGAACCTTGGGAACCAAGATCTCCTTTACTTCCCAATCTTCCTTGAACACCAATTAATCCCTGAGATCCTTGTGTTCCTATTGAACCTTGAGAACCTTGAGTACTTAATCCACCCTGAATACCCTGCGAACCTTGAAGTCCTTGTGTTCCTAATAATCCTTGAGAACCTTGAGCACTCAATCCACCCTGAATACCCTGCGAACCCTGATAACCTAAAGAACCTTGAGCTCCTTGACCAGCAAATTCTCCAGATAGTCCTTGAAGACCTTGAGTTCCCGAAATTCCCTGAGAACCAGAACCCTGAATACCTTGTAAACCTTGAAAACCTATATCTCCCTGAATACCTTGAGATCCGAGATTACCTTGAACACCCAAACTACCTTGAGTTCCAGTTCTTCCTTGAGAACCTTGGAAACCCTGAGAACCTAATAAACCCTGAAGACCCTGAGAACCTTGAAGACCCTGTAAACCTTGAATACCTTGTTCTCCTTGAGTTCCTTGGGATCCTTGCTGACCTCGTAACCCTTGAATACCCTGAGAACCTAATAAACCCTGAAGACCCTGAAGACCCTGAAGACCCTGTAAACCTTGAAGACCCTGTAAACCTTGAACACCTTGAATTCCTTGGTCACCAAGTGGTCCCCTTAAACCTTGAGAACCTAAATTTCCTTGAGAACCTTGTAAACCTTGAGTTCCTTGAAAACCATAATCACCTTGAATACCTTGGAGACCCTGTAATCCCTGAGATCCCTGAGACCCATTATTTCCTTGAGTACCTCTTTGACCTTGAACACCTATAGAACCTTGTGTTCCTATATTACCCTGAATTCCCTGAATACCCTGGACGCCTTGTAGACCCTGCGCTCCATCAAATCCTTGTGGTCCAGATCTACCTTGTGTTCCTTGTAAACCTTGCGTTCCATTAGCACCTTGTACACCCTGTGCCCCATCAGACCCCTGTACTCCCTGAGCTCCATCAGTGCCTTGTAGACCCTGAGAACCCTCAGTTCCTTGTACACCTTGTCCAGCAAATTCTCCAGATAATCCTTGAGAACCTTGAGAACCATCAAGTCCCTGAATCCCCTGAGAACCTTGAGTTCCTTGGGCTCCTTGGGCTGCGTAACCTTCCTGCGTTACAACGAAGTCTGAAGTATATCCTAAAGTGACATTATAATCTGTCATTTATATCTCCTTAAACTGACGCAGAGGGTGTCACAATTGCCATACCTTCAATGATTTTCTTTTTCTTTCCGGTGGAATTGTTAATAATGACAACATCATAATAATGTCTTCCATCTTCTAAAGTTGAAGATACTGTACTTCCCATAGAAAGAATTACCTGTCCCCTTGAAGTAACAATTCCAACAGAAAAGGGCGTTGAAGTTCCTGAAGATGGAAACTTCTTTATTTTAGAGACTGAAGAAAAATTATTTAAATTAAGTGCTGATCCATCTGGATTTGTTACAGTGAAGACACTTTCAAAATCTGTCCCTCTTTCAATTGTTATATTGACTGCTGGAACCGCCATTTATAATTTTAGTATTTTATTTATTTATTCTTCTTGATTCAGTTGACTTTTCAATAACTTAGCTAAATCAGCTGTAGAACCAACAAAAAGTGCATTATTGACGGTTGTTGGGCTTTTAGATTGCTTTTGTTCCTCAATATCTTTCAATTTCTTCTGCAAATCCATAAGTTTGTCAGTTGCATCTGCAACACTTTTTATCAATTGACCAGCAACTTCATAAGCCCTTGGCATTTCACTTTCTTGAGCAAGTTCTAAAATTCCATTTATTGCCTCTTGTCCCTTTTCTATTAAGGAATATAAATTTCCTCTTGTGTAATTGTAATCTTTTTTTATATCATCAAAATCCGAAGAAATTTTTTCAACTTTTTCTACAACAGAATCAACTTCTGTAGGAACTATATCTAAACTTCCACTATTTTCTAAATTGAAAGCATCATTCAGAGAATTAAATTTTTTATCCATAGTTTAAAAAGCACTTCCACTAAATCCAAAATCATCACCATCTTCAATCAAGAGATTATCTTGCTGAGTAATTGATTTAACTTCAGCACCGGAAAGATGAGATGTAATCTGAGTTTCATCTCTACCTCTTTCTACAGTTAAAACATTGCCAGAAACAAGTTTTACATAAACTTCTTCCCCCTCAATATCCAAATAAGAATTCTTGACAATTGATGCTGCATTATTTACGGTAATTAGGGTATCTTCAGTATTAACATCCTTTGCTAAGTTGGTTAAAACAGTGCCAGTGTAATTTTTGATTGCTCTTGGTTGAGCGGAATATACAACTTCTCTTGTTGGAGAATTTGTAGTATCTCCTGTAATATAACTGATAGTAGTTTTCTTGATAATGTCCTTCGTTGCAGAAGAAATAGGACCAAATAGATAAACCTTTGCAGTAAATCTTAATGTATAAATTAAAACTCTTCTTGTAGTAAAATCTCCTTCATAGTCATCCTGCATCGTAATATTTTCTAATACCACAGGAATATCTCTTTTTTCATTAATACTATCAACTAACTCCACTGTCATTGTGTAAGCTGGTTGGAAATATGGAAGAATTTGTTCAATAATTTGCAATGCATCATCATTTAATTTTGACATGATGCTTAATTCAAATTGCATATTATATGGAACAGGTAAATATGCTTTTTTTGTTTCCTTAGTATCATTTACATCTTTTGCTGTAAATGTTTGAGTAGTTGTTGATTTTCTTGTTGGATCATATGTCAACCCAGTAAATTCAAAAGACATCCTTGGGAGTGTAATTTGAACTGGTTTATTTAAATTTGCAGATTGCTCTAATCGGGCAAGAAATTTTTGAGTAGGTCCATATGCCAGAGGAACCTTAATAATACTTACAACATCATCTTCGGTGTTTTTATGCTTAATCTTTATATCATTAAACAATGAACCAAATGATATGACAGTTCTTCTTAAAATTTCGTTATAGAAATACTCAAACATGATAGAAACCTATTATAAAATAATTATTACTAATAACTAATATTTATGGCATTCCAAATGGGTTTCTCTCACTAAAGTCAATTATTAAATCAGATTCCAATTCAATTTCAGAATTTTGTGCATATCCATCATCAATTGGATACTGATCAATAAAACGCAATTCGTGATAAGATCCAGAATCTTCTCCTGTCACCATTTCTCCCGCAACAAATTCTCCGTTAATATTTGATAATTCTAAAACATTAGTAACAGAATTCCAAGATTTTACTCTTCCTTTTGTGCCACTATCAGATCCAACAACTACTTCGTTAAAGATATAGTTTCCATAAGAGGATGTTGACGCTGCTCCAATTATTATGGTTGGGGAAACGGTATATCCCAATCCGGCGTTTGTAATTCTTATCGATGTGATTGTTCCCGCAGAACTTACGACAGCAGTTGCGGCTGCAGAAACTGAAGAAATTCCACTGAAAGAAATAGTCGGCGGTGATGTATAACCAGATCCCCCATTAGTTAGAGTTATAATACCAACAACACCATTTCCAATTGTAGCTGTTGCTGTAGCACCACCACCTTCTTCACTAATAAATCTTACTCCCGGAGACTGTGTATATCCAAATCCAGAATTTATTAATTGTACACTTTGAACTGATTTTGAATTTGGATTTGTATTGTCATTGCAAACAACAATACCGCCAATCATAATAGCTGTTGCTATACCAGTTTTTCCTCCAATTGGTGCTGAAGATATTCCAACTTTTGGCGCTGTTAGATACCCACCACCTCTATTTGTTACAGTTATGTATCTTATACCACCATTTACTATATGTGCTGTTGCTGTAGCAGTTACTGCAGACCCAACCATGGTAAGCTTTTGAATAGAACCAATTGAAGCATTTTCTCCATCAATACCAGTACCACTTATATTATCATCTATTTCCGCAATACCTGTATCAATGACTTCATCTTCATATCTAAAGATTTCGCACCTTAATTCATAAGTATAGTTTTTTTGTAATTGATAAAATGGTTTTTCATGCTCAACATATTTAATTTCAAATAATCTATCTCCCAAAGGTAAATAAATTAAATCACCTTCTTTCGGTCTTGATGCTAATTTAATTCCGGGTCTGGATTTTATTAGTGGATATATGTAATTTTCATATCTTTCTTTTGAAATTGTAATTGTTAATTCATTTAGTGCCTGTATACCAAATTTTGAAAGTATAGTTGGATTATTGCCATATCCATCATAATTTTCAATATAAGCTTCTATAGGAAAAGCCTGATTGAAAAGAGACTCTATTACTTCTTTTATTATTGTTCTTTCTGTCACATACTTTCTAGGTATATAATAAACTTCAACTCCATACATTCTAAGTTGTTCATTTATTAAATCTTGTATAAGACCCTGCTCAGATTTTGATCCTTGAAGAAAAAATGGATTAAGCATGAGATTAACCTATCATATCTAAAGGTGGCAACTCATATGTATTTGACATTTTTTCCATTAAAATATCTATTTCTCTTTGAGCATCATCATACATTTGTCTGCCATTCAACTCAACACCACCGGGAAGTTTAACTCCAGTGAATTTCATCATATTCTGACCCCATTGTTTTTTAATCAAGGAGGTTAGATATGGTTTAAGGAAAGAGTCATTCCAAACTCTAGAATAATCATTTGGATCGAGAGTTGAATAGCAATCAATTACAAAATACTGCCCCTCACTTACTGAACCCCAATCAATATCCAAATATAATCTATCTTGCCTTTTATTAAAACGAATTTGTTTCTGTGTATTCAAAAGAAAATCCAAATCTTCCAAATAAGTTTTGACCATAGCATAAGAAAGTAGTTCAGTGGTCCCCCAGTAGTAAACATCATTTAAGAATAATTGATATTTTACGCTGAACATACTGTGGGTAATTGTATTTGCCCCATCAAAAGTAAAGATTTTATTTACACCAATAATATTAGGGGGAACTTGGAGATAATTGCTATTTTCATAATAATTAAAAGTAGTTGTTGTGCCAGCAATATTTGTCGTGGCGCTAATAGTCGTTATGCCCACATTTCCGGAAAGACCTTTAGCTCTTCCTCTATCAATGTCGTTCTGAGTTACTTTATACTTATAAAATGTTGGATAGACTCCATCAAAATGTCTTTCTTGAAAAAACTGGATGGCATCATCAACTAAATCTTCAATTTGTTCATCTGCAACATTTATTTCCAAAACTGGCGCACCCAGTTTTCTTTTACAATAATCTATTAGTTCTTGTCTAGTAGATGGTTGCGCCATTTATCTTCTCTTTTAAAATATTTATGATTTGGTTGTTAAAAGTTGAGATACAACTTCTTGCTGCTTTAAGTATAATTTAAAATAGCATTTTGCAATGTTTTTTGCATCTTCTATATTAGATATATTATCTATTTCTGAGCAAACTTTAAAATATTCAAAGCTTTTACTAAGATTTTCAAGTTCTATATTATCTGGATTCATTTATCAAACCTCTAAGTAGCATTTTAATTTCATCTAAATCATTTTTTATACTCGATACTTCATGCTCCAAACTGTTAATTTTTTTCTGTTCTTCATTTTTTACATTACGTCTAGACAGATACTGTTGATATTCTGACATATTAGCATTAATAATCGAATTTGTTTTTGGGTCCCTAAAAAGGTCGTTTTGACCTTCTACTTTTAAGTAATTCATAATTTTTTTTATGCAAGTGAAATAACTCTTAGATTTTTAACTCTCGGTGGATACACTTGACTCGTTGATGTCATTACTAACTTAATTCTATAGAATCTAAATGAAGGTAGTTGATCTGCAGTGAATGTATATTCTCTAAAATCAACATTTGCAGATTCAAATGCCAATGCTAAGGATGGTTGGACAAAAACATCAGGTAATCCATCACTGTCTTCAAGATTAATTACTTGTTTTGTTGTAACATCAATGTTATTGTATCCTGGGAATGGTGTAAATATTGGAGTAAAATTAGAAGTCTCACTTATTGCATAGAAAGCACGAATATCACAATAAGAATTGATGTGAGCATCTAATAGAATTTTAATTGATGATGCAGGATTTTCTAATGTAATTTCCTTTGATAGATATTGGAATGCAGATGGATCAACACCAACAGTATTTACTCTATTATCAGTTGCATAATTTCCGATAACTTTATTAACTCTGTTTGAAGTTAAAACGGCTGTCATTCTTTGGGTATCAATAACTGGAGAGACCTTTGGATCGGAGGTACTCAAATTAAATCTAATATTCAATGATTTTTTGCCAGGTAAGTCAACAATATTTTGTGTTTCGTTAGTTTTGGAAGCAATAATTCTTGGACTATTAAAATAATGAGTTTTATTAATCGGAATAGTTTCAAAACCTTGATCCACATATGCAATTTCATTGCCACTAATACTAGAACCACTTATTGTTCTTATTTCGGCATCCAAACTAGTTCCCTGTACAGTTGTATTCTGAATACTTGTAGTAATTAATTCATAAGGAATATTTTGTGATGCCTTTATGTTAAATCCTCCCGCATTTTTTGTATTATTGAAATAAAGTGCTGGGAAAGATTGACCGTTACTTCTATCTGTACCTTCTTGATTCGATCTAATTTTAATAGAATATGAATCAAAAGTTATTGGATCTTTTACTGAAGCATTGCCCAGATAATGCTCAGTATTAATTCTTCTTAGAGACACTCCATTAAGTTCATATTTGTAAACTGGAGTTCCTGCCAAATATTCTATGCTTCCACCTGGATATGAATTCAATACATTTTGATATACTGGATCGATATATCCAAAAGAAGTAATTCCACGAAGAGCACCACTGCTAACAGAAGTGTATTCTAAAAGTTGATTATCTATCAATACATATCCTGGATTTGTTGATGCGACACCAACATTTTCAAAAGTTGTAAAATTAGATGGATCGTCAATAAAAATACTATCCCCAGTTTGATATGGTATTGATAATTTTGTTGGTGGTACATCACTTTCAACGCCTGAAATATTAACATAGTTATTTTTAAAATACATACCATGATTTTTGTGATTTACAGTGAAGTGAAGACCATCTGTTTCAACATTAATATCATTTATTTGAACATTTCCACCATTTGAGTAATTTAATGCACTAGTTATTCCTGCACTATTAATATAACTGACAGTTTTTCCTACTCCAGCAACTTCAAAATTACCCTGAACATTATCTAAAATAAGTTCATTAGTACTTGCTATTGATACTATAGAGAATGTTGCATTTCTTCCTATCGAATTCCCTCCAATTGTAGAAATTCCTAAGATATCTCCGACTTTGTAACCATTTCCAGATTGACTTATGGTTGCTGCAACAGCAACTCCGCTACTAATTGTCACATCAGCCTTAGCATTTCTCCCACTTCCGGTAATTGTAACTAAAGATACATCATTGAAAGTGAGTGATCCTGCTGACGGAGTATATCCGATTCCAGAATTGATAACCTCTAGTTGTCCTGTAGCTATTCCTGCACTTCCTACATAATTTCCGGATGCATTTGTTCCACCTTGAACAATTGTATTACCTAAAACTAAATTAGCATCTGTTAATGATGAAGAAAGAGAAACTCTTATCTTTCTGGAATTCATTGAAATTGAGTTTGGCATTAATGTTGGAATTTGGGAATTTCCTATGCTCAATTCTGGATTATAAAATTCTACTCTTCCTTCCGGAACAAATTCTGCCCTATAAAGAGAAAACTTAAGATCTTCCCATTGGCTAGCTTCCCAAGTTGATGCATTTTGGGACTTGAATAGAGAACCAAGTGTTGGTTGAGTGGAAACTGCGGATTGAGTTAAAATATCAACCTCACCAACACCAACTCTTGAAATAAAGACATTATATTTTGAAGAAGATGAACCAACAACAAGAGCGTATTCGGCTGGTCCAGTCAAGTAAACTGGAGCTTTAAAAGTAAATGTTGTTGCAACACTACCATCATTAGAAGTTTTTACTTCGTCTGGGCTTAAGAATACTTCAGAAAATGGTAGAACTTCTCTTGTAGGATAACCATTTTGCATGGTTCTAATCTGAACAAAAACTGGCGTCTCAGCATCTTCTTTTGTCTTAAAGAAGATATCACACTTAGTAATAAAGACTCCCCCACTCTCATTAACTAAGAATGATTGTGCAAGAGGATCCCACCAATAGCATCTGTATCCATAATTTGTTGTGGAAGTAACTTGAGTATCTACCAATTGGGGCCCAGTTGTTTTGGATACTGCCTCTTGTTTGGTTTGTTGCTTTTGCTCAATTCTACCATTTCTTGTTGAAATGATATTTTCTTGAACGGTTTCCAAAGTTCCACTTGAAGTAAATGCTTCTTCAGCTAATGTAGCTGCAGTAGCTGCATTGTTTAAATTATTATTAATTAATGTAAAAGTTTTATTGCCATTTTCAAATCTTGGATTTGCTGATACATTTGGGTTGGGTAGATAGAAACTACCAATAATCCATGTGTATACATCAGTAAGCAATCTGACATTAGTAATTCTTGCCTGAGCACCACTTGTTTTTCCAACCAGTGTCATACCACTTTCTACATATCCGGAGTACTGTCCTTGATACTGTGCAGAAAGAGAGAATGTATCAACATTCAAAACTGTAGAAGTTGAAGAATAAGTTGATGGTAGGGGCTGACTTGTATATGGATTTAATGGGAAAACTGAAGATGGTGCATCATATTGACCGTCTTTATGATTAGACTGTGCAACTCTAAATGTAATACTTGCAGTACTATCTGCTATAACTGTTGGACTTATACCAGTTTTAATAACAGTACCAACAACATCCTCTCCGACTTGGAAGACGCCGCTTATCATATTAATTTCAAGGAGTTTAGGTACACAATATTTTGTTACATCAATTCCATCGAAGAAAGCATATAGTTGTGTTAATGGTTTTAAGTTCTTAGAAACAAACTGAATGTTTCTAGACCTCATGTATTGAATAAGATTTCTACTTACTACCTTATCACCTATAGACTGTCTATCAAATTCCTCAACAACGAAGGTTGTTGTACCGGTGCTGCTCTTAACACCAGTTTCTTTTACTTCTCTATATTTGTCTTGAGTGACTGTAGTTGTTTGGCTATACCATCCACGATTATGCCATCCGTAGTATCCCCAGTATCCGTAGTATCCCCAGTATCCATAATAATAACCATAAGGATAACCATACCAATAATACCCATAGTGTCCATAGTTTTGTGTTGTCTTACTGCTGGTTTGTACTGTTTCAATAACTTCCTTTCCAGTCCATGTTGTTTCCCATGCGCTCCAAACAGTGGGAGAATATCCAGTCTGAGGGTCTACATTAAACTGCTCTGCAGCAAGAGCCATAGTTTGGGCATAATTTCCTTCAACATTAATTGTTTTTGCATCTAAACGAACAGTATCGACCCAAGTATCGGATGCTGGTGTTAATTCTGTAGTTCCTTGCCAAAAACTAATTACGAATGGAGTTACATTTTCAGTTCTTGTTGCAAATGGTTGTTTGAAATATTCAACCTCAGAATAATTTAGAGTAATTAAATCACTATTTTTTATGATATTAGAACCCTCTGGTTGCTCAACAGAATAATCGATAGAAGGATTTAATCCTTCTACGGGACCTTGAACCAAATCAATTGCAGTTGTGTAATGTCTTGGTCTTAGTTCTTTATTTTTTATATCAATACTATTTTGATATGGGAATCCACTTTCTTGTGATTGTAGAGTGCTAAAATTATCTACAAAAAATCCTGATTTAAAACGATCCAATCCTTCAGAATCTGCAACAAATAAATTCGCCGTGCTTGTTTCTAGCATTGAAAGCGCGGTGTAATACTCAAGATTCTTAATACGATTCTCAAGTTGTTTAATATCAACCATTCTATATCTTTTGTGCTCAAGAAGTTGAACAGTTGATTGCGAAACCGCAAATAGATATGGAGAATGTGTTACTGTTGCAATTTCTAATGAATCATCGACTGTAATTGGTTTTTCTGGTTTTTCTGAAGGAACTCCATACTGTATTTGGAAAGTCCCATCTTTTCTTAAATATACTCTATCAATTCTTCCCAAGTAATAAGAGAATGATGTTATAATTTCTTCATCTGATGCTAAAATATTAGCAGAAGAATTTCCTGCAGCATTAAATACTCTTCCGTAGAATTCAAGAGGAGACCTTGAGTTTTGTGATACTGTATAATTAGACACTCTAGGTCTAATGTCAATCATATCACAATTTCTTATGGAGTTTGTTGTTTGGATATCTTTAACATAATCAAATCCACTATAGGATTCTATAGTTGTAATATCTCCAATATCAGACTCTTGATGGTAACCACTAGAGTAATAAACTTTTATTTTATATACGGGTTCAGATGCCGAAGAATTCCTTGAAATATATCCATATCCATAGAAAGAACCATTTTGCCCATTATCAAACTTATAACTTGAAGAGATATTCGAACTTGGAGAATCTATAGTTGTAATAACAGCTTGTATATTTGATTCTCTAAAAATTATTGGTTCCCCTTCTTTGAAATTAGTTTCATTTTCTGGTACAAATGTTATCTCAGAATCGGTCAATCTTTCGGTATATAAACCTATTGCACCACTAATTTGACCAACAAATTGTTCGCCAATGATTAAATCTGTTGTTTTTGTTGTTGGTCCATTAATTGATGATAAAGTTGCCCTAGGTGCAGTTGGATCGCTGGTATCCTTGGATTCATAAACAGCAATAACATTTAATACATCGGGAACATTTAATGATATTACATCATCTTGAACTCTTGTTCCATATGGATAATTTCCATAAATCAATCCATCATTTAAAGTTGTAGTTCCTGTTCCAGAAGCTGCGTTCCTTGATTTATCTACAATATATACACCAACTCTATTTTTTAACTTATTTTTTGATTTTGGCTTTATTTTTCTGAGAGTTGTGACTAAAGTTGCTGCCGAATTTGTTCCCAAATTATAAATTTGAAGTTCTTTTGAACCATTTATAAAATCGAATTTATCTTCTGTTAAAACTTCAAAGGTTCCATCCTCTCTGACAAGAGTATAACGCTCTTCATCAAATGGTAGAAATGTCTCATTTTCTCCAGCAGCAACTGTGGATGATAACTGATTTGATACTATGTTTACATCATATACCTTTCTTATTGTTAATGTTGTTTCTGATAAATTTATTGATGCAACATTTGGTCTTGGTAATACCGTAAATAAAGTATCATCGCTAGATCTTGAAAGTTTAGCTCCAAGTACTTTAAGATCAACTACTTCTAGTGTTGAATTTGGTAGTTTTCCTTCATTAGTTCCAAAAACAGTAGTAACTCCAGTTACTGATATTGAAGTTTTTCCTACACTAACTACACTTGCATAAACTGGATATGGAGAACTAAAATTACTAAATTCTACTAAATTTCCTGGTTTAACTACTTTTCCTGGGAAATTTGGATTTGTGCTTATTATTGTACTAATTCCTAGTACATTTGCCGTACTTATAGTTGCTATACCAATATTATAGTATGGGGATTGGATAACATTAGCATTGAAAGTTTTAGCAGTTCCTACTGTTCCTCTTATAGATTCAACATCGGAAATTGAATATGATGTTACTGCTATAGCTGTTCTTGTCTCCTCTATTCCATCAATTATAAGTGATTCATTGGGTATAAAATCACCATTCTTTTGATAAAGTACAATTGACCTACTATTATTAACAGAATCTTTTAGAAAAGCTGTTGCTCCGCTATTTGCCCCTGTAATAAAATTGGGAGTTGAAAGTGTAATCGGTTGGTTTAGGGTAATTTCTGTTGTTGTCTGTACATCATATAGTGATATTGTCCATTGATTTAAATTTGGATTTAGGCTGTCATATGAGCCAGATTCTAATTTAAAATCATAGACTCTAGCTACACCAATTTCTTTTCCGGCAGCATCTGTAGATGCAGTCCCAATTCTACTATCTCTTAGACTTACAATATAAGTATTCCCAATTCCTACTATTGGAGAACCATAAACTCTATTCAGCGAAAGAGTTGATCCGGTATTATAATTAACAGCAATATTTTCTAAAGTTTTTGTATCTCTTGGTTTAGGAACATCTAAAAATGTTGTTGAAATAGTCTCAACTTCATATCCCTTGACAAAAGCTTTACCTGGAGAAATTTGATATAAAGCTAAACTTTCTGACGGAATTGATCCCCCATAAGTAAACTGACCTGCATTAAATATTCCACCATTTCCAAGATTGTCATTCAAAGATTCTTTAACACTTAAATCAAAAGGAGTTACATAATAGTCACCAGATTCTGCATAAGTTCTTCTTGCAAGTTCATCTGCAATTAATGAATATTCCTTGGTTACCCTGTTGGTTTTTAAGATACCATTTTCGATTGAAGCTAGTTCTACGAAATTATTGTCGGAATAATCGTTTAAAGATTTTTTGAATAAAGATACTGTTATTTTTAATCTATCAGCTCCGGGAGAAGAGTAATTATTATAACCTTGAGAATTATCATTTAGAGATTCATCTACATCTGAGGTAACAATTTCTTCATTAATATACAAACCAACTCTATAACTTGGAGTGTTTGTATATTGATCTAATATTAATGTCTCAGTATTAACTGTGATAAAATGACCACGAATAAAGTATACTCCTTCACTAATTGAAAATGAAGATCCCACAGAGCTAGCTCCGCTAGAAACCGTTGATGCAAAAGGAGATCCTTCAGAAATTGTACTGTTTGACAGTAATCCAGATTGTATCGTTGTAGTTGTTATTAAATTTTCCCCATCTAAAAATTCTGTAGTAGAATTATTAATTAAACTTGATGAGATATAATTTACATATAATGTTGTATTTCCCCTTTCAGATTGAGTTGAAGGTAAAACCTTATCAATTGTTGCTGTTATACCAGAAGTCTCTCCAATAATTTTTGTTCCAACTAATTGATCTATATAAGCTTCTACGGGAACTCCAAGAAAAGAATTGTTTAGTCGGACAGCATAATAAGACTGATTATAAGAAATATTTCCCGGTATTACTTTTGCACCTTCTTTAAAAAAATGTTGTCCAAATTTTTCAATTTGATTTTGTAAAGTTGATTGTAGAGTTGTTAACTCTCTAGCTTGAACAGGATACCCTGGCTTAAAAAGAACTTTATAATAATCTTTATTTGCATCAAAATCATCAAAATATGGTGCAACATTGAGATTTGTTTCTTGTGACATAATTCTTTAAAACTGCAAAATGACCTTAATATCTTCTTTTTGATTTAATGAACGGGTAATTGCTGGTCTGTTATCAACATATATTATATTTCCCGAATATTTTTTGACTTCAGGATTAGATAAACCGTTCGCAAAAGACTGTCCAAGGTAGTATGTCCTATTATTTATTACTGTAGATATACCAGAAAAAGTTGAATCTATACTTAAAGTATTTCCACTATTTCCAGTAACTGTTAGACCACCTCCAACAAGAGGAGAACTGGTAAACCTTGTCAATTCGTACCCAAAGTTGGGATATTCTTGAGTTTCGCCATTTGTATTGAATCCGGAAAGAGTTCTATCTTGCCAATATTTAAGAACACCGGTGGTTTGATCATAACTTACTACTCTACCGATAGCAGTTACACCATTCCCTACAGTTTGCTTAATAAAAGAATCTTGTGAGAAAATTGCAGAACTATACCCTATTCCCGCTAGTTTTAATGCATAAACTCCACTGGCTTTATTCGTACTTAATATCTCAGATGAAGCAAATGATTCCGGATTTGCTACTATTCCAACTCTAGCAATTTGATTTCCTGTAATAAAGTCTGGATTTTGGAAATCATTTTCTATTCTAGAATATAGGAGCACATTATACGCACCAAGTTCTTTGTAAATATCGTATCCATGTCCTCCCTTTGGAGAAATAATAACATCAAATTTTGGATTTATTACTCCTTCAGGAACATTTCCTCCCCTTAAATCAACATTTGCATAGGTATATCCGGATCCTTGACTGGAAACAACAACAGATCTTACTTTCTGGTCATTATCAATCGTTATTGTGCATTCTGCCCCCTGACCATCGCCTTTAATCGGAACTCTTGTGTATGTTTTATTTGCTGTTCCGACACCAACACCTCTGTTGTCCAAACTACTTGGATTTATGATAACCGTTTTTATAGATCCATCTACAGCATTATCTCTAACTAAAGAGTTGTCTGAGCTAGTGGACCAATCTTTAGGTACTGGAATAAAATCTGTAGATTCAAATTTTATAATATCACTTGGCTTTATTGTATACAAATATTTCCAAACATATCCATCTCCACTTGTTCCTGCAGATCTAGGCTCTAAATCTGTAAATCTAGGCTCATCTAATGAAGGTTTCCCTGAGGGGTTTTCTGGATCAGTACCATTCTGAAGACAAATGTATACTCTATAATCACTATTCATTACATAATATGAAGCGGCATATAAACTAGTAGATCCAGAAACTGAAGCAGTATTAGATCTACTATAATCATGTCTATAATAATCATATGATATTCCCGAAGACCATACTCTTTTAGGAATAACATGAGAAACGTCAGTGGAGAGTATCTTCTTTAGAGATACGATAGTATCCCAGTAACTATTTTCCTCATTGAAATTATCCTTTGGTGATGGTGGATTATAGTCCCAATCACTTTGGACTTCATATGGGTTTGGTAGTCCGAGGAATATGTAATATGAATTATTTGAAGATGTTACTCCGGCAACAAAATTTTTGGCATTGAGTATTCTAATTTGATCAGTTATAATTGCTGCCATTTTTTAGAAATTTTTTATTTTATTTATGGTAGATTCCTATGGATTTTTATATTGAGAATACTTTAATGGATTTTTTCTTTTTAAAATAGTTCCAGTAGAGATGCCCGAATATCCATTTAATGTATATGCATTAAATGCACTTTCCTTTTGTCTGTAATCTAGAATAACTCTTCCCCAACTAAAATCTCCATAATAATCACTAATTCCAATTCCAGATAGTCCGTTTAAGTTGTCCACACTCACAGTAACTCTTGCAATGTATGTTGTTCCCACTCCGATTATAGAAGATTGCTCTATTGAAACATCAACTGCCTTATAAACACCATCCAAAAATGTAGTTGCTATTCCGACAATATTTGAACTCTCATCCAATGATGTAAGTCCATTTCCAATATTTGAATTTGAAACTACGAAATAATAATCAGTTTTTATTTGACTCACGGTTGTAAGTCCTGTTATTTTGCTGTTTCTCAATGGTGAGTTTATTGGAATCATAAAATCAAATATTATTCCAGTTGAAGCAACTCCGACAGAAGTAGTCGCAATTCCAGTTATTACTCCAAAATCTCCTCCATATGATAAAACTTTAGTAGATTCTATTTTAATAATTGGTGGTTCTATCAATACTAATGGTGGATTTTCTTGAGAATATCCTGTAGTAACTCCAGTTACAATGATAGAAGTCACTATTCCAGAACTAATATAAGAAACACAAGTAGTAGTTGTGGAAGCAATTCCTACCGGACTTTGAACAACTACTGATGGTGCTTCAGTGTACCCAAATCCACCGTCAGTAATAACAATTGAAGAAACAGTTCCTGCTGACGATACAACTGCAGTAGCAGTAGCTGAAGCAACTTGATCTTGGGAAATCAAGTAAATATCTTTTTGAAATTCTAAGGAAGATACATTTTCATTTATTGGATTGAAAAATGGTCTACAATTGTCAACAAAAATAAGAGTGGATCCAACACCAACTGAACTTATGATATTTGCCGATGGATGTATCAAAGGCTCATATAGAATTCTATCCTTTCCAATTTGCTTTTGATTAATTATTTTGTCCTTGGTTTGTTTATACCAAGATATCGGTCTGTTTAGATTTTCGATATTAGTGTTACCTGGACCAAAATAAGGATTAGTTTCTATTAAATCAACAGTTTTAATGTCTAAAACTGTTCTTCTATCCTCAAGTAAGAATGGGTTTTGTCCGGCAGAATAATCATACTCAAGTCTGACCTCATCTCCCATTTTAACTGTTTCTATTATGTTCCTAAAAGGAACATCTATTTCCCCACTTCCCTTATAGAAAAGAATTTTACAAACATCATCTTCTTTAGGGGGCTCAACAAATCTAATTACACTTCCACCATCAAATATATAAGATTTCTGTGGAACTTGAAGAATATTATTTAAAAATACCAATAAGTTATCTCTTATATTGATAAGAGATCCTTTACCTGCTAAAATTGAAATCGATTGTCCTTGATATATTAATGGGAAAACAGTTCTTTCTCCTGTAAAAAGTATATCAATAGAATCTAATAACTGCAATTCTCCAATAGACCAAGCAGTAAATTTATCAGTAAAAGTTCTTTGAACTTCTATTTGAAACTCTTCAAATTGCGATCCTTGTACTGTTGGTATTCCAACTATTGAATTAGTTGAAACTGTTAAGATATCTCCAGATTTGTATCCATAACCCAGATTCTTTATCTCAAAATCAACTACACTTGATCCCTGACCAACAACAATATCAATCGTTGCTTGTGTACCAACACCAGAAGAAGATGGACTATAAACTAAAGGTAAATCTGAGTATGAAAGTGGAGAATCAAAAATAACAAAGGGGGGATTTGAACGAGTATATCCAATTCCCGGATTAGTAATTGCAACACTAACAATGTTTCCTTTACTTACTGCAGCTGTTCCAATAAATTGAATGCTTCTAGAATTTAAAGAAGATGTTGAAACCCCTACTCTAACCTGAACATCTCTAGTTCCAAAGGAATTTTGAATTTTTTGTCTATATCCAGACCCACTGTTTCCTATACTAATTGCTTGGATAGTTCCTGCATCCGAAACAATTGCTGTTCCTCCAGCGGAAACTAATGGTTGATATCCAAATCCTGATGTTGAACCGACAGAAACTATAATACCACCCGCAGGCAATCCAGATGTATTAATATCAGAAGCCAATGAAGTTCCTGCTCCAATAAATCTTATAGAAGTAAATCCAACATTTTCTTCTTCTAAGACATAAGAAGCAATATCGCCAGGTTCTTGGAAAATATCATTAATTATAACTATAGCATTTTCTACAGAAACTCCAGAAACATTCTCTGCATTCGATGTTAAACTAAATGTATTTTTTTTGCCGTCAAACTGATTTGAAATATCATCGTAAAGATAATTTTTATAGTATGTGTCTTGATTTGAACCTGTTGCACCAGACCTCATAAAAATTCTTCCGTAGAAAGTGGAATTGGTTTGTATATTTTCCCAATCCCTTTCATCTGGTGGATTTGTTGGTGTTCCTATTGGAACTCTTCCGTATGGAGCTTCAACGAAATGAATTTGATTTTGTACAATATTATAATTCCCAGTTACTTTAACAACTTTTGTTAAAGATTCATGTTCTTCTACTTTGGTGCCCAACCAAGGTCTATTTACTCTTACTGCGTTTGTTGACCCAACACCAACAGACTCGACCCTCATAACCTCATCATCAATCCTTAATAAATCTCCACTAAAAATATTTGTAGTATTGTGGACATATAAAACATCTTCAGATATAAGATTCTTGGTAGAAAGAATTGTTGTAGTTGCTGTGGCAACTAGTGGAGACTGAATAAGATTGTCTAGAGTAATTAATCCTTTAGAATTTTGATTTGCTGCAGTGAAAGTATGATTGGTTCCAATACCAAGAGAAGTTAAATTTAATATTTCAGGTATAAATTTAAGTGCGCTACTAGCACTCTTCGCCAATCTAATTCTATTTTGGTCTAACTTAATTGCATAAACTGTAGAAGGTAACCTGTCAGTAGTACCTATTCCCACTCCAAAATCTGTGGTTGTAATTCCTATTGGTTGGTTTATCTCACCAAGAGTTCCTGAAGAATAAGTTAATTTTTCTCCAGTAACGAAGAAATGATTTTTGATATAAATTAAATCTCTATCTATATCAACAATTGCAGGAGAACTTCCATCAAAATATCTTTCAAAAATTGGTTCTCCTTGATGATTTAAATCAAATGTTCTCTTAACATCAACTGCAGCTCCGAGATAAACTGCAGATTGGTTAGTTATTGTAGAATCATTGAAGTTCAATGGTTTACTAGCATCTCTATAATCTCTCATTGCATTTGAATAAACTTTTACCTCTGCGTTTATATTTGCAATGGGAGTGAATAAAAGTTGAGTAGAATTTGGAGTTTTATTAGAAGTTATAGTTCCAATTCCTGTTTCATTTGCTGCTTGCAAAATAGCAAATTCGCTGATATAAGAATTATCTGAATCGTTAATTACAATAACCTCAGATATTTGATGAATATTATTTGTAGTATCTGAAATTTGAACAATAAAATATGCCCCGTTATGTAAACTCGAATATTCTGAAATTACATTTGCTGTTGGGGTTGGGGATGATGCAATAGATGTTGATCTCCCTTCAATTGTAGAATGTCTTAGATAGTAGGTTCCTATGCCAGATGATTCAGTATTTGCAATAGAAATTTGAATAGAGTTGATAGTAACAGCTATTCCGGGAGTTGCAATAAAATCGACATTTATTTTTGAATTTGCAAGATATGCATCAAACTCTCCCAAAGATAATAATGGATTGTTGTCTGAAGAATTTGTTACCAACTGTCCATAATTAATAAATTCAATATTTGTCCCATTGTGAATAGCAGTAATTTCTTCAAATTGGCGCTGCCCATTATCTGCAGAAATTTCTATTATTGCCTTCACTGAAGTAAATGTTGTTCCTATTCCAATTACGCTTGTTGTTCCAGAAGAAACTTGATTGACTTTTGAATCTATATAAACAACATTACCAAAACTTGTACTTGCAATACCAACAAAAGCATCTTTTATATTATAAGATAAGACTGATACATCATAATCATTCCAAAGCGATCTATTTGGATAGAAAAGAAGAGAACCTTGATTATCTTCTTTCTTAAAATCAAATGAACCCAAATCATAGACGCTTTCTACTCTACCATATTGATTTAAATATGCATCTTTTTCATCATAAACAACAGAAACAAGCATTAATTGCCTCTGCCCAACATATCTTCTATCTTTTACAAAAGTTATATACTTCTGTGATTGAATTTGATTAGTATCAATAGTGTCCAGAACGACATATCTAGAGAATCTTGGTAAATTATAGAAAGAACCACTAAAATCATCAATTGACAATACTCTGTTATTCAGTGACTCATAATAATCCGTAAGAACTCTGCTGGAAAAATAAATTTGATCTGAAAATGGATAAGAGTCATCAATAAGTACGTTTTCTCTAGCCAAATCAAAGTCATAAAAACAATTTAAATCAGCAACTCCGACAATATCTGTAAAAGTATCGACATAGCTTATTGGACTAATATTAATCTGATTATTCTTAACTTCATCTAAAGAGGGTTCGCATTGATAATCGCCAAATTTTCTAAATCCTAATGTATGATTTAATGATCCAACTGCGTCTTCCCAGGTATCATATGGAACTTTAGATTTTAATGAATATGAAAAATTCTGATAGTAGAAACTATCTTGAATTCTTTGTAAGTTATTGCTTAAAAATCCTATTTGAGTTTCCCAACCATCTTCAACCTTAGAATATGGTGCCAAATTAATAAACGCATCTCCAGAAATAACTGAAGAAATTAATCCTTGTGTTTTTGAGGTATCCCCTTGTATAATTTTACCAGATTCTATTCTTTCTCTTGAAGAAATTCTTAGTTGATTTACTTGAGAATTCCACCCCTCAACTTCACCGACAGTTTTAGCATCCCCCAAATATCTTATCTTTTCATCTTTTAGATAATTATTCTTCTTAAAAATTGTTTTAAATTTAGGAAAATATTTCTCAGGAATAATTCTGGCGGAAGAATTTGTGGAATTGTATACACCTGGAGTTTCTCCAGGTTGTAAAACATTATTCATCGTATAAGTTACAATTCCAATTCCTCCAAGATTCTCAGAAACTGCAGTAATTGTGAAAAGTTTATAATTATAATTCTTAGAATTGAATCCTCTACCCGTAGAATTAATACCCACACTGACATTTTCTACCATAATTTTATCATTAACAGCAAATGGGAAACTATCTGCTGTACTGAATCCTACTGATAAAGTGGCAGTAACACTATTTTTTGTTAAATCATAGACCAATGAAGATATTCCAACTCCATTTGAATTTTGTGTTGGAATTATAATTGGTTCAACATTATTAATACCATAAGTATTTTTTAAAATAGTAACAAAACTATCACCAAAAGAATATTCTAAATCAACTTCAGGAACTATATTTTTTGTAACTCCATCTAAAACTACTAATTTTGGTGGATGATTATATCCGTTACCCAAAGAAAGTATTTGTATTGATTCAAATGATGATAATAATTCAATTTTAGCAATTTGTGGTAAAGATAAATTTGGTTTTAAAGTAAAATCTGATGGATAATTAAATCCAATATCATTTATTTTTATTTTTTTAATTTTACCAATATTTTTACTATTGTAATCTAATATTGCTCCAGATCCAATTCCAGATGAAATTTTGGAAAATTTTGGAAGATTATAATAATTTTGACCATTTGATACAACTTCAACTTCCGAGATAGATCCCTTTGTATTTTTGGAAGTGGTTTGATAATTTATAATTGCTTGAGTTTTATCGTAAAAATTAGATTCTGGTTTTTTTCTTAAGCTGTAAGTAAAAGTTGTTCCTGAAGTTGAAACAATAGAATATTTTCCATTATAAAGACTATCTTCAATACTAATTTCATTATGGGAAGAAACTGAAGAATCTATTGAAATCTCGGATTTAACACTTGGTAAGTTGAAAGCAGTAATAGGGTCTAGTCTGTAGTAAAGTTTATTAGGAATATCATCAGTTATAGTTAATGAAATTCTCGCATTTGAACTTATTCCAACTGTACCAACTCTTTTTATATTGAAGAAATTACTATTTTTAGACGATTCAAATAGTTCTTCAAATGAAGAATTAGTATAAAAATTAAAATTAAACGCTGGAAACTTAGTTTGGGAAGAATTTGTATATGATAAAGATGAATCTGATACATCAAAAAATACTGTGCTATTCTTATATAATTTTATTGGAGGATTTACCAAAGATAAAGTTCCACCGAATTGTGAGGACAATCCAACGACGACAGGATCGTATTGAATAGAATTATAATAATTATCGGACAACTTTATAGTATCCTTATCAATGACAATAACATAATAATCTTTTTCATTTTTCAATACTTTAGAAGGAGAAGTTTGGATTACTTGTTGACCAGTGGTAAATCCATGGTTTTCAATGGTTATAGAATTAGTTAAAGTGTTAACACCAACTGGAGAAAATGATTTTGGATTAATTACTAATTTTCTATTATAATCACTATATGCTACTACGAATGATGTTGATATTGAAGGATTAACATCAACAAAAACAATGTCTCCATCAGACAATCCATGAGTTGTTGCTGTAGAAACAATCGTTTTATTCTTTGAAATATTCCCCCTCAATGAATTGTAATTAGTTTTAAAACTATGATAAGTACCGCTTCCAAAAGAAGTAAAGTAAAGAATACTCTGATTTCTTTGTGTTGATGCAATACCAACAATAGTTCCTGTTGAACCAATTCCAACTTTTACTGTAGAAATTCCTATAAAATTCGGAGATACATTTGTTGCATAAATTAAGGATCCATCCGCAAGATTTGCTCCAATTCCTTCACCATTTGTGGAAATTGCAATAGGATCTCCTCCATTTGAGTCATAAATCAACTGATCGCCAGTTTCTAATTTATGATCTGGGAGGTAAATTAATCTACTTGGAACCGTAACATAACTAACTCCTGCTCCCGGATTTGAAATAAAAATAGTAGTTCCTATTCCCACCGCTGTTCCGACACCAATAGATTCCCTAGGATTAAAATATATTTGTCTATTTGATGAATAATTAAAAGGATTAGTCAGTCTATCACTTATTACCAATCTTCTTGAATTTTCATATAAAATATCAGAATAACTGTGAGACGAACCAACAGTGTTATTGACTGCCCTAAGGATTTTTAATCTCGATGAATTTTTATCTACATTTAAAACTTTAACCTTTTCTGTTCCTATCGTGAAAATGTCATTTTCACGAATATTTGATAAGTTTCCTCCAACAGAAATAAAGGTTACTATACCTGTTGCTCCAGTTGTACCAAGACCAACTGTATTAATTAAAGAAAGAGTGTTTTTCCTTGGAACTTCTGCAGAATACAATTCGTTGAATATTGTCAAAGAAGTGGTGAGACCTGAAATAGTGACAATATCACCGGTATTAAATTCATGCGGATTCTCTGCTAAAATATTAAAACTATTCACCCTCCCAGAATCTGGATATATTTCTACATTATAAGAAACAATGTTATCAACGCTAATAGTTTCTACTTCCTTTCCTTTTAGTTTAGAAACTCTTGCAGAAAATCCATATCCTCTAGTATCTGTTTCATCAGAAACTAATAAATCATTTATACTATAGTTATTACCTCCAGTCAATATACCAACTGTTTGTATATTTCCGGGAGATGCATACTTTATAGTAGATGTTTGATTTAGTCTATTTGGAAGATCTAAGTACTTGTAGTAAGATTTTTCTCCAAGTAAGTTATAATTTTTTGTATACCTAATCCAATCAGTTTTGTTTAAGTCAATATCATCTTGATTTGAAGAGGCTTTAAAATTGAATTCATTTGGACGTGACTTGAAAGTATTTCCAATAAGATATGGAAATACGGGTATCCTGTAATTTCGAAATGGACTTGAAGATGTTCTGGTAGTTGTCGCTGCTATTGTGCAAAAATAAGCGTATACTCCATTGGGAAATTCTGGAGTAACACAAAATCTACCATTATGCTCATCCAAAACACTATCATCTTGATTTAGTCGAGTATAATATTTGTAATCTTCTACAAAAAACCCTAATGGGTATATTTTTTCAGATGGTCTATCACTTGATACTGGTGCAAGTTTATACCCAGATTTCATCTGTGTTATTGAACCGCCACCGGAAGCGTCCTTTTTAGCGTATCCATATGGACCATAGATTGGATTCCCATCATATGCCCAACCAATTATCGGAGAATGTTTAGTCGAAGATACTTCACTTCCTCCTACTCTACTTAAATCAAAATTTCCATAAGATGGTCTTCCTGTAGGATCTACAGAATATATTGATTCTCTAAGTTTTCTTGGTGCATATAAATGAGAGTACTGAAGACCACCTTTAGTGTATGAATTATAAAATACGAATCCATCATCTGGAGTTGTATTGCTAAAATTCCTACTCACTAAATTTATATTCCATGATTTTAATTTTGATTTAAATGTTGCCCCAGAACCAGAATCTTGGACTGTAATAAAAGTATTTTTTTGAGAATATCCAATTCCTCCATTTATTATTTTTACTTGTTTAATTTGACCATTTTCAACAATTGGCACCAAAACAGCGCCTAATCCATCTCCAGATATGTTGATAGTTGGTGCATTATTATAATCATAACCAGAATTATTAACTAAAACTTCTACTATTCTTCCATTATTGATAATTGGTACTATTTCTGAACTTTTTCCTTGTCTTAAAATCAAAAGTGGTTCTCTGAGGTAATTCAATACTTCAGGTGTTCCATATGATCTTCCTCCATTTTGTAAATGGAAAGATGTTATTTCTCCCCTAAAAACTGGTTGAATTTTTGCCGCAAAATCCACACCGGCAGATGTTGAAACCCCAATTTCTCCCACAACTTCAACAGAAATTGGTTGATAGTTAAAGTAGTGTACTCCAGTTCCTCTAGAGGTTAAATCTACATATTGATTTGTTGTATAATAAAAATCTTGATTGGATGAACTTACCCCAACAATTGATAGCTTAAAATTATTGTCGTCGATCTTAGTCAAATAATAATCAGAGTTTTTAGTTAATCCACCTATTGCTGTTCCACTGCTAGTATATCTGACTATTTCTCCAGAATTAAAATCGTGTTCATTTATATTAATACTATTAGTTGATGTATTAATCCCCGAAGGTGAGGTAGTTCTTATTTTATTTTGATATCCAAATCCTGGGTTTAGAACATTAATGGTAGAAATAACTTGTTTTTTATTGATGCATTTGAATGAATGATTACCTATACCATATGTGGTTAAAGAAACGGTATTAATCCCAACAAGAGCATCTTCGGCACTATTATGGATTGTTAAAGTCTTTAAGTCAACAACGCGGGCATAATACTCCGCATTTGTCGAAATTCCACCAACTCCTTTTTGATTATTTGTATAATATGTTATTTTTTCTGCATTTCTAAATTTATGATAAGTAGAAAAACCAATGGAGTTGTTAATTATATTAACTTCATTAAACTTTTGCTCAGAATTGAAAAATACTTCATGATCTATAAATTTAGTTGATACATCTGCTACAGCTCCAACTCCATTTCCCCCAGTAATTCTTATTGTTGGTTTTGAAACATAATCAAAACCGGGATCTAATAATCTAATTTCAAATAAACCACCAGAAACGGCGCAATATCCAGTAGCACCAATTCCAATAGAATCAGTTATATCTAAAACAGGAGGACTAATAACATCATATTCAGAACCTCCTGAAGAAACATCAATACTTTCTACGGGTCCATAATAAATTATATCTTTAGATTTATAATTTAATATTTCTGTTCCGTTAATAAGAATTCCGGTAGGTCCGGGAAAAGTTTCATAATTCTTCCCATCATTATATGGTAAAGAAATTTCTCTAAGTAATTTTTGTGATATTAATGATTTTGATTTGAATTGTTGGAGAATAATTTTATCAGATGCTACATTTATGTTTTCTTCTGTTTTTAAGAATTTGGAATTCTGAATATCTGAACTACTTTTGGCAAATTGTACATTATTTGCATCTACTCTTTTTATATAATAAACTCCACTATCAAATAATGATCTTGGAATATCACTAGTTTCTCCCGAAGATTCGTAGTAAATACAATCTCCCGTATAGAATCCATGATCTTTTTGATTTGTTATCCTAAAAGTATCTCCGGCAGGAAAAGTACCACTAATATATAAAGATCTATCAGAAGCATTGAGAGACTGTCCATTATAAAATGGTAATGATGGAGACGCAACTAAAGTTTTTTCTTTTATTTTGTAAATATTTTGAACATTTGCATTTTGATTTGATAGTTCGTTGTATAGAGTATGTCTAACTTTAGTCAGTACTTTCTCTATAGTATATTTGAAATTTGTCGGAACAGCAATATTACTTCCAATATAAACCTCAGTATCTGAAACAACTCCAATAATGGACAATACAGTTTTAGAACCATTATTTGAAATTAAATTAACCGAGTCTCCAGTTGCAAAATTGTGTTTATCGCTTGTTTTTACACTATAAATTTTTGATGAAGAATTGAATACGGATATTTCTTTAACTTCGTATGTAGTTTGGATGTTAAAAATCCAACTATTTGAAATTGGATCTATAGAATCAGCACCTAAAGTTCTAATTATTGCATTATCACCCGAAATTTGATAATAAACTGCTTCATCATCAACAAGAGACACCTCATTTAGTACCGAATTAATTCTAACTTTTATAGTCTCATTACTATCCGATTGACTTGAGGATCCGTATGCAAATACATTTAAAGAAATATCAGAAGCATCGAATATTTTTTTAGTTATATTTACACATCCAAAAAACTGAGTCAGACTTTTTGATGCATATGAAACTACGCCTGTTGTACCATCTTCATAAGTTACAAATAAATCACCACTAGAGGGGAATCCAACTGTAGAATCTACATCAATTGTTGATACATCTGGATTTACGTCACCTATTATTCTTGTCTTGGGATGTATGGAAAAGTTTCCATATAGTGCTCCACTTACACCAATATCTCTATTATACCCACCATCAAATCCCAATCTATAATACTCTTTTCCTTCCGTAGAATAAATTTTTTCTACATCAGATATTGAAGCATAACATTTGGTTATATCGCCATACTCATCTTGAAATAAAGTAGAGTTTCTTAAATTATATGGGTCTCCTTCTATAGATTCTACAACTAAAGCATTGATGACATTAAATCCAGCATTTGATGGTCTAATTAGACTATTTTGTGGTTTTACAATATCAACATCTTCTCCATATAAAACTTTAAATAGAATCTTATATGAAATATCTGTTCCCTTTGAGGAATAAAAATCCTTTGATTGTTTTAGAAATAGATATTGGTCTAAATTACTATATAATTCCCTCCCTTCAAATCCGGGAATTAATTGATACTTTATCTTTTTTAAAAACTCTTTTAAAAATAACGAACTTAAATTAGTTATTTTTGAACCAGATAAATGCTCTTTAGATTCTGTTGATTCGAATACGAGTTGATCAGATAAATCCGATAGAGAATTAGTTCTACTTGTGCTTATTCCAACATTTGAGTAAGAAGAAATTCCACTAAAACCTCTGATACAATTAACAAAAGAATTTGAAGTTTTATATTCGTAGGTTATAATTTCATCATCAATTTTAATCAAACCATAGGAATCTGGAAAACCAATAGTTCCAGATTCTGAGGAGACCGTAATAACATCATCATCAAATGAAATATCATTTGAAAGAATCGCAAAGTCTGTATTGCTCTTAATTTCATCTAATTTAATATATTGATCAATATTTTGTATCAAATCATAAGGAGCTCCAGTAAATTCCTGAGAAAGATAATATTGTTTTAAAAATTCAGCAACTAAAGGAAATTCTTCCCTTACATAAGAAGGTAGCTGTCTTTCTAAAATGGTATTAAATTTTACTCTTTTCTTTGTCATTTTATTGTCTTACTAAATTCCCGTTACTGTAGCTTGAAGTTACTATGTAATTTGATGCAGATGGATCAAGTCCTGATGATATTTGATCAGTAATCATTTCAAATATACTGTTATTAATATCTAGCTGCAAATATAAATCCTGTAATCCGATAACATCATTTGATTTTGGAATAGTTGAAATTTCAATGATTGATTGTCCATCTTTTACTTTATCGGTAGATAAAACATTTATTGGATTGAGTGTAATTATTCCTTTGACATAATCAATTCTACCAACATTTCTTCTTACTATAGTTGCATCATTGGAATTAACACTTGGTACAGTAAAAAGGAACATGCTTCCAGTATTTCCATTAGTATCTGGGATGTCCGATAAGTAAACAGAACCTTGTATTCCGGAAATAGTAAATGCTGTAGATTTCACATTGTATCCATTCATACTCTTAATATGGAATGCATTGCCGAATCCAATCTGATATTCTGCTATAGAATTTAAGACTACTCTTAAATCCCTTCTCATTTGAATCTTAGTGATGTTTGATGTTATTGCTGGATGACTATCATCTATTATCTTAAGAAATTTACTGTATTTAAATCTTGCTCCATACTTATTCAATTCGGTTGATTCTGCATATTTATTGGTATTTGACTGAACAATACTCGAAACATAATCAGATCCTTGTGCGGAATTTGTATTATAATAAATTTTAGAATCTACCTCAATATAGAGATACTTAAGATCTAAAATTTCAGGAACAATTCCTGCCACTGCGTATTTCTTTAAATCTCTTTTAATATTTTCTTTTATTAAATTGGGAATAAAATCTCCAGTCCTTGGTTTAATACTTATGAAAACTTTTCCATATTGGGGAGGAATCAACTCTTCTCCACCAAAAACTGATATTGATTCCGTTTCTGGATAAATCTTTGAAGGTATTAATGATTCATAATCACTAGCAGTCAACGCTCTATTCTGGGAAGCATATATTCTTGTTGAATATTTTTTAATAGATTCTACAGTTTCTATGTTTTCTCCACCAGAAGAAATTAACCCAGTTGCCAACAAAGAAATTCCTGAGTTTACTGTATACTCTACAGAATTTCTGGTATATGTTAATCTTCCGGAAAAAGCAAATTGATTTACTCCATTTCCACTATCACCATTTGATACAATATAATTAACTTCTATAAAATTATCATTCTCAAGTTTTTTGCCATATAAAATACCATCACCAAAAAGCAATTCATATCTTTCGTCTTCAATTTCTTGGATATAATAGACAGTAGAATCCTTATCTACATCAAAGACACTATTTTGTAAAGAATAATTGACCAAAGAGGTTGAATTCTGGTCATCTTTTACTGATACTGAGATTAAAGAAGTATCTACGCCAGGATTGGGTAATATAAATCTTTGATTTGGATTTCTCGAAGAATAAGTAAAAGATGTTGTTAGCAGTACACCCTCATATATTTTTAAATCATTAAATGTTGCTACTTTATTAATTACTGGTACAGTCACATCATCTAATATTGAAAAAACAAATGATTGATTTCCAAAAGAACTTGATGATGTTGCTACAATTCCTTTTTTTAGAGTTATTGATGCTGGAACAGGAGTGATATTTGAGGTATCAATAAAAAAGCTTACCGTAGCTCTTGCTGCTTTTCTTGACCTAGGAACATATCCAATATTCCTAGCGAGGGCAACAACATTCTCTCTAAGAGTAGCACTATCAATAAAAACCTCATTCGCAACCATGTTTGCGTTATATGAGGTAATATATGTGTTATATGCTAAAACATCAAGTATAGACGATAAATTAGATCCCTCAAAATCATAGTCGGTGAAATTTGAGTTTGCTTTTAAATAGTCTCTTAAAGAAGCTTTTATCTGGTTAAAATCCAGATTTGAAAAATTTGTTAATGGCATTTACCTAATAGGTTGCAAAACAAACTGTAACTGTTGAGGTGTAACATCAATACCGACAATTCTATAAGAAATTAATACGTCAAATGAATTGTTATCATAATCTGGAATTACGACCACTTGATTTAAAGAAACTCTTGGTTCATAGTTTGAAATAGAATACTCTATTTCATCCTTAATGTTTTCAGCTGTCAGTTGATCTAGGTTTTCAAAGAGAGAGCGATTAATTTTGGAACCAAAACCTTCATTAAAAAATTTTTCACCAGGGTAAGTAAAGACAATATTTCGAATGGAACGAGCAATCGCATTTGCATTGTTAATAGCAATCAAGTCATTAGTCAGAGGATTGCTCTGAAATGACATACTAATGTCTTTAAATCCTTTACTTACCCTTTCTAAAGGCATTTTAGTTATAATTCTATCTTATTTATTACCGATTTTTTGATTCATAAAGAGGTTCTGTTCCATATTCCCAATCATCATAGTCTTCATCATTGCGAATTTTTGAATGAATTTCATTTTGGTGGAAAAAATCGTGTTTTTTGGGATTCATATCGTCGTTTGCGATTTCCCTCAGCATTTTTTGGTCCATTTTTGCTCCTGATTAGTTAAAATCAGAACTTTTTACGGGGTTGCTATCCCGGGTGTCGATGTAAAACCCTTCTCTTAGATAGTCTTCGTCTTTAACAAAGGTAAAATCTTCTATTTTTTGTATTTTTTCTCCTTTCCAAACGGGAATTGCAACTGAATTGCCATAACGAAAGTCTGGATTGCGTCTAAAATGAACTTCAATCAGTTTATTGCCAATAAATTCACAGTTAATCCACTCATAATTACCTTTTAAGTTGTTTAGAATCAAAGGAAATTCAATATCTTTGTCAATTTTAGTCCATTTCTTCCATTTATACAATGACTTATTATCATATCTATCACCTAAGACAACCAATTATGCTTTTCTATCTCTGAAATCTACACTAATATGTTCTCCTTGAAATATCTCACACCAAAATTCTGCTGGGTGAAGATGATCTGTAGAATTATCAATCCACTCTATACGAGAAAATCGTCCCATACCGAGTAAATTAATACTTGGTCGGACGATATAGTAGTCTGGAGATGGTACAGATGCGCCTACAGGACCACATAGGTGCCCCAGAGAGCGTGCTAGAAACAGTTTATTATATACCCACAGATCTTCCTTGTGAATTGAGTTCCATTCATCTATTGGATCTGAGTAGTACATGAAGAAAATCCGATTGGATTATTTCTATGAAGAGTATAGTTCTTCTGAATACGAATATCAGAGTTTTTAAAAGTCCAACATTCCCCATTACTATCTAGAAAAACTACCCATTCAAGATCGTGTTCTTGAGAACGGTCAATTACAAAAAAAGCCCAACCATTACCCCAAAAGGTAATGGTTGGGATTTGTGGATTTAATTGAAGCATTTACTTCCCTTGACCACGATACCTTTTCTTACGTCCATTGCGAGAGGTTGCACTGAGAAGTGTTCGAGCAGAACGTCCTTGACGAGTCTTTTTAGGTGCTCCTGGTTCAAATACGGTTTTATTACTTCCACCTTTAGCCATTGTTAATTTCCTCCAGTTCAATTAAATTAGGATCAATATCATCACCCGAGTAAAAACGCTCAGATAAGTCTTGAAGAACCTCAAGACATTCATCTGTAGTGAGGTTCATATAAATTTTACGTCCTTTATAAAGTACGTGATAGTTCATTAGATAATGCGAGTTTTTTCATGTCCAACTCTAATGCGAGGATCGCACCAGATATCAAACCCCGCATCCTTGGCATCAAGACAGAATGAAACATCTTCGCCACACATATCTTGAACATTACCAGACTCAAAGACTTGCATCTTCGGAGCAAACCAAGGATACTCAAGATTCTCAAAGACTCCATTCTTAATCATAACCCATCCAAAACCTGTGTAATCTACAGTGAATGGCTTACGACGCTTGCTGATTGATTCCACAGTTTCGTGGTTCATTACACCACCATTCTTACGGAAATCATCTTCTTCTAACCAGTGTGCGACAGAAGTTGTGTGACCATCTTCTGTTGCGTACCAACCTGCAACAACTTCTTTCTCTTCTCCTTCAGCAGAAAGAGCTAAATCACAAAGCTGCCAGAACTTGTTAGAATCAAAAACAATATCATTATCAATCCAGAGCTGATAATCATATTGAAGTTTTCCATCCCAAGGTTTTTGGTTTGGTCCACGGAGAACATTTGCTCCAAGACACTTGCATCGTGCAAAGTTAACCATTGATGAATAATCTTGAGAAATTTGAATACTCATTCCATTTTGTACAATATCAAAACAAAGTTGTACAAATGCTTTCAAAAAGATATAAGAGCATCCTCGTCCAGGAAGACAGAATACAATACTCTTACCCTTCATCCTTTCTTTAATCGCATCGTAGTCCCATTCTTCAGTGGACTTCTTTGGTGCTACAGTTTTAACAGTGAATCCTTTTGCCATAAGTTAAAATAACCTTCAACATCAATTTTAACAGTCTATATATGCTTTTGTCAATGAGAGGAGTTCAAAATAATTTCCTTATTTACAATAAGTTCCTCATAGGATAAATCCTCTGCATTGTAATCAGTTTTCATAATTTCCACCATATTCTTCAGAGTATTCCAAGTGGTCGAGAACTCATCTTCTTTAATAGAGTGGAATAAACACTTATCCCCTGCGTATATGTGGTATATTTTTTCCATTTTTTATTAAACTTTTTCCGGAAAATTTTTTAGTAAAAACTTATTTTACTAACGCATTATATATCAATACAACAAAAACCCCCAGGGGGATTAATACAATTCTACCCATTGTTTTTGGATATCTGATTATCCAACCTGCGAGTATCACTCTCCAAAAATTCCAATATGGTGTTCTCCTTCTCATTTTTTCTTCTTTCGCTTTCTCGCAGCATTCTTTTGAGCACAAGTTCTTGCTGCACCTTTTGATTTATTTTTATTGGGGCGACTCTTACCGTTCTTGTGAATCCATCCAAACACTTAGAAATACCTCCGGAAAATTTTTATGAGATTGATATTTATCGGTCGATTTGTCACCTCTGTAGGTTAGGGTAGTTTGCTTTTTTTAATAAGGGGGGGGGGCATCGGCGGGCTTATAACAACGCCGCGCGGCGCTATAACAAATCGGCGGCAATTAACTGCCGATAAGCATCACTGCCAATCATAACATAAACGCCCCTCAGTGTCAACATCGCTCACGCTCTGTCTAACAACCAAGGGGCATACAGTTACTAACAATCAGAAGGCAATCTCTTCCAGAGTAGGAATACCCAGTGCCGACTCAAGTTGCGGCGACTCGATATAATCGAAACCAGCAACATTATCAGCAACGATTGCATCCAGAATGGACAGAATTTCGCTGCCGTTGTTACCTTGTGCCAGCAGAGAAAGAAGAACTTGCTTGGACATAATGAAGAAGAAAAGTGTAAATCAGTGTGTGTTGAGTAAGTGTCTTTATAGGGCGCATCTTATTCCCCCCTTGTTGTTACTTAAGGTCAGAAATCGAACACGTCAGAGTTAATCTCAAGGATGTTAATCTTGGGGTCTTTGAATGATACTCCGTCAGGCGTTTTTAGGGAATTGAAAGAACACGCTTCCAGAGCATCTACGAAGTCTTCATAGTTACCTACCTCACGGGCAAGACTATAGAAACCCTCATCATTTTGAATCCAGAGAGCAACATTCCAGGTCTCATAATTCGTCCAACCGTTATACTCAGTATCGGTCAGATTTGCTTGGAAAGTAACAGTCATTGTGTGTGTTGTGAGTGTTAATTAAGAGACGAAATCAGGCAGAAGGCATAACACCAGCGAGCATCAGATTGAGGTTCGTTTCGTTATGCTCTGCTTCGATTTCTGTGATGTGCTCAATGTTATCAATCACCTGAACATTGTGCAGACGCTCATACCAGGCGTCGAACAGTTCCCAACTCTGAGCGGCACAAAGTTGGAAGGCATTCTCGATAGCGGTGTTCAGTTCGATTTGAGTCACTTAGTGGTTTGTGGTTGTCCTTACACTATAGGTACACTTTAGAGGATCCAAGTTTCAGTTACCCAGACGGTCTTCGATATCACTTAAGACGCGCAATATCACCTCACGACTATCCTCACCGTTCTCCTCTAACTGTTGCATAACCTCTTGCAGTTGAGGTAGAATATCAGTGGTTATTTGGGCGACTCGTATAATCCTCATGTCGCCCAAATGTTTATATTTTAGTGTTCTCATTTTGTTAACATAAAGACCCGATTATTTATGCTTTATGTTAACAAAATAAAAACGCCTTATATGGTATAAATTGATACCAAATTACCATCGGTCAGGTGTACTTAGGTCCTCAACATAAGCATCACACTTCTCTGCAGGTTCCAACTTGAATAACTTCTCCCAATCAATCTGGTGTGGGTCGAAGTCACCGAACACTGATAGATCCAGAGTAATCCTATAACGCTGCTTCTGTGCCTGCTGATATGCAACTGACATAAGTTCGCTCCTGTGTGTTATGAAACTACTATAAGATGCTGGGCGGTTTTTGTCAATGGTCTGGGGGTATTTATCAGGGGTCGGTGGATTTATGCGGGGGGATTGTGGGGATTTGAGAACGCGGGGGTATTGACATTTTGGGGGCGAGTGTGATAGAATGACCTGTAAGATAACGACCCCCAGAGACATTTAAATGACTATAAGTTTTCCACAATTCTAACAGTTTTTCCACACATTTATTATACTTTTTCCACAACATTGTGGAAAACTAATATCATTATTTCAGCACTTAAATATAAATAACGCAAGTACATTTTTCATCAATTCAGTGGCATACATCTACTCAATCACCAACCTTGAGAATAGCAAACTCTATGTGGGAAAGACTACACAACCCAACCCATATGATAGATGGAAGCAACACCTACAGAACGCAAGAAGTAAGGATAATTTAGCAGAGAACAATTCATCTCACTCTATGCCTATTGTTCGTGCCATATGTAAGTACGGAGCAGATAACTTTAAGTTTAGAGTATTGGAAGAATGTAGCGATGATAATGTTAATGAACGTGAAACCTTTTGGATAAACAAACTTGATACTTGTGGTAAGAATGGATATAACATTACATTAGGTGGTGATGGTGTAAAGAAACCAAAAAAGTATTGGGCAAATCATCCACATTCCAAAGCAGTGAGTTGTTATACATTAGAAGGTGAATGGGTTAGAGACTATGAGAGTGTAGGAATTGCTGCTGATAGTTGTGGAAATAAAAAGGGAAAAACTGGGATAATTGCTTGCATTAAAGGTGTGACATTTCAAGCACTTGGATATAGATGGGCTTGGAAAGGTGAAACACCTAAAGTAATAGAAAAGAGAGTAAATGTTCGTGGTGCTGTATATGGAATCAATCCAACATTAGGGCGTAAAAAGATGTGGAAATCAATGGCAGATGCGGCAGAAGAAATACAAGGAAATCGTACAAATAATCACGCTATTCATCACTCACTTAACAGTCCCGACAATAGCAAATTACAGGTAAAAGGTTGGTATTTCTTTAGATCAAAACCAACAGATTGGACACCAGCAACAAAAACAAATTCAATAGAACACTATAAAAAAATTGCTGCAATTAGCAACGAAAAAAGAAAGAAACCTGTCTATGGTGTAAGTATTAAAACCAACGAAATCGTAGAATTTGGTAGTATGAGTGAGGCGTCATTCTTTATCAAAGGTGATGGTAATTATAGTGGCGTTGCTAATATCAAAAACAACATTCAACGTATAAACAATGGGCAAACTTGGTGCAATGCTTATGGTTATAGATGGTACGAAAAAGCATAAAAAAAGACCCCTGATGTGGGGTCACTGTGTATCATCAATCAAGTGCTAATCTGTACCTTGCATAATCCTCTGCATCACTACGTTTGCGGAATCGTGCTTCTTCTCCTTCAAATCGTAAAGGTAAGTATCGGTATTTCTTTCCTTCCTTGGTGATAACGATTCGGGAGAATAGGTGAAGTGAGTAACTACCTTCTTCAGTATATTCATCCTCTTTCTTTACTATGAAAGGGAGAACTTGTTGATTGTTGAATGACTGTTTGGAGAGTAACATTGGAAGATTAGTTGTTAATGAGTTCAGCAGGACTTCCGCATGATTTGTAGAACTCAATCATACGATTTGCTTCATCTAGTGTAGAGAATGTTTGCGTTCTCCACTGTTGTTGATACGGTGTAAAGTAGCGAATCGTGAACATTTTGTTTGATTCAGTTAGAGTGAGCATCTTTTGGTAATAGTTGTCTGCTTCTACTTCACACTTATGAGATTCAGTTGCATCTTCAATCTCGTATTGTTTCATACTCAGAGAGTGAATCACGTTGTCCAGAAGATTAGTCAGTGCCTCAATCTTTTGTTCGTTAGTCATCATTAGTGCGGTTCCTTTTACTCTGTTGGTGGTTTCTCCAAGTCAGGAAATCGTGGAGTGCTTTTTGATATTCTTCTTCCGAGAAGTATGTACGGAGACCAATCGTATATGGGAAGGTACGGATTGTGGGTAATGCCTCAATCTTTTGTTCGTTAGTCATCAGTTAAGCACCATACCTTCAGTGAAAGGAACTTTGTTGCCGTTATCAATCACAAACCATTCAAAGTCACGTTGAAAGATACGAGCATCATTTCCATGAACTTTCAGAATAGCATTGAGACGTGATTTGGTGGTTACAGTTCTATAACCACAGGTGTAAAGTTCAAGGAAGGTATCACCAATCGTTGCAATATGATTGCCGTGAAGATACACATAAGAGGCATCTCTTTCGGGCGAATAGAGAACTTCAGTGTTGTCATTTTTCCAGTCTTTGCAATCAATGATTGCTTTATTCATTTGGAGTTCAATCTTTCGCATGGTTGGAAGTTGTGGTTATACTATAGGTACACTTTAGAGGATCCAAGTTGCAATCAAGCAACGATTGCAGACTCTACATTCACCTCACGGGTTTCCAGTAGAGCATAATCGTAGTTTGCTTCCAGATGCTTCAGGTAAGCATCTGCAGCGGAGAAGCAATCAAACAAGCGGAGAGATTTGAAGTCTTCACCTTCATAATCCAAACCGCCAATCACAGCGTAGACTTTAGACATTTGGGACATTTGGGAAGTGCTCATACTATAGGTACACTTTAGAGGATCCAAGTTAGTATCACACTTCAATCAAAGGTCCAGATACATCACAAAACTCACACAAATAATAATCAATACTCACATTGATTTCCTCTGCAAGTTGTGAGAATTGTGCAAATTGTTCTTCGGAAAGAATGTAGAAATCAGTCTCAATCATGGGGTGCAATAATGTCAGCAACAGTGTGTAATGTGGTGGCAGTGATGTTACGAACTCCTGGTGATAGGATACTCGCAACGATAAAGATTAACAGAATTGTTTTCACTTTCTGTCGTCTCATTCAGTCAAAGCGGGAAGATACATCACGACCAGGATTCTCAAGATGTGCTACACTCTCAGCAACACCTTCAGCAGTTAATGCAAACTGAACTTTTTTGCCTTCGTGATAGATGTCAAAGACAGATTGCACATAAGGAGTCAAATTGCCTTCAGAATCCCATGCGTTTCGTGTGTGTGAAGTCTTGACGATTTCGTAGACTTTAGAGGTGAGAGGTGAAGTGTAAGTGCTCATACTATAGGTACACTTTAGAGGATCCAAGTTAGTGACTCTTACGAATCACAAACCGTTGATATAATCAGCAACTGCTTGCTTATATTCTTCTTCAGTCTCAAAGATGCGACCGTGAATGTTACGCGGATAAGTAGGGTTCAATTCACCTACTGCAGCAACAGCGTAACAATCTTGGGCATCATATCCCATTTCAATGAGATTTTGAACGTAAGGATTGTAGTGTGTCATTGTGATTTAGTGGTAAAACAGTGAGTGTGAATCAGTTGCCGAAGAAAGCGTCGAACTCATCAGCAACATAATCAATCAGTTCGTCAGTTGCATCAAGGTCAAAGACATTGCAAACGAAATCTACACAATCATTCAAATCTGTGTGATTGTTGCACATGAACTCCAGAAGTGCAGGAGTGATGTCGGTTTGGAAGTCGAAAGAGGTGTTAGTCATACTATAGGTACACTTTAGAGGATCCAAGTTGCTATCAGAAAAGATTGCGACCGAATGAACCACACAAATAAAATGCCATTCCTTTATCCTTAAGCGTCACACCTGCGAAACGGAGAGGAACATAGCGACCGTTAGTTTTAGATGCTTTGGTGCGAATCTGCAGCAATCCGTTAGGTCCAGTGATTGTATTCAGTTCGCTTTCAATATCAAATGCACGGCGAATCTGCTCACAAATGAACTCATAATCCTCACGCAGTTCCTGATAGTGTTCGGGATGAGTTTCCTCATTCAGTACAACAGAACCTACATAATCGTTCTCACGGGTGAATCCAACATATACAGTTTGCTTCAGTTTCTGTCCAACCTTACTATCATCAAAAGACACAGAATCTTCAATGATTTCAGATAGACAATGCTTCAACTGTGTGGCAGCAATAGATTCACCAACTGTAAAAGTCTTAATCTCTCCATCCTCCAAATCTTTGAGGTCAGAAGAGTTAGGAACTCCAAGGACAATTTCTAACAGTTGCCCGCGAGCACCTTTGTTCTTGCCAGGTTTATCAAATGCACTGAAATCAGTTACATTCAGTTTGGCAGATACCTGCAAAGTGGTAAGTTTGGACATTGTGGAATTGCGGTGATACTATAGGTACACTTTAGAGGATCCAAGTTGCTATCAACTTTCTTGTGTTACACTTTCCACCAAATCGTTCACATAATCCTCATCATAGAGTCGTGAAATCTCTTCGATTAACTCTTCTGGAAGTGAGCAAGTTTCGCGGAGATTCTCTTCAATCGTATCGCTTGCAAATTGTACCAAACTGTCGAGGTCCATACCATCAACAATCGACTCAATGTAGAGTGCAAGCAGTTTATCGTATTGGTCTTGAGTAAGTGTCATTTTGTTTGTGAAGTTAGGGAGGGAAATCATTTCAAGATGTGGCGATAATCAATGGATTTGATACACCAACCGTAGGCAGTTGTAATCTCTTCTACTAAATCTTCTTCATCATCTGCCTCCCAGATTTGACCGATTGTTGCTTGAGTGGCATAATCAAACTCCAAGAATCCATCACATTCTGCATCGTGTTCTGGAGATTGATTCTCGCCACAATACGGACATTCATCATCAAAATCAAAAGCGATTTCAGTAACTTGGAATTGCATCATTTGCAGTAGTTAGGGTCAATTTGGCAGAACTGATCTGCTTGGCGTTCTTGATACTCATTCACCGTCGCATAAGCAGGAATTGCAACTTTAAAACCAAGTGCAATAGTAGCAATCAGGAAAGCAATTCGCATTACTAATCAGTCAACGACAGAGTAACAGGCAACCCAGGAAGGAATCCCAGAAAGTGATAGCGAACCGTTGCGGGCATCGCAATAGTCTTGGGCGTCATCTTCAGTGTAGAAAGGTCCAATATACTCGGGAGAATCCAGAGCATCGGATACGAAACGGACGGTGAAAGTGTTGCTCATACTATAGGTACACTTTAGAGGATCCAAGTTAGAATCAACGAAAACTTACATTGACCGCAACAACTTTTGCGTGAGGATTTCGTGCCAGTGCAGTCTCACGGGCATCTTTTGGGTTGGTTGCTTGCACTTCTTCTTTGAAGACTTTGCCACCAACGTAGAGTTCAACGATGTACTTCATGTGTTTGTTTGTATTTTAGAAAAAATTGAGGATTTCCCTGCAGTGAATGACCTATGACACCGCTGCAGTAGAATTGAAGAAAAAACAGGTTTTTGCTTCAGTGGTGGACTGGGTTCTCAGTGAGACACAAGTGAGAATCACAGGGTTTGCCACTCTTGTGCCTCTTTCAAGTTAGAGTTAAAGAATTTTTGGAAGATAGAATCGATCACAGGATACCATTCTTCGTTTGCACTAGGATACCCACATTCTCGTGCTTGATTGAGAAACTTAAGAATACAACTTTCCTCATTAGGAGTAAAATTAACGCGATTGAAAGTGTAACCGTCAGTCATCAATCATCTCCAAAGTTGTTGACAAGAAAATCCTCAAGTTCGCAAAGTTCCACCTCATCTAAGGAGTCAATGTAG